CGGACGCTCTTCCAAGTATTCTATTAAACTAAATATTAAATTTAGCTCTATTCTATTTAGTCTAATCTCCACGTAACATTTCATTCTAGAAATAATTAAATAGATTCTAGACTTTACTGCCATTAGCACCAATACCAATTACTTTCTTACCTACTAGATTTTCACTCTACATATGATATAGAGAAAGAGGATCAAGTAGATTATAAGAATTAGCATTCTTTCCTTTAGGACTATTATCTGCTGCTTCTTGAATCTCATCCGTAGAAGTTGGCGTATATGCTGATACAAAGTTTCTTGCATCCTAAATAATATTTATAATTCTCGATAGTATAAAGTTCTTTAATGAATTAGATTTATTAAGTTCAGAAATTAAAGTATGTTCATGTGCGGAAACAGCATTCTTCAATTGATCTACATATTCCTTATTCTAACCTCCAACAGTTACTTTATTTTTATTAACATTTAATACCTTAGTAACATCTGTGATTATATCTCCAGTAAGTATTACATCAACCTTATCATTTGTAGAAAGAGTTATATCTATTCTTCTTCCAGAAGGATAAGGAAGCTATAATGACTTTCTTAAACTTTCTGCACTTGTATAATCAAATAAACTACTCCATCCAATAAACTTACTATTACTATCTACTGCGTACCCAAGTAAGAATGCCTTATCTATGTCTAAATCCATTAGACGTCTTACTATTTCTAGTAAGGTTAGACCATATCTTCATTTTCTTAAACAAAATGTCACAAACTTCAAGTATATTATACTTTATTTAACTAATTAATGGTCGTTGCTCTTATACTAAAAAAATAATATAAGGTCAGAGTTTTCCTTAAAATTTAAGAAGTTTCCCTGAGTTCATGTGATTTTTGAGGGTTCCAATTTTTTAATTTATAAAGCATACTTGGAATAAAATAGTCAATTACTAGATTATAAAATATAGGTTTAGATTTTGCAGTTACATATACCATGTATTGATGGTGTCCATTATTATAATCATTCTGTAAGGTACATTCTATATTGTATTTTTCTCTAAACCAATCTATTATTAGTAAACACTCTTCTTTAGAAAAGGAATTAGTGGCTATAACTCCACTATTAGACCCATCATCCATAAACCAAAAAGCTATACTCCTTGGAGTTAACATATTTAACCATTCTTTAGTCACAGTTTTAACTCCATTAATATATAATTTATCCTTTAATTCATTATATATAGGATTAGTTAGAAATCTTACTGTATATTTATGATACCACTTTTTAGTTCTTTTGTCATATCTATCCTTTTTAGAAGGTTTTCCTATTAAATTATTAAATATTTTACATTTATAATCAAAATATTCTTCCTGATTTCCTCCTTGAGATATTGCAGGTCTAGAAATTTTCCAATTAGTATCAATACACATATCCCCTAATAATGAGCCATATAGAACTTCCTTTTGTTCTTGTGTTAATTCAATTACTTTATTAGTTAGGGTTTTAGTTCTTTTACTATTGGATTCTAATCCCAATTTATTAACGTATTTTCTAACTGTAGGAGAACTGATACCTAAAATATCAGCAATTTCCTTATTAGTTTTTCCTTCTTTTACTAAATTCTTTATTTTTAGTAAAGAGCTACTAGATATTTCAAATCTTTTAGTATTAGGCTTTATATCTAATTCTTTTAATCTTAATCTAATTACATGCTGCGGTACATTAATTTTATTCTCTATTTCCTTCGGGGTTAATCCTAGATCATGAAATTTTATTACTTCATTTATATCCACTTCTATTTTTTTTTCATATAATTATATTTTATTTAATATTTAATTATATGATCAGTAATTAATTACTCAAAATTAGAACCCTATAAAAATAACTAAAAGTGAGATACAAATGCCTAGTTAGTTCCCACACCTGTATAACCTATTAATCTCATAGCCATAAATGATGCTAGATTCTATGCAGGAATACGAGAAGAAATAAAATCTCTAGATAAATCATAAGATGATTTTTTAGCCCCAGCTAAAGTATTATAGAATGTCTAAAGAATTTTTTTATATACTCTAAATCCTCCTTTTGCAGTTAAAGATTCAGTTTGTTCAAATGTTTTCCAACATAGCTCTTTAATATCCTGCATATCCTAAAAATAAGGACTACTTGGAGTTCCAATAATACTTAGTATTTCTTTAGGAAATTCACTAGCATTTAAATTTACTTGTAATACTTTATACTCTTTATAATGATATAGTTTATCTATTAACTCAGATTCTACATTAGCTATATCTTCATCTCCAGAAAGAACAGAACCAAGTAAATTAGGATTAATATTAATTAATCTATATTTAGTGGTTTTAGTAGTGCCATTTCTTCCTTGAGATATTCTTTCTATTTGGTTATTAGTGAGATATAATACTGTTTTTACTATTTTCTTATCTTCTGTTACTTTATAACTTTCTTGGTCAGGTACTGGCTAGCCTATCTTTTCTCCAGAAGGATATACAAACTACCCACTAGAATCTTGCTGCACTTTATCACTATTGCAAATTATATCTCTACCTATTTCACAGATTTCATTACCATCCTTATCCAATGCAATAATTCTGGATAAAATAAATTCATTATTATTAGTTTTAGCCTTACTATCTTCATAAGGTATCCTTTTTATATTAACAAATGGGATATCAGTAATCTAACTAGATTTATCATAAGCTAAGTTATTATTAAATCCAATATAAGTATTTTTGTTATCTCCACTTAGCATAGCAAAAGTAATATCTCTAAATGATAAAGTTGAGGTTGGTCTGATATTAAATATATCATCAGAGGTACTAACTTCCCTGACTGTTTTATCACTACTAATCTAGAATCTAGTTGCATAGTTATTAGAGGCAACTAACTCAGCCTTAGTCTTTTTAATAATAGTAGCCTATTTACCATTGTACTAATGCTTTTCTTCTAGATTAATGAGCATTATATCAACATCCTTCTAAAGTTTCTTTAATTCCTCTTTAGATGCCTTATTCTATACTGCTTGATATTTTTTATAAAGCTCATCAGTATTAAAGATATTTAGTTCTCTTACTTTACCATTATCATCAGTGTATTTAAACCTACAAATAAGTGGCTGAAGATTTATAGGTCTAGTAATGTTACGTCTAATATTTATGGTAAGACCATTAATATCAGTTAATTTTAACTTATTCTTTAAATAGTTTTCAGTATCTCTCATTAGACCGTAGTAATCGTCTAATGAATCTAAAGATAAAGGAATAACTCTACTATTATTATTGCTATCCTATATTATAATATCTACATTTTCAGTAGGATTAAACTGATCTAAAGACTCAGTATTCCACTGCCCATCAAACAATGGATAGGTTTTGACTTCATTCTACTTAGACTGTAGATATAATTTAATTATTTCATTATAGTAGTTTTCTTGAGATAAATCACCATTATTAGCTCTCTGTTGAAGCTATACTAGTTGAGGAACCTATTCATTTTCTTTTGCCCATTTCTGAGATTCTCTGAGAAGATCCTATCTCATGAGGGGAGAGCCATCTCCAAGATCCCATTTCATTATTATATTATAAGAAGGAGCTAATACATCTGCACTTCCTGTAAATTTTCTTTTAATGGCAACTCTATTAATATATGAAGAAATTGTAGTTAAAAATCTTTTAAAGATAGTAGGACTACTTAGTGGAAGTTTTCTCCTAGATTGTGAATCGGATTTACCTAATTCATCTCTAATAGCGCTAAGTAAAGTTCTTAATTGTTCATTATCTCTAGGATTAAAATTAGCTATAAATAATCTAGCAATACTTTCGTAAAACTATTCACTAAACTATTCTGGATTATTTAAGAACTATTTAAGAGTCTCAAGCTACCCTTTAATTGCTCTATTACTATTTTGACTCATTGCTTCATATACCTACTTTACCTGATCATGAACATATCCTCCAATATCAAGAGAACTAATAACCTAAGTAGGTTCACTAGCTTCACTCTCATCAGCTATATGATCAGAGTCTTGCTAGATCCCATAATACCTAGTTTCCATTATTGTATATCCAGGATTAGAGGAATTATCATAAAGTTCTTTATTAGAGTTTCTATTAGCTGCACCTTCCTTCATGGCACTATTATTAGCCATATAGCCAATAAAGTAATTTCTTAGAGGCTAGTCATAGTTACTCTAATTAAACTTATAACTCATTCCATCTTTGTGAGTAGCTACATTTATAATGTAATTAGCTACAGCAAAGTTAGATATTTCAGTAGGTCTTAATCGACTATTAATAAGCTACATACTATACATACCGCCTAGAGATTCCCATAAGGTATAAATAGAGTTGATAGTTCTAAATTCAGGCTATGATAGTTTCTGTTGTATGACTTTTTCATCAGTAGTAGTATAGTGATTCCCAGACATATCAAAGTAGTGATATACTTTTATAGGCTGGGTGTCTGCATCACTAAATCCATATTCAGAAACTGGAAGTTCCTCTGTATAATATCCATTACTGTCTCTTTTTAAATCTTGAACTTGATAATAGTTATTTCCTCGCTATACATATAAATAATTACCTTTAAGAATAGACTAGAAGAAGTCAATATCTCTGCTACTATCTTCAAATTCTTCACTATAAAATAAATCAGACTAGGTAATATCTAGATTATCATCCCAAGGAATATCAGTATACTTTCTAAGTAAATTCCTTAACTGTAAAGCTCTATTAGACTCGTCAAGGTTATTACTATCACTATCTCTAAGTAGTCTATTAGTAATTACAGTAATTGCGTATTTAAGCAACTATCCAGTTCCTCTTTCTTTATCATAAGAAGCAAATAATGGTTTACGTATTACTCCCACTTCATTTTCTTGAAGAGAATTATTTTCAAGATAATATGCTGGCCCAATCATAAATGCACTACCATCATGAGCATCTGTATTTCCAGTATGTCCGCTAAAATCAAATACCGGAGCTTTAGTATCTTTATATACAGAAGTTTTAACTTGACTACTTATACCAGTAATAGTATCTTGAGACATTGGAGTAATAGTTCCTGGAATTGGTACATTTCTTTTTAACTAAGCTAACTATGCAATAGTACTATATAGTATTAAGTTATCAAAGTTATTTTCTATTCCTTGTACTATATTATTTACAAGGGCTTCAGTAACTTGATGTGTGTCTCTTTTAAGAGGATGGTTAAGTTCACACCCTGTAAGTATGAATCTCAAAGCATTAGCGTATAAAGATTGAGTATAGAAGTACTATTCAAGTACTGGATGAAGTTGAAAGTCATCATCCACATTAACTAAATCATCAGTAAATATAATATTTCTTATTTTTCCATTATCAGATACTCTAGCTAATATTGCATTATTACCATCATCCCATTTTCTTCCATACTAATCTGTAACATTAAAGAAAGAATCTGCACTTTTGCTCTTTCTTATTTCAAACCTTGACTTTATAAGTTCATTAATGAATTTTACCTTCTCTTGCCTTATCCATGCCTTAAAGAAGCCTCGCCCTTCATTATAAATATAATTATAGAATAGTAAAAGCTCATTAAGATATAGATATCCACTTTTATCTATTCTGTAATGTAAGTCTAATATTACAGAAACTCCTTTTTCTACTGCCTCCTACTTTAGCTCCTCTTCAGTCATGTTCTTTAGTTTATCATTAAGATCTTTAATTGAAAGTTCCTCACCAAAGATAACACTAAAGTCTTTCATTACATTGTCATAAATTTTTCTATAATACTAGCCAATAGACTTATTCCATTCTTCTATGAAAGTATTCTCATCCGCTATAATATTCCTCTTAAATCTATAATTAAGAAGTTTAACTTTATCAGAATATGTAGTAGGTTGAACATAAAAAATCTAACCAAGTGACCCAAACTTATCAACTATTGCATGATAGTAAAGTTCTGGTAAATTCATATCTTCTACCTTCTTTTTAAACCCTCCATTTAAGGATACATCATAGTCAGATACCACATCCTAAAACCCATTTAATACACTAAGAAGAGGAGCACGTACATCTACGTTTTGATGCTGACTAATATCAAATAAAATGGATGAAACATCAGATCCCATAAATTTTACACTAAAATTAGGAATCTTATTTCCGGATAAGTCACTAATTACAGATTGAGGAACTCCAGAGAACTGCACCTCAATAGCACTTAATGTATCAAGCCATTTTTCCTAAGGGTAAAGAGTTCTTATATATTTACTAGTAGTAGTAGATATATAAAAGAATTTATCCTTTATATCTTTAAACTGTTCTAGATCTTTTTTAATCATATCTCCAGTCTTACTGCTTTCGATATTAGTCTCACTTGGAGCTAGAAGTTTATTTTGAGTTAGTTTATATATTTCTTGAATATATCTACTACGAGCAGCAGTAGTTATTAAACCATTGATTACATTACTTCTATCTTTGCTAAGCATAGTAAACTTAGTTCTAGAATCAGAATCACTATATAGATCAATCCCAATCTAATTTTTTATCCATTTAAGGATAGACTATAATTCCTATTCGCTACTCTTCTCAATATTAATTTCTTTACCATTATAAAATACTGAAATCTAATCGTTTTTATATGACTTACTTAATAAACTATTATTAGCTGTATTTGCATGTATTTCAAGATTGTCAGTCTTAATAATAATCTGCCCATCAAGTACCTTAATGTCTCCAATAAGATTAGGATCCAATATTTTATTATTAACTTTATTTACTATACTAAATTTTACTGGATCAGTATTAGATTTAGATTTAACTTCTACTAAATTTCTTTCTGTATCTCTATCATACTCTACTTGTAAATAACTCATTGGAGATACATCATAAGTGATAGAAGCATTAACAGCCTAAGCTACTGGGTAATTATTTCCAAAAGTATACTAGAGATTATCAGAATCTTCTATAAATCTTATACTCTAAGTTCTACCTTCAGAATAATCTGACTTGTATAAATTATAGTATAATGTATGTAATATATTAAGTTCTTTATCATAAATTCCAAATCTACGAAGAGTGTTTAATATATTCTAATTCTTCTTTATACTATCTAGCACATAAGAAAGAAAAGTTTCCATGGAATCAAGAGTAGGACCCTTTAATCTAGTTTGATTAAGTTCTTCCTATCTTTCTCCTAATACTCTATCACTAAGGCTATAAATATATTTCAATAAATTCTACACAGCTATAGTTGCAGAAGTTGGGTCAAGAGGAATACTGGTCTTAGTTCCATTAATGTCTTCTATCTTAATACTTGAAATAACTATTTTAGAAAGATTACCCATTTCTTTAATAGCGTCTCTAGAATTATCTCCAGTCCAGTCTTTTACAAGATTATTAGTTTTGCGTGCAAATTTATACTTATAAACAGTTGAGTTCATATTAGCTTGTATAGGAACTGTTTGCTCATCATCAAACTAAATAGTTTTACCAAACTGCCTCTAAAGTAAAGAATCAAAATGGACTAAGTTAACATAAGAATAAATTAAATTTAGAAACTAATAACTGTCAGAAGATTTTCCATTAATCTTATTAGCCCACTACTCATTAATAGTAGATGAGTAATTATTTTCATTTAGTAAGGCTAGAATTGTGTTTCTAGCCTTACTAAGAATTTTATAATAATCTTGATTAAGTTCATGATTAATAAACATAGAGGTTTCTTTATCTCCAAACTCGGCAGATAAAACCCTAAAACAGTCATCTAAAAAGTCTTCTATATTCTAATTTAATGATAAGGTATCACGAACTACTTTCTGTTTTTCAATATTAATAATAGCTAATTTAGTTAGATTTCCATTAAATGTCCGTAAAAAATCATTAGCTATATGTTGATTATCTTTAAATATAGTATCTAGAGTCTCATTAAGAGTTTCTTGTTTTATAGTAGAGACATCTTCAAATCCATCTGTAAGAGAGTACTAAGAATCTCCGTTTACAGATTGACTATCAGTAACTCTAAAACTATTTACAGCGTCTTTGAGTTTGTTCTTCTACTCCTCACTTATACTATCTAAGCTATCAATCTCTTGCTCTAACTAGTTTAGACTATCATTAAGTGCGTCTTTATCTGTAAAGTTCTAACTAACTACTGTAAATATTTTACATTCTCTTAAACTCTCTTTAAATTCATTACTAATATCTTTATCTTCTATACTTTTTATTCTATTTATAATAGAATTAAGGGCTTTTTTAAACTGACCAAGCCCGAATAAAGGTAATATACAACTGCTCATATTTATTGACAATTAGGATCTCCTTTTGTTATTTCTCCTAAACCTTCTGATGATAGGTTTGCTGATATCCATTCATATATAGGTGCGGTAGTAGGTCCCTGCGTTTTACTACTACCTAGATCTAGATCTCCTTTAAATCCAGTAATAACACTATCTATAGTTTTTTCATCTATTTTCTAACCCCTGAGGGCATTTATAACATCTTGAACAGTAGAAACATCATAATCTGTATCATCAATAGTTAATGTATAATATGAAGAATTTTTACTATTCTTATTATATTCAATACCACCAGGAGATATTGTATAGGTACTACCATTATCTAATTCAACTGTTATCTGTTGTTTACTTTGATCATAAGTAAATTTACTTTCATCTATATCCCACAGATCTCTTACTGCTTGTTCATTCTATAAAGATATAGCTTTTTTTATGGCCCATAATTTATAGTCACTACCAGTATTACTAGTATTGAGATCTTTAGCACTAGCTTGAAAAGTATATTCTGTACCATTTATTTTAAGTCCCTTTGTTGTTCCTCTTCCAGTTTTTTTCTCTGCCTTTTCTATAGTAAGCTCATCAGACTTTTTTTCCTTTATTTCATTTAATAATATGTCAATCTTAGACTGTTCCTACTTAGGCTAATTGTTAGTTGTCTAAGTATTAGAGGGCTACTATGGCTAAGTGGGAGTCTACTAGCTCTGAGGCTAAGCTAAACTAGCTTGATTACCATATAAATTAAACATTATAATAGGAAATCCAGAATGAGCTGAAGTTTCCCAGAATTGACTCGGGGTTAAACACTCAACAGTAGTAGAATTAGGATTAAATATTCGTATCGCATCTACAAATATTCCATGTCTAAACATTGCATCACTTGCAAGAGTTTCTGGAAATTTATTACTCATTTGATCAGTCACTATTCCTCCATGAAGTATTAAAGACATCATATTAAGAGGAATATTAGTTTTATAAACATTATCCTTTTTTGGAGAATCTCCTACTCTTCTTTTTGTGTGTAAGTATGTAAGATTAGTAAATAAATTCTATAAAGCCTTGCTTTCATTTCCATCAATATTAAAAGTAAGATTTATACCTCCGGAATTTGGTTCATCTTTCCCTACTTCTTCATTAATTCTCCTAATTGCTTTAAAGAGAATATAAGGAAATGCTTTTAATTTATTGTGATCTACATTTAGCTTAATGGTTCCGCCCTCTTCTGTTTCTGTTATTTCGACACTTGGGAAGTCGTCTCCTAATTTTCCTAACCATCCATCTCTCTTATTTCCATTCTTATCATTCTTTAAGATTTGGGTCACAGTAGTCTAAGTAAGCTAGCTATTAGGATTAACAGAACTGAGATCTAATATTTTTAATTCATTAACTAAATTTAATATACTATTTGCGTATCTTAAAGAGTGAAGTATATATTCTGGAGTTATAGCTATTCTATATTTAGTTTCTTCTCCATCTTTATAGGATTGATTATATGCACCATTAATAGAATATCCAAGAATAAATTCACTATTAGCTGTCTTTTGAATAGCCTCATATACTTCTAATAATTCATTTCTATTATTTTCTACATACTATCTAAAGTCAGTATTGTCCTTATTTTTCTTATATTGTTCATATAATGTCTATAAGTCCTTAATCTTCTTATATACATCTTCATCAATAGTGCCATCATCCTTTATAAGGCCACTTAAGACAGTAGTACTTTTAAGTTTATTAATGAAATCATTAAGTCTGGCTCTATAATTCCAGGTTGCTACTATTACTCTAAGTGCAAACGCACTCATATCAATAGGTGGAATTAAAGCTCCTGTATCAGTTTTCATATAAGCACGCTCAGAAGCTAGAGATAAGAATGATATTCCCATAGGGTCAACATAGATTTTCTTTATTAAATCAGAATAATCTGGATTAGATTCTATGAAAGACATAAGTTCATTATCATCCTTAAATTTAATAGGACTGACATAAACATATGGTTTTCCTTCATGGTTTTCTCCATTAAAATCTATATAAACATTAGAAGTATATTGATTACCATATCTTCTCGCATACTTATCAAGAGGCATTCTATTTTGTTCTTTATATATTGCAGTATAGCCTGTTGATTTTATAAAATCAGGATTTACTTTTACTTTCTGTCCTGCCTTTATTAGCTCAGTCAGCCATTCCTTATATAGGTTTACATCATTAGAATTTCCTCCATTATCAGCCCATTTGTCGGGGTTTGCAAATGCTCCTAGAGTTATAGTGTAGTTATTAATTGTAGCAGTAATTACTACTAGTTTATTAGTATTACTTTTAGTAGGCTTAATTTCTTCTAGTCCATTTAATCCTACTAAGTTAGTTGTGTTAGTATCTAATACTTCTATATTGTATTCAATATGGTCAAAGTCACCTAATGTGATTTGTAAATTAGAATTGCCTTTAATAAATATTCCTCTAAATTGAGGATATAATATTGCTGCTTTTAGTCTGAGAAGATTATCAACAGTTTTATTAATATCCTCTGGATTACTTATAGACTATCCTTTTCCTATAAATATCCCTAAATCTCTTTTATCCTCACTATTGTTTGTATAACTTTTAGTATCAGGGTCATAAGTAATTCCAGGACCAGCAATTGAAATATTTCCGTAAACTCTAATAGGTACTTTAGGTAGACTAAGACCTACCTAATTTTCATTCTATTTTATAATTTCGTTTGTTACATTTTTTTCTTTAACTCCCTATTCTGTTTTAGTAGCCGTAGATACTTCATCATTAGTTTTATCTCCCTCATCAGTAGGAGATTCTTCTTTAAATACCTTATCTAATAATTTATCTACTTTGGGATTTTCTGCGGCTTGTTCTTCTTCAGTAAAAAAAGGTTTAATTGACTCAATCTACTTAACTCTAGTCTATTTAAATTGATCAGTGTATTCTCCAATTGAGTCAGACTTATAATCTGATCTCATTTCGCTATTAGGTTGAAAACTACTACTTACTCCAGAAACAACTGAATGTTCTACATCTTCATTATCATTAAATATTACTACTCCTTTTTGTGCTCTGGTAAGTACAGTATAAAATATCTTACATACATTATACATATATTTCTCACCTATCGGGTAGTTTAGCAGAGGGGTATCAGAGAATACATAATCAAATTCTCTTCCTTGAACTAAGAAAATGTTGTCAAATTGCTGTACTCTATTTCCAAACTGTTGTTCTAGTTTTTTATACTTATTAGAGTCTTTACTTCCAATAAAGCATATGGTAGAATCAGCATCAGAGGATATAGCACTTATAATTTGATTTAGTTTAGAATCGTCTTCCTCTTTACTATAAAAATAAGCACCGGAAAATCCATTAGATAAACAATAATAATTTCTATAGTTACTACGTAAATAATTATCAAGATCCTATTCTAATTGTTTATCATAGGGATCGTCTGATCTATAAAACTAATTAAGTACATGAACTAGAGGCTAAATAGTAGAAGATAAACTATAGAATGAACCTCTAATAGCAATAGACATTCTTGGGGTTCTCCAAGCAAGTACTCCTTGTCTTTCAATAGAGCCACCAAGAGTTCCAAAAGATCCACACTAGTTAGTATCTCCGAGAAATGAAATCTATATTCCATTCTACTCTGCCCATTTAGTAATTAATTGTATTTCAAACTAATTAAGATTAGTACTTTCATCAAATATTATGTATTTTGGAAAGTTATCATCCTCTATATTTACAGTAACTCCTTCTTTGAGCTTAATTCCATCTGATACAGAAAACCACTCATTCTCAGGAATTTCATCACCATTATGCTTAAGTAATTCTCTTACTTTTCCAGTTATTTCCTAACCAGATAATATATGCTTAATTAACTCATCAATAGTAAATTTATTAGTTGCTCCTAGGGATTTAGCAAGATTATCTCTTTGTCCAGCTGTTGGTCCGACACAAACTACATCATTACCTTCTTGAATAATCTTAGCGATAGCTGAAGTTTTACCAGCTCCACCTACACTAGTTATAACTGTAATATTATGAAGAGTGGGCAAACTTTTATCATCGGCCTTACTAGCCATATAGTCAAGAGCTGAATTTATAAAATCTGGATTATGTTTTGCTGCAAGTCCAACTCTTGCAATATATTCTTGGACTGTAATAGGAGCTATATTATCATGCTTATTTAAAAACTCTTCAATTGACTTATAGTACTAAGTAGGACTATATGCCATAGTACTAATAAGATATACAAATTTATCATATTCAGTTAAATCACTATACTTAATAGTCTATGTAATTTCAGTAGAGTTTTGTTTGGATGCTTCAGTGTAATTTATAAACTTACCTAAAGTATTAAATATATCTTCCTTAGTTATTTTACCTTCTTTTAGGGCTTTCTATGTATTACTATATAATAAACTCTCTATTTTAAATAGTCTAATAAACGGATCAGTATCATTAATATCATCAATACCTTCAAGTAAATCTACAATTTCATTTTGCCCAAATACTTTAAATGGACTATTATTCTTATCAAAAGAACTAAATACTTCAAGCCTAGTTCCTACAAATTTTCTGTCAGCCTCTTGAATTTGCTTAGGTTTATTGGCTTTATTCTAATTAGATAATTCTCTAAGAGTTTCAATAAGAACCTAACTAGAAGCTAATACTGTATTAACACTAGTTACAGAATCAGAATCAATAACTGCCAGTTCTGGATATTCTATTCCATGTTTTTTACTAAATTGATTGACCTAATCATTAATCTCACCTTTAGAAGCTGAACTAAGTATAGCTCCTAAAGTAGTAATAATAGTATCTAATTTTTCTATCCTCCCCTCATCAGTATCAGAAATATTAAAGTCAGATAGATTATTTACAGTATCAAATTTATCTACTAAATCTCTTATTAATCCACTATAACTCTCATCGTATGTATCTACATCAGATAATAAGCTATTTAAGATGGCAGGAAAACTATAACCCTTCAACTCAGGATCGGCCAAAGCATAATTAGTAGTAATATAAGAATCTATAATATTTTTTACTAAATTACTAAAATCACTCCACTCTTTCTATATGTCTCCAGGACCTTTACCATTATTTAGATATGTATATGCTTTATCACTTATACCTCTAATAAAATCATCTACTGACATACCTAAATTAGGAAGACGCTAAAAATAAGGATATAGTTCGATATTTCTTTTATCGTTCTATTCTACTACTTCTAAATATTTATTAGCTATTTCATTTAAGGTGTTCTTCTATTCACCATCAGGCATATAATCCACAATACCACCTATCTCTGAAGAGACCCTCCCAATAGCATACGGATTATCTTTATAGCTCTTATAGAACTCATTAAGATTTTTAATAAGACTCTTAACATCAAAATCCTTTTTATCAAATGCTTTCCCATAAGCATCCTATATTAAATTGTAAACACTTTCTATCTCAGTATTTAAGCCTTCATCAATGTCAACTTTTATAAGATTATCTCGTTTTTTTTCTTTTACAGTCTCAGAGTTAAATTTATCATATAAGAAATATCTAGATATTTTGTCTATAACATCATTAATTTCTAAATTATCAGGGTCTAAACTGCTTAAATAGTTTATTGCTTCCTGCTTAACACTAGGTGTTATAAACTATTTATTAACTACATCTTTAAGAGATTGTATAGCATCCCTGCTTCTCATGATATTGCCGGACGATAATAGAGCTAAAAAAGAGTTTACTCCCTTATAATCCTGAGGATCAATAGATTCTCCTCTCTTTACTCTATCTTGAAGTTCTTTAAATTTATCAGCTTCCTACTTTAGCTCCTTCATCCACATAGTAAGTGTAGGTAACTTGGGAAGAATCTAAGACTATAACTTTCTATAGAGTTTATATGCTTCATCTACAGAAGCCTTTCTACTTACCTTTATATACTTATCATAGTCTTGTTTTACCTTAGACTATTCAGATTCAGATAAATCACTAAACTATTTACCAGTGTTATTAAAAGCATATTGTTCAAGATTAAGAGAAGTAAATTGTCCACTAATCATAGGATCAGTGACAAATAGCATTTTATGAAGATATTCGGCTGAATATTCTCCACTAAGGAATTTATCTCTTTCCTTTTCTATAAGAGATTTCTATTCATTAAGTTGATTCAATTGATCCTGATAACTCTAGTCAGCTCTCTTATCTTTATCATTATATTGAGAATTAAGAACATTAATTTTTTTATTTACTTCTACATATTGAGTAGCTAAATCCTACCATCTCTACTGATAACCAGTAATATAGGATTTATCTTTAAGATAATCTTTAAGGAATACATATCGCATATCATTCTGGACAAGCTGATTAAAGAGCTAGTCTTCACTCTTATTAAATTGCCCTTGGCCAATAAGCTACTAAAGCTAAAGTACTGTTTGTTTAAGATTCTTTCTAATAAACTCATTTTGAGTATCTTCTTTATCAGTAGCTGTCAGATATACATCACCATTAGATGAACTATCTGTTCTGAATGATAATTTAGTACTACCTAATTTACCTTTATCTCCAAGTTCATCTATTGCTTTAAGTAGTTTATTACCATATCCATTACGTACTGAATAAATAAATGACTATTCTCCTGATTTCTAATTAAAGGAAGGATTAGCTAGACCATAGAGGCCACCACCAATTGCACCTCCAAATAGAGACATCATATATCTAGTACCAGTATTTTCAAATGCACCATAATCATTTTGGGACATTACAAATCCTAAACTACCAGCTATTTCACCAAGCTACTTAGTAAGGTCAGTAACAAATTCTTCACCTACTTCTTCAAAACCTTCACCTAATGCTTTACCAAATAGATTAAGAGTTTTATCTTTCATAGATCTATAGAAAGAACCAATTCCTTTACCAGTAGTAGAAACAGGTATTTTATTTACAATAGATTTACCAAGGTTTATTCCTTTCTAGAATACTCCTAATATATGATTCGATGAAGTATCAATTGTAGAAGCAACTGCATTTTGTAACTGACTAGAGGCTTTTTCAGCTTCCTTTCTTGCTACATTTCTAATAGCTCTTTTAGTAACTCCACCAGCATCATCAAAGAACAATTCTCCAAGTCCTAAATACTTATCTACTGCATACATACCTACAGTACTTCCAAGTGCAAGTATTGCAGCATCTTGTTTAGTTCCTCCTTTTTCTAGTACTGTATTATAAACATCAGTATTAGAAATAAGAGCCATATAGGCTAGGGATAAATCTTGTCCAAGTTTAACTCTTTTACTAACGTCAGCTGCAACTTTAGTATACTAATCATTAAGTAAACTCCTACCTAAAACTGTAGAATCCCAAGCATCTCCAGCTTTACCAATATTCTTATAGAGATCAGCATCACTTAATTCTCCAAGTGCATTCTTTCTCTAAAGTCTAGTAGCTTCTTGCCTAAATTGTCTTTCTGCATTTCTCCTTGCAGTTCTTTCAATTGTTTTAATACTATTACTAGTTCTACCTACTCCTTTGGCAATAGTATTCTACTATCCCCACTATGTTGCTACATCAGAAACTAGATTACCAAAGTTCTCTAAGCTAAATGTGTTTTCTTGTGAATAATCAGATACACTACCACCTAAAGAAGAACCATAAGCTGCAATAGTATTTAAAGTTTTTGAATCTTTATTTCCTCCAATTAGATTAGTTCCAATTGAGTATAACATAGGTAGAGTCTATACAAGTTCTTTAACAACTTGATATCCTCCATATATAAGTCTTACCTTACTACCAATAACGGCAGGAATAATCGTAGCAATAGTTTTAAATATAGTTCCAGCTGTACTTTTATCAAGATCATCAGAATCAAAGAAATCATATTTATTTACTCCAGTTCCATCTACTGTAAGATAGTCCAATCTTGATAATACATCTTTACCAGCTACTGACCTACCATTTAAAGGTTCATAATAGTAAATTCCATTATTATTAAGTTTATATTCTCCTTTCTAATGTATTAGATTACCATCTTCATCAAATACATCTTCATCATACTAAGCTAATACTAAAGGATCAGAAAATAAGCTCTATAAGTACTTAACGGGATTACTAAATAGAGCCATATCATGCGGAGAATAATCCTTACCTGCAATATTCTAGGTCTGGGCTATTTCTCTCTTACTCATAGTAGGATCAGAAATGGTTAATCTTCCTTCTATACCTATAGACTAAAAGTCAGGATTAGGAGTCTAAGTAAGTTTAACATCAACATTCTTTACTCTACTATTAGCGTCAGCATAAACGTCAAAAGGAGCATATTCATAATTATCTATTTCTTCATCACTAGAAAATTCCTAAAATTGAGATAGCTTAGCCTTGTAAAAGTCTAAGAATTTCTATTTAGAAAATTTACCAGATTCATCTTTAAAAGCATCATTATTAAGTATATAGTCACTTTTTAGATATTCAATAGCTGGAAGAATCTAGGTATTATCTAGATTCATTCCGGCTACATCTTTAAAGTCTTGTACTGTAAAGTCAGGATTATTTATTCCCGCAACTATCCAGTCGTTCTATTTTTCATTCATAGTACTGAACTATTAGTATTTCCTAAATTATTTCTTCTCTCCTATATCTATTGCTGTTCTGCATTATATCTAGCTTGTCCCTCATCAATTTGTTTACCTTGATCATAAGCAACCCAAGCATTATTAACATCAGTAGATAGAGGAATAAATACAGTTCCTTCATAGATATGATCATATCCATTCCAGTCATACCAATTATTAATGTCAAACACATAGGGCTTCTTATTACTTCCTTCTCCAGTAGCTAGTCCTTCTCTAATTTGTTCAACCAATTCATCAGTCTACTTAAGAGGAGCAATATACTATGATTCTGTATTAGTAAGATTAGCTTTATCAGTAGTAATACCGTCTAAAGTAATAAATAGTCCAAGTTGGTTTTTATCCACTAATCCTGTACTAGAATCAATCATATAACTAATATCACTATTTTTAATCTTGTCGGCTATAGCTTTTTCTCTATCAGCTTCAGAGGTATAATTCTTACTATTAACTTCTTGAATTATCTAATCATAAGTATCAAGAGCTTCAAAATTAACTATTCTAGAACCATTACTAGTAATCTTACAAGGTAACATTACAACAGTAGCTCCATTATTCTTAATAAGAATATCTTTAAGATTACCGGAATCAATAGGCTGATCTCCAAATGTAACACTGCCTCTACCATTAGCTGTAATCCATTCAAGTCCAGAAGAAAGTACTTTATCAAGACTTTCATCTTCTTTTACATTATATAGATTATAAGTACGACCCATAGTATATAGAGTTGCAGTGGTTCTTGACTTTCTGATTCTAAATGGAGTTTGAGTTCCGCCTCTTCCTTGAATGTATAGCATATAAGGATTATAAGGCATAGCTTCCTTGCCAGATGTACTTCCTCCTCCACTACCACTTCCAGATTTAGTAGTACTTTTCTTAGGAAGCGTAAGATCTATAGTAGTAGAGCTAGAGGCAGAATTAGGAATAAGTATAAGTTCCTATATAATCTATTTTACTCCAGCCTCTGGGTCATCAACATTACCAGTTCTAAGCTAAAGTAGAGTTCTCATATTAGTAGGAAGCATTGTATAAAGATAATTAAGAGCATGTGTTGCAGCTCTTCTCTAATCTTCAGATGATATTTTTAAAGTAACAGTACCATCACTAGGAATATCTTCAGGATTAACAAGTCCAGCTAACTACTGAAGTGCTTGTGCTCCTTTAGTAACCTCTTGGCTATATTCACTCTTATCAGATCCCATATCTTTAAGATTCTATCTTAAAAATTCAGCTACTTTAGATATTCCAACTCCGTTCTCTACTGTCTAGAGTACACTATTATTAAAAGCATAATTAGGAAGCTATGCTCTCATTCCTAATAAATTATTATTAGTAAGAAGTTGATAATTATTTCTGTTCTTTAAAAAGTCTTGTACACTTATTTCCTCTAACTATTTATTTCCAGCATTATAAGCTACTAATCTTCCAGTAGGAGTTATAGCTACTTCTGAAAGTGCAATATTATCTTTAGCTACAGTGTAAGCATTCTTAAATTGTTCTTGATTAAACTTAGCTTCTTTTATCTACATAAGTGAAGATAGATAAGTCTCTACTAAATCATTAGTACCATAAGGAAATGCTTTTTTAAGCTGATACATTCCCATAAGAGACTTATAAATTCTTCTCATATCACTTGGAAGTCCTTCTATTTTAGATACCATCTCTAGTAAATCTTTCTAGGATAAATCATCATTATCCTTCTATTTAGTAGTAACCTACTACTACTAAAATAAATCTACAGGTCCGGCACTCTAAGGAACAAAAGGGGTATATGCTAAATATGGAGACATAGCTCCACCTGTCTATTTAAACTATACTTTCATTTTTTAATCTTTAAGAGTAATTTCTACATAGTATTTCCTAAAGATCTAAGCATTTCACTATTATCTTTAACAGCAGCTTCTATATTCTTTTGAAATACTTTTTGTTCTTCTAGTTTATGTTTAAGGATATTAATTTTCTTAGTATTTATTTTAGTTGTAATAGTACCTCCACTTTTCTCAGAAGGTACTTGATCAACTTTAATTGGAGAGTATAAGGTATTTCCTGTATAATCAAGAATATCCATACTATTTCCTACTCCATAAAGATTACCTAAGTATCTAAGGCTAAGCTCAGTTTGTTCTCTAGCCATTTGTTTACTTAAATCTATAAGCTACTTATATTGAGGATATGTACGTATATCATTACCTTCAGCTACCCATCTGGCCGCGCCTTCTTGAAGAGATCTATATAAAGAATTATCTCCATACTTACTAGCAATATACTAGTCTATAGCTCTACGTTTAAGATTAATAGCTAAATCTCTTCTCTACTAACCTATCATTTGTAACTCTTTAATAAAGTTATCAAAGTTCTATCCTCTACGAGCTAAATATCCTCTTTGTTCTTGATTCTTTATAGTATTAGTATTCCAAACATTATATCTATTTTCATTAGTAGTATCAACTAACCATTCCATATTCTGTCTATCTTGTGCTAAAGTCTATTCTTGAGTCTATCTTAACGTCTAAGTATTAGCAAGATTTCCTTTAGCTATTTCTTGATTAGCTAATCTTTGCCCTTCAAGTTGAGATGCAGTTTGTAATGAACCATCTGAAGTTAAAGGTCTACTGGCTTGATTATTAAGATTAGCTGCATTCTATTGTGCTGTACTAAGTGCTCCATAATCTCCATAAACATTACGCTCAAATCTTTTAGGAATCTTATAGTAAGGTTTGAGATCCATTGCTAAATCTCTCATCTATCTATTAGTATCAGCAATATTAAGATAACGTAAGATACTAGATGCAATAGGTAATCCCCAATACCCTAAATCATTCTTTACAGGATCTTCTTCAGAAGAATTAGTAGCACTAGCCACACTTCCATCTAGTACTTCGTCCTAGACCACAGCTGAAGGCTTGTCTGGAGTTTGTGCCGGACTTTCAGAATTAAGTGGCTCTAACATATAATATCCAGACTATTCATCTAGATAATATCTATATCCGGCATCCTTTGCAGTCTAAATATCTGCAAGAAGTCTAGGATCATCAGGACCAGTATAATCTCCTCTTCTAGCTAGTACTCTTCTATCATCAGTAATGGCGTCATAGTAACCGTCAGATTTCCATCCCTGTGCTTGTGAATCACCACTAATAGGTTTACCAGATTCCATTACATAATTATTAGCATATCCTGGCTAAATAATAGAAGTATTAAATCCTTGATTATTAAAGTCAGTCTAATAATTGGCTGCTTCCTAATTATATACAGGAGACCATTTAGAATTATAAGTTTTCCATAATCCACTATGTCGTCTCTGCATCATATTAATATCGTCTACCCCAGCTCTTCCTTGTTTAATAGCATCAAGAGAACTTTTAAGTCTTAAAGAAGTAGGTAAACTATACTAATCACTTTGTACTACTTTACCAACATTAGATTGCTCAGATGATACTCCAGTAGCTGGAATAAACTAAGACCAATCAGTATTAAATGAATCTTGACCGGACCATAAATCATTCCAATATCTACCTCCAGTCTAATATTTTAATACACCTCCACTCTTTCTAGAGTTAATAAGTCTATTATGTTTCTACCTCTAAGCCTCTAAAGCCTGATTAATAATTTCGTCATTAAGTCTAGTTAATCTAAAAGTAGGTAAATATATTAATTTTCCTTTTCCATTACCTAGATCAACAAAGGCCATTGAGTAGGTTTTACCAGTATCTGCAAAATTAATAGAATCTTTAATTAGATAAGTATTAGTATTTCTTATTTTCTCTAATACCTTACTAGCTTGATTATTATGAATTTTATACATTTCTCTTGCTAACATCTACTATACTGCATAGGATAAAGCACGACTACCCATTCTATTATCATCAACAGGCATATTTACTTTAACATTACTATACTTATTAATAGGATTAGTAATCATAATGTTTAGTAGTGATTGGACATATCCGTTCTCTGCACTAGGATTTAATGCAAAATACCTACTCATAGTACTAAAGTAAAGTTTCCCATAATTGAGATTTAATGACTACCAGCGTATAGTCTGATATTCTTTTTTGGCACCAGGATTATCAAGTATATCTTTTAGAGATTTATCTACAACTGACCCAGTACTCTACTAAGGATTATTCTACTATTGTTGATTCTATTGCTGTTGTTGATCCTAATTCTACTATTGTTGCTAATCCTAGCTAGAATCCTAAGTAGACTATTGTTGATTCTACTATGCAGGCTGTTGTTGTTGACCCTAATTCTATTGAGACTAACTAGAATCCTAATCCTAAGTAGGATTAACAGTAGATTTAGTCCTAATTATATAGTCTACAAAGTTAGGATTTATTCCTAAACTCATAAGAGATGCTTTATACTGCTCAGTAGTTGGATTCTCTATCCCAACTAAGTAATCTTTCATCTCTTGTACTTCTCTAAGATAATTGTCTCTATTACCATAAATTCCCCAATTATCCATATTAAGATTAGATATAGTATTGGTGAGCTAATTAAACCAATTATCACCATATCTAGTATAAAGAGACTGCAATTGACTCTCATCAAATTGATCAGAATCAGTATTAAAATATTCTTTATTTACAGCTTTTGCAAAACTTCTATTAATATCATAAGGAATTTCACTAGGCTTATTCTCCCCTTCTTTCTTTAGTTTAGATGGATCTTGATAAGGATCTTGTCCTTGTAAAACCCACTTTATATAAGTTGCTCCTTGTCTATCAGGTCTAAAGAATATATTACCATTAGAATCACTTACTCCACCACCTTCTTCTCCTCGACTATCTCTAAACTAGCCAGTGGCGGTCATTCCGGTAACATTTCCATTCTTTATTCCAGTAATAAAATTATCTATTGATCTTAGGAATTTATCTTTTCTTCTCTAAGACCAATCCTATCTAGATAAATAATCATCAAGATTTAGTGAGATTGCTTTAATTAATCTATCTGTTTCTATTTCTCCATAAGGAGAACTAAATAATTTAATAGGACTACTTCCTCCAGTTTGGTATTTCTTTATAATTTGTGACATAATATATATAAACTTAAAAAGGAGCATATGTAATATATTACTATTACATACACTCCTTTAATTTACAATTATTATTTCTTAATTCTCTTCACTAACACTCCACCTTTTCTATATACAGGTTCAGATTGCTCTGGAGCAGGAGCACCTCCACCTTGCTGAGCACTTTGAATCAACTGAACAAAACCTTGACATACTTGCATTGCTGTATTACAATCACCACTCTAAAGAGCTTGCATAGCCATTTGAGCAAGCTGCATAACAGGATCTTGTGCTTCTTGAGGAGCCTACTCAGTAACAGGAGCGGCTTCATTTACGGGTGCCTCTTCTGCGGGAACAGCACCACCTTGCTGAAATTTACGAAACTTTAATTCCATAATTAATTACATTTTTAACGTTAAACATGAATTATTAATAAATATATGCTATTGTAGTATATATTCAAAATAAAATAATCTAATTAGTTACTTTCCTAAGAATTTGGATTATCTACATATTCTGGAGGTCTATTGTCCTATGCAGTTAATTCTTTAAATAGATATTTACCTAGTGATTTGCAAGCTCTATCATATGCTTCTTTATCATTCTTTACTGATAGTGCTCTTTTAGCTTTCCTTATCAATACTTTTGTAGATTTTCTACTAAAGATTCTTTCTCCTCCTTCTAAGGTCATCTGTATAGAACCATCCTAGTTTAAGACAGCCATTTCAGGATTATCTGAATCATCTTCTTCTTCAAGATCTACTTCATCTCCTTCTTTAATTCCTGATCCTTGATTTACTTCTAGTACATATTGTACATTACTTACTGTAATAGGAGTAAGATCATTAGGTTTAGCACTATGAACTTCTATTACTTCTTCATCAGGATTTATAAAAACTATATCGAGAGGAATGAGAGTATCCTTCATCCAGAATGAAACAGTTTGAGGTTCATCAAAAACAAATAACATTCCTTTATCTTTGGGAAGAGTAGTAATACCAGATAATCCTTTAGCTCTTTCTTCTTCAGTTTGAGCTACTTGTACTTTATATCTTTTATCTTCTATTTCTACAATCATAGTTTACTAAACATCTTTAATAAGTCCAGCATTATCAACAGTATTCTTAAATATCTATTCCACAAGAATTTTACCAGCTTTTATTGCAGATTCATCTGTTCCTTCTTTCCATAACTTTTCAAGTTCTTTAGTAGTATCAAGATTAAGAATAAGTTCACATCTCTCAATTTCTGCCTACTAAACAGCTGATCCATCTTTATTAAATGATACTACTGGAATACCTTTCTTAGTAATTCCAGCCATATCCATATGATGAAGTCTAGCATGAAGTGAGCCTTCTGGTATTACATTTACTTTACCACCAGACTTAAATATCTACTAAGTCTTTTTAACTCTATAATAATATCTACCAGCTTTATCATCATAAATAAGATCATGAGTTTCTTTAAGTCCATTAGATCCATCATAGTAAGTTTGAGTTTCATAATGAACTTCAGGATTAGTCTTTTCATTTCCTAGCTTTAGAAATTCATAATCTCCATTTGGAAGTTTATAGACTGAACTAAGATGATATTTACCAGCTTTAAGCTCTTCAGGAGTAGCATTCTTCCACTACTCCAACTCCTCTAAAGGTAGTACTTCATAAGCCGTACGTAAATCATAATTATCACCTAATCTATCAGAAGGAACAGACATTAACCAAAATTCATAAGGTTGTCTTATAGGATCTTTTCTCTAACTTCTGAGCTGTCTTAGTTTATCTAGTTGTTCTCTACTAAATATTTTCATACCTTTCTATCCAATAGTCATTCTATTATTCCATCCTCCTTGAGAACGAAATAATAGCCCATTTGAATAAATATCGGAATTTCCAGACTAAGCTAGAAAATCTAATGTTGCATCTTCAGCAATATTTCCCATAACTCTCTACTATCTCTATGCTTCATTTATTTGTCCTTCAGCTCTTTTACGTGCAGGATTACTAAATAATCCATATTTCTTATTAGACTTCTTTAAAGCATTATCAACATCATATTCAGTTCCTCCATATCCAGATCCTACTTGAGCAAATAAATCATTATTTTTATTCATAGTTTCAGTAGTCTTACCAAATAGTGCATTAATAACATTAAGACCAGGAATATTAGATACTATAGAATCTTGTGCTGTCATTCCATCTGTATTACCAACTATATTAGTAAGAAGGTCAGTACCTTTCATTACTAATCCAGCAATAGGATTAGACTATGCTATAGCACTTTTAGCTGTTCCTAATGCACTATTAGTAAGTTGTACTCCAAGATTATCATTTCCGGGACCATGGAGTGCTTTATTTCCTCCAGTAGCTCCAACTAATGTTCCAAGAAGATTATCAGCAACTCCAGATTGTATTACATTAGTATTTAGCCATTTACCTGTGTTATTAAAAAAATTACCAACATTACCAAAAAATGAAGAAGCTGTAGAAGGCTATTTAGTAGAACTAGTAGAGGAATATTCAGTAGAGAACGAAGGTATAGTAGGTATAGGATCAGTAGGCTCGCTTAGAGGTCCAGTAGCTGCCTACCATAACATACTATAGATATTATTCTAAGAAGTATCAGCTATGGGTATTATCCAAGGAGTAGATCCTCCTAGCTAATGTTTAAGTATTTTTTTCATCCAACTACATAATAATAAGTTAAGATAGAATGAATAAGAGCTAAGTCTTTTCCACTATATCTTATTTTTATCTTAATAAATTTATCTTTCAATTTAATTTCCTATCTAGTATGAGCATCTGCAACTATCCACTAACCATTCTAGTAATATTTAAGAGTTCCCCAATCTGAAGTATCTATATTATTAGAATTATATCCATATAAGGTAGATAGCCTTTCCGGAATAGTAAGAGAAGTAATTCCATTTAGATCTTCTGGAAGAGTTCCTATAACTAAAGGAGGATAGTAATAAGTACCATTAGTAGCATATTTACTATACTATTCATTCTTATAAAGTACATTAATTGGATTAATCTGTATAAACCATCTATCCTCCCTATAATGCATATTTCCTCTTAATCTTCCATTAGTAGTTATATTAACAGCTTTAGCATGATTATATATCCAAAATTCATCATCTTCTTTTACTAATTCAGCTCCAGCTAAGTTGGAGTAATCCTTACTAGGACTAGTTATTCCTACATAATAATCTTCAATAGTATTAGGTCTATTTTCTCTATTATAATAGATAAGAAGAAACAGTGAAGTTTTAGATCTCAGTCCAGCTCCTACATTACTTAAAAAGTCCCAATAATCTCCTCCTACTGTATTAGGATTCATTATCTCATAATCATAAGTAATATTTGATCCATTATATGAATATAGTGCTCTAGTTGCTTCTTGCCTAAAATACATCTCTTTTTTATCTTGTGCAAAGTTAAAGCAATCTCCAGTAATTTCATAATGGAATGATTCTGGTTCAGCTTTATTACTTATAATTTCAAGATTATCAAAGATTTTATGGAATTGATAGTCATTTTTTACTACAAATTCAAACTCAAATGGGTATTGTTTTTCATACCACCAAGTAGGGAGTACTCGTGAAATGTCGTCACCAAAAGGCCTTACAGTTCCATGCTGATAAAATTTCATTTCACCTGACTAATTGTTCACAATATCTCTTGCACGCTCTCTATCAAACGAAATAAAGGTTCTATTAATATTTGCTCCTTGAAGAGGTATCCAACTATAAAAAGTAGACCACCTTTCAGTAATTTCATTATAACAGAGATTCCATGCAATTTCATCACTTAATTTATTATCAGTTATATCATACTTACTAAGATCTAGCTTCTAATAAACAGTAAACATTATATCTCTCTTACTTTCATTATAGAATGTTTTGCAATTCTTTATAGCTATAGTTACAGTAGAATCTTTATCATCGAACTATAATCCTTTAAGTAAGAATGAATCTATACATAATTCACTTATAAGTTTAAATTGACCATCATATTTCCATATCTTTTTAGTACTAGTATCTACTCCATAAATTGCATTTTCTGTAGCTATTACACTATCAGAATATTTACTTCCGTAAACACTAGTAATAGTAGTAGGAATTTCTGGAAGCTAGTTGGCTGTATTGATAAATTCTGTACTCTACTATTGAGGAGGAGATAGTTTAGTTATACAAATACCATGTTCAAATACTATAACAACAGTACCTTTAAATTCAAGTAGCTTAGTAATAGCTCCATATTGTAAATTATAATCTCTATAGTTTACAGGATTAAATACTCTAAGCCCGTTTTGATAACCATCATTTACATAAATATTAGAATAGTAAATTCTATTGGAATAGTACTATTTAATATAAGGTACATCTTGATAAAGAAATGAAGTAATTATTCCAGTTGACTAACTAAATCCTTCATTAATAAACTAAGATTCAGGTATTTTATTATTACCAGAAACATCAGTATATCTATAAGGATAGAATGCTCTAACATTACCAGTAAGAGCTTGTTCTCCTGGATATGTATCATCAATAGATCTTATATTTAAATTATTAGTGCTAAGTAGATTAACAGTTACCCAAGCACCTAGTTTAATTGCATTAATATCTCCTCTATTTACTTGGTCTTGATTACTCCAAACTAAGTCTTGATTTAGAGTAAGTGGAGAATAATAGTTATTCTTTACATTTACATCATTATTAGGCGCAGTAGGATCTTGAAAGTTTCTAAACTATCTCTATGTAAATTTACATATATAACAGTCTCCTCTATAACATTGTACATTATGAGTACTAATATCTACTCTATCTGAAATAGTGTAGTAAGCTGAGTTATCTGTATATCTTACTTGAAGTAAATTCTTTAAATAATTACTAAGTTCAACTAAGCTCTAATCATCTCCACTATAGTTTAGATATTCTTTAAACCAACTAGTATTAATAGGTCTATGCCCAGGAGCATAAATGTTACATATATGATTAATATAATCTCTTCCTATTACTACTTCTCCAGTATTTTCTCCATTATGTGGATCTCCTTCTTTAGTAGATTCTACTGAGTAATGAGTTGATTCGTGATTAATTATCCCAAGATATGCACCATAAACACCTCTAACATAAGGAGTATGATTATAATAATCATTAGTTTCTTCATTTCCACTAGATCCTACTAAATCAGACTTATTTCTAAATGCAGTCTAGAATGTAAGTAAATCTTCAGCTGTACCAGCTCTAGATCTAAATATATATTCATTCATAGTATCTGCAACTCCTTGTCTATTAGCATCAAGCCTAACAGCCGGACAATCTTCTTTTACAGATATTACTTTAAATTGTTTAGCATTAATAGGGTCAGCTGCACTATCATAAAGTGGTCCTTCATTTCTTATCACATATTCAGCTTTATATCCTCCATCTATGAAGAACAGATTATAAGAGTTATCTGTACCTTCATTTTCATCAGCATCATTTACAGTTGCTCCATATTTAATTCCTTTACCTCCAATGTTTATTCCATCTCCTACTACATTAGAATCATCATATCCGATAAAGCTGTTAGAAAGATATACTGGATATGCTGGTTCTATATAAAATGGATCTCCAGTAAACAACTAATTGTAATAAGGCTATCTTACTATAAAGTCGGGGCATACTCCATATAAATACCTATAATCATTTACTACTTTATTAGCTAATGCCTAATTAGTAGAAGGATATTCCGCTCCTCTAACTTTAAGCCCAAAAGTAGTATCAGGTACTACTTCTATATTATCTATATAAGTTTCTCCTTGACGTACATCTGCAAACTCTAATGAGGGAACATTATAATTTACAGCCATAGGTCTAATTAAGGTTTGCGCTATAATAGTAGGAATCCTTTTCTGCCTTACTATATAATAGCCAGTAATACCTTGACTTCTTAATCTTTCTACAATCTCAGGAGGAATAATAAACTACATACACTTAATTGTCTACCAAGTAAGTCCTGAATTATCATCAATTCTACATACTCCTTTAGAGTTATGAAGAGGATAATCAAGAATACTATAGTCATCATTTACAGTTATGTAGTTTCTATTTTCATCACTCTATATGTCTCCTTTATATAAAGGTTCAGGTTCTACTGTTGTACTAGTATTTACATCTAGTACTCCTCTGATATTAAATACTGGAGATTTCTAATTATTGTAATAAATATATACAACTCCAAATCTATAAAATTCTTTAGGCCAATATCCTACTTTCTTATTTACAGTTTCTGGATTATTGTATATATAAGTATTCCAAGTTTGAGATCTGTCTATTACGACTCTAGGATAGATTCTCAAACTTAAATCTTGTAAATCTTCATACTAAATTATCTATTCCTATATATTTCCTAATAGTAATGTATTATTAGAGAGAGTTTCAGTTTTAGCTGAATTTAGTACTCTATTAGTCTTATTAAGTTCTTCTAATGTTATTTCGGATACTATTTCATTTCCGGTTATTACTATTTCTACTTCATTATTATTATTGATAGGAAATCTATTTTCAACTCTAAATACAGAAGTAGAAGTAAGTTCAAACTAATCAGAAGAGTATCTTGAATAGTACACATTAATATAGTCAAATGTAGTATCTACATTAGTGACTTTAAACTTTACTAATTTATTACTATTATAATCTGCATATGCTCCATTTATTTTAGTTCCATTACCACAGAAACAAGGAAATAGTCCAGATTCAGCTACTAAGTTAGTTTCATTACCATCATTATCTGAATACTTTATATAAAATACATAATTACCTACCTTTAAGTTACCTCCATCTTGTATAGAAGTGTATTCAATTTTAGCAAATGTTTTATATATTTTAAATAGACAAGTATCAGAAAGAAATGAATCACTATTATAAATATTATCTTCATTTTCATTATATCGAGTAATCAGTTCATAATTACTATCAGCAAGTACTGCAAATCTACTATTAATTAGTTTAGGAATATTCTTACCATCTGTAAGGATTAGATTTACAGATCCATCATATGACTACTGTACTTCAATTTCTACTGGATGATTAAGATCAAAATTGAATTTATTTCTAGTAGTTAAATCAACTATTTCATCATTTTCTCTATAATTTCTAAGAGGAGCATAATCGTCAATTAATTTTCCATTAACTTCAGTAACAGAAACTGAAAAGTCTACTCTCATAAGTATGCTCTCATCATAGAATAATCATTAGATCTATCTGGCTTCTATATTAGTTCATCTGGTGTAAACTTAATACTATAAGTAGTATTAACTCCTAAATCATTCTAGTACATTACAGAAAGATTAAATTCTGTAGTATTAGCATTCTAAGAATATGTTCTAAATGGAGTAGTAATATCTCCTTCATTTACAGGAACTGGATATAAATATACATCACTTACATCATGAGTTGTATCTCTAATATACCATAGTTCATGAGGACTTGTAACACTAGATTCAGGAATTAACTAATATACACTAGACATAAGTCTAAAACATATATTATCTCTATAATCTCCTTCCTACCCAAATTCATATTTTATATTCTATTTAGTAATAGTAAGATCTCCACTTGAACTATCTCCTTTACTATCGAATCTCATAAAATTAGAATATACTGCACTAGTAACAGACTAAGGAAAGTTATACTCGTTACAGGCCTTCATAAGAACACCATCACTATCCCATAATTTCTACCCTTTATATCTTACTGCACTAGATGGAATATTTGGAGTAATTGACATCTTTTTAAAGTCATTAAGTTGAGGTACTAATAATTTACAGGCAGTCTAATTACATACATCCTTATAGTCACTACCAAGTCTTATTCTACTAATACTCTTCTACGGAACTCCACCATCTCCATCTTTAAAAGTGTAATCCTCTAGACTATAATTATATAATCTTACTATATCATTAGTTCCATTATTGTAAACTATAACACTTAAAATACTAGTACTAACATTAGATATATTCCAAGATTCATCAGTATCTAAGTGTATATTTATAAATACTCCATTAGTTTCATAAGTACTTGATTCTTTAGCTTTATTAACTAGGAACTAATATAGATCATCTATATTCTAACCGTCACACTGAATATGTAAATTATCACTATCAAATGTAAAGTTAAGGAGTATAGTATCTGGATTATGAACTGCTTTATCAGTAGGAATATAGCATTCTTTATTTATAGTATCTGCACCATTAGTAGCATAATTAATTTCAATTTTAAATCTACTTTCTTCTGTAATATCCGGCTATCCATACTAGTTATCTGGAGAATTTAAGAATGTAGATTCATTATTCCAAATCCAAGGAGTATTGGAACCACTTCCTTTCCTTATTATTGCTTGGGATGCATCATTAATATCACAAGTAATATTATAGTCATAAGGAGTAGAAGTAAGTTCTATTGCTCCTCTTTCATTATACTATCCAAATTTATAAGAAGTTCCTGAACTAATGCCAGAAAATAAATTAAAGAATCTAGTAATATTAGTAATTGGATATACATATTCATCCAGGTATACTGGAGTTATAGCAATCATCAAATTACCATAATTTAGACTAAGTCTTATTCCAGTAACATTAACTAGCTTACAATCTCTGTAAAAGTCCATAATTGCAGGAGAAGATACTATTATATCTGTATATCTGTTCTCTACAAATCGTCCATCTTCATATTCTCCCATTACTAGATATGCTCCTTCAATATCATCAGAGGTTACGCTAGATCCAAGTGCAAGAGTAAACGCTTCATCATCATAATTCCAACTAGAAGTATCTACTGTATAAGATACATTTCTATTCATATCATCCCAGCATGTTCTAACATTAGGAAATCCAGATCCTTCAAAGTTAATAAGGGATTGTTCATTATTATTGGTAGTCATTACAATATCTGGCCAGTAAAACTAAACATCAGCTGTTTTCCAAGAAGTATCTCCTTTTTGCTTATACATTACTAGTACAATATAATTATGAGACTAGTTTATTTGACTATCTACATTATTTACTCTATAAGTAGTATCAGCTCCTGAACCTTCAAGATAAGGTGCTTTAATTATTTTACCTTTTTTAGAAGAAGTGTCGTCTAAATCAAAGAATGCAGTACAATATTCAGAACCCTTATATCCAAGTACATTCTTTATATAAATGTCAGACTAAGTATAGTCTCTTTCATTTGTCCAATAAAATCCTACATTGCTTCCAATCTAGATATTTTCAGATCCAATAGGAATATGTTCTGTATCTTGATAACTAATAAAGCTATTATTAGATCCTCCTACATTTTTACATCCATTAATAGTACACTAATAATAACCATTAACCGGAAATATACTAGTATCTGAAATATCTATATTATATTCCTTAGTATATTTATTAGTTTGTGAATTATAAGTATAAGACACTAAATCTTCTAATTTAAGTTCTGTTGAATTATAAGGAATATAATCCTATCCAGACTATGTAAAAGTATCAATCTTAGTAGATTTAAGAATATTTATTTCTCTCTATCCTTCTATATAATTGTACTGTTCATTAGTCTATACAGAACCAGGGTCTTTCTTTCCATCAGGCCCATTATAAATATACTATGCAATAGTAGTTCCAAACTAGATATAGTCATCTCCGGAATTACTTGCATTATTAATTATTTTAAAAGAATCTACATTAGAGTGATTTATATATTCATACTCTAATGAACTATTATTATCTGCAATATCAAATGTAATAGAATCTTTACACTAACTATCATTAAGCACCACCTAAGAAGGAGTATTTATAAGATTAGTAGTAAAGTACTAATTAGTAATATCTGTTTTAGAAGTAGGAGTTACTTCATATACTTTAAATTCTTCAAGTCTATGTTGCGGACTAATTAAAGAACTATTTAAATAGTTTACATTAGTAGTATCAGAAAGTCCAGTATTATCTTGTGTTGTAAATTTTACAGTAACCGGATTTCCTCTGTTAAGTACTACGTCTTCAAATAATTCTCCAGAAATTGTTTCTTGATCAAGTCCTTTACTGAAGTGATCATTAGAAGTTTGAGTATTAATACCATCATAAGCTGGAGAAGGAAATGAACCTATTTCTTCATTAGGTTCTCCTTCTTTAGCATTAGGATTGTATGATACTATATAAAGTACTCCATTAAATTCCTTAACTCCAATAGGAATAAATCCTGGTTTAAGTTTTACTTCTTTAAGAGTTCCATCAGCTCCTTTAAGTTTAATACAGCTATTACCTATATCATTTTGTAGTACATATTCATTATTATTAAATGTAATAATAGTACCATTAAGACAATTAGTAAGCGCAGTATCAGGAGTTACTAACGGATTAGTATCAAGAACTAAACCATCAGAAAATGTGTTTTGAGCTACTTTATCCATTATTTTATCTATTTAACATATTCTAAAGCCTTATAAGGATAATTAGATACTAGTATAGACTTAAATCCTACATTTCTTCTAACTACATCCAATATTGCTTTATCTGTCTATAATTCAGCTACTTTTACAGAATATCCTAAATCTATATTATAAGGTATTTTATAAACATATTTATTATAGCACTTAGCAACAATACAAGCATCTTTATACTTATAAAGAGTTACTTGTCCATAATTAAATACTTTCTTTCTTCCTCCTCTACCTTTCTTTTCAAGATGAGGTTTTATATTCTATTCATATCGTCTTTCATGAATAGAGAAGTAATAATATCCATCCCAGGGGACTTTAAGTCTATAATTAAGAACTCTAATCTTACGATAAAGAGTTATAATATAATTCTTAACAAATAAACTTGGATTAGTATGAATAGTACCTACATGGAAGTATAATCCACCATTATCTGTTAAATGAACATCAATACCCATTTTAACAGTTTTAACTAAACTTCTCCATCCAAACGATATAGCCTATTTTATATATGGTTTAGGAATATCTGGATGCAGTTCACTTAACTTATCTACATAAACATCTATATTATTTGTTTTCATATATACTATTTACCATTATTAGCATAATCAATGAGTTTTTTCTTAATCTTAGTATTAGTGTATATTTCAGTACATTTATCATAATGTCCAGGATAAATAAACTCTAATACAAATGAAGGACCAGAAAAATTAGTCTTTAATATATCTATATCTTTCCATTTACCTAATTGTCTTCCTATCTTAAAACTTTTATCTGTATAGCGTTTTACATGAATATAAGCATTAGTATTAGGAATACGAAATATATCTCCTTCTATACAATCATTAAGTATTAGAGGTATAGATTCTTTAAATAGGTTTACTATTAACTTCTTAAACGGCACTCCGTATCTCTCTATAGACTCCTTTCTAGACATTCTTTTAGAAAGTTTCTTTTTATGTAAATTAGAAAATAACTCATCAATATTAAAAGCATTTCCAAAAGCCTTAGACCAAATCATTATTTCATAATAGGTTTATAAGAACGATTAAATATCTTTCTATCATATCTAGTACCAATATCTAAGATACTATCCATTTCATTTTGATTAATATATTCAGGAACTCTTGCAGCATCTACCTACTTATACCATTTAGCTTCTAAGAGTTGTGACATATTAATTATATTGGCATTATTAGTTTGTAGTCCTTCTTTAAATTTATAAGTGTAGGCACAATAAGTAGCTATTGCAATGGCTTCCTTATCTGTTATTTCTGGAAGTCCTTCATCATCTACTATTACACCTTTATATAAAATATTTACAGTACCATAGTCTTTATCAAAGTAAAGTTTATCTCCAACTCTCTCATATCTAGCATATTTTCCACGTAAGTAGAGTGGATCATTAAGTATTTTTCTACTCTCTACATAGTTCTCAACAAATGCAGAATTAAGATCTCCATTTGGAGTGTCATTAGTAGTATAGTTCCAATCTTCAAAATTATAAGTTACTGCTTCTACAATATCACAATTACAAGGAAGATCTACACTAAGATCTACACAATTTATATGAGTGATATATCTATACAGTCTACATCTTTTATTTCCTATATAGTTCCAAGCAATAAGTGCAATTTCTTCCCAATCATCCTAGGTCATATCTAGTCCATAAAGCTAATTAGAAAGAGTCATTGCATACATAAAATTATTAAGTCTTGATTCCATAATTAACCTTGCTAGTATCTCTGATCATTTGGTGCGATAGGCATAGCTAATTGCCTATAGTATCTTATCTTACGCTCAGTTAATCTTTTCTTAATTTCGTTATTTACAAAAGTAAAATTATCATCTCCAAATTCTGTACAACACCCAAAGTTTTCAAGCTATCGTGGATCTTTAAATATTGCTACAATACTAACTTCTTTAATAAGAGGAGCATTAAATATAAAGCAATCATTCATCCCATCACTATTAGGAGTTGGATCTATAAGAACAAAAGGTTTATTTTTTCCTCTTTTTCTGTATTTATTGTAAGTGTCCCAGTTACCAACTGAAAAGGAATATCTAAATGATAATCTTCTATCAGTAGAACCAATATAGGCTATAGAATGTTCTCCAAAGTCTAATAACAGTTGAGGAATTTCAAAATGAGCTTGCGGAGTAAGGGGTAGACTACTGTGTGTATTTAAACACTTAGAACATCTTTCTAAATCTTTGCAGTCTACAGGAACACAATTAATTGATAATAATAATTCTTTAATTGGTAATACTCCTTTAAGTGAAAGCTCTTTAATAACTGTTAATCTCTCATCCACAATATCTTGACAGAGTTGTTCAAGAGATTGACTGTAATTAGTATGGTAACCTTGTAATCCACTTACTACATCATTACGAATAGCTGAGGCTAATTTCTCAAATACCATTTTATTAAATATAGTTATATAATAAAAAAGGTGAAGACCTCAGTTAGAGAAGTCCTCACCTTATAGAGTTTCAATTTAATTACTCAGTAACCTTAAGACCTGCTGCACTTACAGTTAGAGAGGCTCCATCTAGCTTAACTCCTACAGTAATCAATGCCATTACCGGCAGTAAGTTTATCTTGTTTAACTTCTAGAGAGCTATCTACCTGAGTCTTAGTGTAGACATCGGCGGAATTAGCTTTAGTTTCAAGCTACTCTTATACGCCTTGTACATCAGTCAAGCTCCTCTTTTACAGAAGCAATAGATTCTTGCATGTCAGCTACGGTATCAGGAACATTAGCAGGATCAGCAACAGAAGTAGTATTAACTTCAATAACTGTACCTAGAGTTTCTAGAGCTGTTTCAAATTGAGATGCAACATCGGTATTTACATAGAATACATGAATTGTACGAGAACGAGTAACTTCTCCTACTGCATCTCCACCCATTACACCTCTATTAACACAATAATAGATAGTATATTGGTTATATTTAGCACCAGGAATAGGAGTCTCGTCCATAGCAATTCTAGTCCATCTAGTATTAGCTGCGGTCGGTAGTCTAAGATTCTTCAACATATATTCATAAGTACCAAATCCTTCGGCTCCTTGACGAACTAATGTAGCTTCTTGCTGAGGAACATACTCTCCATTATAACCACCAAAAGTCCAGTTACCTTTATTAGGATCAAAATACTGAAGCTCGCACTTAGTAAAGAGTTGATAGCCACTAGTACCATCAATAGTTACAGTACCTTCAGAATTTGATACCTTAATTAGTTCCTTACCATCATACATCATAGTAAGATACTTCTTTGTGTTGCTAACAAGTCTGGCGGCTACATCAGAAGCACTTTCATTGTCAGTCTTAACTTCAAACTCAACAAAGAAAGGCTTTCCTTTGAATACCATATCATTAGCATAAATAGAGTTCTGACTTCCAGAAAGTCTTACATACATGAACAATCTATAGAATCCTGCTTTAAGAGTTCCAGGAATCGTTAGAGTAGCCTAGGCAAGTACAGGATCAGTAGCGGCTCTCTTATAGACTGCCTATACATACTCTTTCTTGAAGTTATTATGACGCTTAATTTTAAGTACACCAGCGGACCCCTCAAACAAAGGAGTAAGTCCAGTACTAAAATCTTTATTCTAATTAATTACGGTAGTAGTTGTATATTGAAACATAATTATAAATTATTAAGATTATTTAGGCTATTGTTGAGCTGGAGAGGCAATAGACTGAGAAACTGCGATATGATTTGATAGTCTAGGATCATTAGTATTCTCCATGACAATTGTTACCAACTCATTTATTATCTCTTGACATACATAATCTGGAAATTCCATTATCTATGATGTATCCTCGGTTAAATCTAGCTATTCCTATGTAAGTCTAATACACTGAGGAGTTTTAATATAATCGACAATGACTTTCTTTAATTCAAATACTGAATTGTCCTTCAGAGTTGTTATCCATAAGATTTATTATTCTTATGTTCTATAATTTCTTAATTAATTATAGCTCAGCATATATTTTATTCTTATAATGATAAGATAAGGGCACTCGTGGATCTATTATATTTATTCAAGATCTATGCGTTACACCACTAATTCTCCTTGCGAAATAGAATTAGTTAGCTCGGTATTAACATCACAGTCTTCACCGAATTTGTCCTTTTCAATTATCATATTACTATGATAATGGGCAATTTAATTACCATAACGGATTTCACAGCGAATAGTACTTGCATTACCATATCTATGGCCGGCAGGCTTTTCTACTAAACTAATAGTAGTATCTCCTCCAGTTAGCTTTACTGTTCTTGCTAGGTTAGTATTATCTCCCGCAGTTCCGTCTGTTTCAGTTACCTTATATTCTCCATTCATATCTGTACCATTACCAAGAGGAGCTGAATCAGTCTAATCTTTATCCCAAGGGTTAGTAGTGACTTGTTCATTAGCATTTACATTATGAATGAAATAATAAGGCCTTTCAGGAAGTGGTCTGTTATAAAAGTCATTAATAATTACAGACCAAGCATCGCTAGTAAGCATCTTAGCTGCAAACTGTACATAGCTTCCTTTATCATAGCATTTAAACTGTTTATTTACTTTATAAACGCAAATACAGTTTAGCATGTGTAAATAATCATTAGGAAGATTTACTTCATAAGTAGCACCATATAAATTGGCTATCTAGTTATGTACTCCAGATAAGTAGCTTTCTCCTTTTCCTAAAGAAGTATAGCTTAAACTATCATAGTCATCAGCTAAAGTAGGAGTAAGAATTGCAGATGCTTTTAATACACGAAGATCATCAGTTGTTTGCTAGTTAACATTGTATATATTATAGTGTTTATTAATATATACGTTAATTGCTTTATTGAATAGGTAATTAAAATCCTAAAGCAATAAAGATGGGGCATTGACTTTAGAAAGTTCAATGAGCATCCCCTCAAAAACTTGTCTAGCCGTCAAATCAAGTTAGATTTTAAAAAAATAATATGAACTAAAATAAATTATTTATCTTCCTTATAATATTCTGGATAAGTATCTTTCTTAATTAATTCAAGTACTTTACGATTCTTAGGATCTTTCATCCAAGTAAGAGCCGCATCATCTGTAGCTCCGAGAACAATGTTATCTCCATAAATATAAAGTTTATTTTTATAGAAGATTACATTTTTCTCTCGTGCATCAATAAGTAATAAACGAAGACTAGTATCTTGTCCAGTATATAACTCTATCATTTTATCAGGATCTTTCTCTGCAACCTGCAATAGATAATCGGTAACTTCAGCATCAGGAAGATTGTTCATTCTCTTTCCAAGAAGCCTTGCAATTAGCAATCGACCTTCAGTTCCTTTAGGATCGTCCAAGATAAAAGATACAGCTTGATGTACTTTTTTCTTCTTACTTACTTTAACTACTGATTCTTCACCAGGTTTATCTACATAAAGCTCAGCAACACCATATCTAGGTCTAGGATTTTTCCATCCTACTGTACCATCAATAAGATAATTACCATTAGCATCTTTTGCGTATCTATCAGGAGCAATTAAAGGGCAATTCTTTATTGCTTCCCACTTAGCTGCATCCCAAGGATCATCAAGATTAAATGCGGCTCCATCTTCAAGAATGAATGTTTCATTTTCCTTAATAAAGACTTTACCACTATTTCTTTCCTAGTCCGAAAGAATCATATCACCTTGGCTGTTAACATGTTTTACACAGTCAGGTAATCTTCCAGTCTTAGGATCTCTACAAGGTTGTATATAATATTTCTGTCCTACTTTTCCATAAACACTTCTAAGGACAATTTTGTTACTTAATACTACATCGTTTTTAGTTACTTTAGTACTCATATTAATTCATATTTTCAAAAAAGTTAGGTGAGAGACTGCATTGTCTCCCACCTGAATCTATATATTAGCTATATTCATTGATATAACAATCTAAAATAATTAGAACTTATTCTAAAAGTATTAAACCTCTCTTAAAATAAAACTTCTATACGGATTAAACACAGCCACGCCTGAGTAGCCCCAATTTATTCAATATTTGTTAAAGTATATCTCTATACTTTTAGTCTTAGTATCACTACTAAGTTCAGACTATATCTTTAACTTAGTTTATCTAAGTTATTTCTTATTTCCACTTATTTAAGTGTACGTTTATTTATAAACTAGTCGTTGAACTATTTTTATATATAGCTACTGATTGTCTTAATCTACTATTAAGAGTTTCCAGTAATTAAAGAAAATTTAATATCATTATTACTAATGACAACGCCAATAATTTAGCTTAGAACCAGCTACTGGGCTTGAAACTACTCCAGAGCTTAGGCCGTCTAGACCACCTCATTTTTTTATCCTTATTATTACTAATAAGATTAGACTATATCATTAACTCATTCTAAGTATTTAAAATTAAAATTATGACAGTGCTTTGCCGATCCATTTAAGACTTTTGATACATTAGGGAATTCTTTTCTACATTCTCGTAGTGCCCTTACTAATTCACCATCCATAGTATATTGTCCTATTTTTCTACCTTTACTTTTAGGAATTTTATATGGTTTTATTGTATCAAGTTTTTTCTCGCCTCTAGGCCATAAATATCCTTTATAATAAGAATATATTAGTCACTAAATATACTATGTACTTTATAATTTTAATTATTTTATACTTTATATAAGTTATCTTCCTTTTCCATTTATTATGAATAAATGTATGTTTATTCAAACTAGTCGTTGAACTTTATTAAGAGCTTGTCATTGACCTTGCATACTCTTAATTTTAGCTACTGATTAACATTAATCTTAGTTTTCCAGTAGTTAAGAAGATTTTAACTAAGAAAGTTTACTTTCTTTCTGGCGCAAATGGTAATATAAACGCCAGGATATCTGTTCGTGATAAACATTTACTACTTAAGCTTACTATTACTAGTAAGATTAGACTATATCTTTAAATTATTCAATATATTTAAATATATAACCTTTGGTGCTTGGCAGCTAGCCATTAAGCACTTTTCTTACATTTGTAAATACTTGTTTACACTAGGTTACTGTGTCAAAAACTTTAATTAAATTTCCATCTATATCATATTGACCTACTTTTTTCTTATGTCCTGATCCAATATAACTACTAAGATCTACCATTTTTATAGGATTTATAATATTCCACTAAAAAGTTCCTAATCTAAGTCCTGCATTTGATGCTTTATGTAGTTTCTTAGCGTCTAATTTATATTTGTCACAATAACCCCCTATAGTATCACTATCAAGATAATCTCCCTAAATAGAATATCTAAATATTATTCTATTTAAATTAAGACCTAATAGTAATTTACTATTATAAGAAAAATATTTCTTATTTATTGTTGTCTGTTTAGCTATAGAATTTTTTATTCTTTCTGAACAGGTATCATTATCTAGTGCAGCACTAGAGAGTGAAGGGTATGTATTTATTAGATTTCCTAGTAAATCAAAACAATAGACTGTTTTGTTTTGTGAAACAGATCTATATTCCTAAATATTTATTGAATCTTCTGTATTCCAGAAATAATTTCTATAACTTTTTTTAGACCTAATGGCTATACTTATATTAGAGCTTGAGTCTACTCCTAAATATTCAGATGCTTTAGTGATAGATGAAAATTTATTTAATAGATTTCCATCTAAATTAAATTGATATACAGGAATTTCATTTTTATGTATAATTCCACCACCTAAAATCATATTATAAGTGTCCTCTCTCTATACAAATTTTTTATCTACTAATATACTTTCTAAATTTAGAGCTTCTTCTTCTGTATCAAATTCAGCTATAGTATAACGCCGAAATGAATTAAACCCATACTTTTTTATCGCGTAATGATAATTAGTTTTAGGATTTATTATACTAGAAGGATTAAATACATTAACTCCACATCCTATATATCCATCAAATCTATTTGTAGTAGTTTTATGAACTCCAATGTAAATTTTTCCATTTTTAGTATTTACAGTTAGATAAACTATATATTTAATATTATCCATAATTTATTTCCCATTTCGATTAAATAATAATCTACGCTTATTCAAGCTAGTCGTTGTATATTAATCTGTAGCTTCATACGCTTGCTATAATCAAATTCTTTACTACTGATTATCCTTGCTGGACTTTCCAGTAATTAGAGAATTTAGGAGACTTTATCTAGTTAATCTCCGCCTTTAAGAGTAAACATCTACTGTCTATTTAACATGGACTATATCTTCATTCATTATTATCAATATATTTCCATATATTTTTTCATATCATTTATATTTATTTAGAATGTCTTCTGTTTCTACTATTACTAGTATAAGTTTTACAACTAGTCTCTGAATGTTTATTAAATTCACTACTGATTGTCTTTTTGAGATTTTCCAGTAATTAAGAAGATATTTGTTTTGTAATAAAATTACATCCGCCTACCTAGTGTCTAAATAGGCGGCTCATTAGAAGTACTATCAGCTGTCAAATCAAGACATAGACAGTACCCTTTTTCAACATTATGTTAACTATATATTACTATATAGATCAGACTATATCTTAATCTTTATAATAGTTGAATGTAAATCCTTTACATTGATTTCTTTTGCCCTCAACAACTGCTTGTACATTAGTAAATCCAGCTTTCCTACACTGGTTTAGAGAATCCCATATTTTTATTAAGTTTCCATCTAAATCATATTGAGCTATCTTTTTAGGGTTTGTAAATTGTAATATTTTTCCATCAGTATATTTTTCTTTTATAGTAGTTACTATTTGTTTATACACCTCTTTCTTATATGCTTTATAATTCTTCATATAAGGAAGTTTTACTGAAGAAACTTGATATTGTTTACAAAACCCTCCGTAGTGTACAGCCCTGCTAATATTTCCAGCATGTTTTCTATCTCCATATATAAATTCTGAGGCATCTGTTCTAGAAATAAAAGACTGTATATAATTACCATTTACATCGTAGACATAGGTTTCTTCTTTATTTGAAGGCTCTAGTCTACCTCCTCCGAGAATCATATTATATGTATCAGGTCTCTTAACAAAGGCTTCATCTACTAACCGCCTTTCTAAATCCAGAGCATCAATTTCATTATCAAATGCCTTTAAGACAGTTCTCTTAAATGAACTTGGACCATATTTTTTAACTGCATACTGAAAATTAGTAGTTGGGTTCTTATAACTATGTGAATCATTAATGTAAACTCCACATCCAATGTATCCATCAAAGTCTAAACTAGCGACCTTATGAACACCAATATAAATTTTATTGTTTACCGTATTTATTGTTTGGTACACTATATAAATCATACTATTTAAAGATTTTTTCCATTTCAGTATAACCCTATGCTCATTTGAGCTAGTCGTTGAACATTTATTATATACGTCTAATAAGATCTTATATAATATTTTACTGCTGATTATCTCTTATTAGAGAGTTTCCAGCAATTAGAAAAAATTTAATCGAGCAACTTGCATTGCAAGTGACCTTGTAATTAAGCCATATTCGCGAGAGAACGTTCTGTCAACTTTAAACGTTACAGTGTTCATTATGTTAGCTTATTGTCGCCAATAAGATCAGACTATATCTTCATCTTTATACTTAAATATAAATCCTTTATGTGACTTAATAATTCCTTTAAGAACTCTACTAATTTGTGAGGTTTTAAATTCAGGATTCTATTTTACACACTCCTTTACGCTGTTATATTCATTTACAAAATTTCCGTTTTTATCATAAACTATAATAGGTAATACTTGTAATTTAGTAAAAGTGTTTAGTAATTTAGGAATATTAGATGTGTCTCCATTATAATATCTCCACTAATAACCGGCACACTAATAATGTTTACTTATTGCCTAATCAATAGAATTAACTTTTAGTTCTACTTCTGCTTGAGCTATACTATCAAAATATCTTAAGAATTTACCAGATAGAGTATACTAAGCTACTTTTCTATATTTAATATTATTATTATACATAAATTTTTTCTTGTAACTCCAGTAAAAGCCATTACTACTGGTAGTAGTTCCTAAACAATTATTTTTTATAGCTTTCCTTGTTACAAATTCATTACTCTCATCTATAAATAAAGCAGCCTCTCTACTAGATTTAAAACTTCTAAGATAATTTCCTCTTAGATCAAACATATAAACTGTTTTAAGATCATCTGGATCATATCCTCCAGTCTAAGCATTATATACATTTCTACTTTTTAGTAAAGTTTCATTAACTAAAGTTTTTTCTAAATTATAAGCCTACTATCTTCCTTCTTCAGTTCCCTCAAAAACCTTTATAGTAGTTCTTCTAAAATTATTATAACCATATTTTCTAACAGCTTTGTGGAATGGATAATTTTCCCTAGCACAGCTCTAACTATATATTCCACATCCAATGTAGCCATCAAATACATCTGGATTAGTTTTATGCACACCTATGTAGAATTTACCATTACATAGATTTATTGTTATATACACTATATATTTAAGTTCCATAAGATGTTTATCATTTCAATTATTATATATAATTTATGCCTATATTATAGGACTTACTAGTCGTTGAGCTGTCTCCATACAACTTAATGTAGTTAGGAGTTCAGTTGCTGATTGTCTGCAATAGTATATTTTTTAAACATTCATATATATTTTCATATATATTATAGTAATACTATCTCTATTCAGAGTTCTTAGCAATTAAATAAAATTTTATAATTAGTTACCTAATTATAAGGCAATTAATTTACCAGCGTACTCATACGAATCGAATGTAGCACCTACTTTAATATAACCATTAGCTGCTTTAGAATACATATAAGTATCTTGTACTCTAAACTTAGCTAGATAGTCAAGTAGGGTAGATTGAAGGAGATTCCAGAAGCGCTCATTACAAATGAAAATGTAATGATTACCAGTAGGCTAAGCTGCCTTCTCATTTAAGGCAGCTAGTACTGCATGGAATACCTCCAATGTCAATTTTGCAAAAGCATATTTGGATGCAAAGCGTTCAACCTGAGGAATTACGCCCTCGCCGATATAAACCATTAATATTAGCTTACTATTACTAGTAAGATTAGACTATATCTTCAGGTTAATAAATCTATTCATAACCTGTTTACTATTTCTAAAAATTAAATTTTATATACTTATGCAGTTAGTCGTTGAACTATATATCTTTCCTTATTAGACCTAATATATAGCTGCTAGTTATCTCATAAAGATTTTCCAGCAAATAAGTAAATATTTAATATAAGGTTACCCCTATAATCCCCGTAAAACTCTCAGGGCGCCCGGTATCGGGATCACAGATTGTAGGCTTCCCATTGGCCTTTACGTATAATATATTTCTATACTAGATAGACTATATCTTTAATCCTTTGTTTAAGAATTATTTTCTGTTTTAACTTTATTCTTTTAAAGTTTATATTATAATAAATTAGTCGTTAAGCTTACCTATTAATACAATAGGTTTAGTTACTGATTGGCTTATATAATATATACTTAGCTGTTCCAGTAATTAAGAAAATTTATAGTGGACTACCAATTAATCCACATTACTTTTGTTGAATAGCACATATAATATGTTATATATTTCTATATAAATTAGACTATATCTTTAATTTTTAATGTATATCCTTTAGTACTTTTATTTACTCCTCTTAAAACTTTATTTACCGTAGAATTATCCAGATTCAGTTCTTTACATACTTTATTAATACTTTCATATTCCCCTACAAAATCTCCATTTAACTTATAAACTAGAACGGCTTTACTTTTATTCTTTTTTATATAAGGATCTATTTTATCAAGCCTCTCTAGTCTCAACTATTTTCCTTCTATAGGAGTTTTAGTTTTAATATATGTAGAAATTCTCTTATTTGAACTAATTCCCAGATAGGAATGTATATTCTTATACTCTACAGCTTCCATAAAACTACCATCTAAATCATATATATAAATTGTTTTCCCTTTTAATTGTAATTTAGGGGCCGGGATAAACTCATCATATAATGATAGTGAGTAGTAATATCCTTTAGTTAAAGCTCCTTCTTTTATTCTATTATATAAAGTAGATGGTTCATAATTATTTTGTTTTGCTGCTTGTGTAATAGACTAATATATCTCTATACATTTTCCAGCTTTTGTATATTTATATACTTTCTAAGGATTATTAGGACTGGAATACTTAGAAATATTAATTTTACTATCAAAACTCCAATAATATCCATATAATCTGTTTTTAGATTGTATTGCTTGATAAATTGATTCTTTCCATGTTTCTAAGAATTTTGAACATTCATATACATCTTTCCACCCTTTTACTAGATTTCCATCAATATCAAATTGATAGATTTTATGTCTATAATAAAATAATGGTCTCACATTACCTCCCAATATACAATTATATGTATCATTTCTCTACACAAAATCTAGATTTACTAACTCTTCTTCTTTTATGTAGGCATCCCTCTCATTATCAAAAGTATATAATGTTGTTCTTCTAAAGTTTGCTGTACCCCATTTCCTATATATCCATCAAATATATCAGGATTAGTTCTATGAACTCCAATATAGATTTTATTATTTACTAAATTAATTGTTTGATATACAATATACTTAAAATTATTCTTCATTTCAATAATATTAAATTATTTATCCTAAATCGGATAGTCGTTGAATCTTACATAGAGTATGTCTTGCTCTTACATCTTGACTGCTAATTGTCATACTACATCTTTATAGTTCAGATTTTCAGCAATTAAAAGAATTTTAAATGATCTGCTATTCAAACCATTATTCCTAACGAATAAGAAGTTATCAAGTAATACTTTTTCCTTCTTATCCATCTTATAGATAGTTTCTGTAAGATTTCCTTGATCCTTACCTTCCGCAATACTTATAAATTGATTTTCATGTGCAGCATAGAGTGCACTATAGCTATCATCTACACGGTGTGTACTAATGTAATTGCGGTGTCTTTCAATATTAGACTAATATTTTACGTACCCTTCCTCCGTTAGGTCTATTATTTCTAATAGAACAGACTATATCTTTAACTTATTTAATTTTAAGCTAGTTACTATTTCGATAAATTATTATCTATGTCTTGCGACTAGTCGTTGAATTTCAATTATAAATATATTAATTTATAATATCCACTGCTTATTAGCATACCTAAAAAGTAGGTTTAGCTTTCAAGCAATAAAGTAACTTTTCAATTATGACTTACATCATAAAGACACGAGTATCTCATGTAATTCGGGCTATTTTCACACTCTATATCACTATAGAGATTAGACTATATCACTTTCTTATTTTTAAATAAGAAAATACTTATTTCAATTATCAATATATTTATATATTTATTATATTTAGTTTTATATACAATATATTTCATAATTTATCTCCTTTCGAGTAGTCGTTGAATATAAAATATAATTTATTTAATTCTCTAGAATTTCTTCTTAATATCTAAATTAAATTATATTTCTACTGCTAATTATCTTTAAATAAAGATGTCTCAGCAATTAAAGTATTTTTATATCTATTAGTCACCTAATAGTGCCACGCTCGATTATTACTTCAATGGCATTTGACTAAAAACGAGTTGTATCACCAACTTCATAGTCATTAGGATCAATAGAGGAACTGTAGTTGTCATCAATCAATCTACAGGTTACTTCCCAGAAATTCGATAGACTATATTATTTGTTATATTTAAAAATATAGTCACCAAAGTATTTATCTCCTAGTCTAAATCTCTTAATCATATACTTTGGAACTTTATATTTAACCATAGTATCATTAATAGGTAATTCTTCAATAAACTTACCATACTTAGTATAAATCAATAATGTTGCAGCTTTCTTTATTTGCTCTTTAGGTGCATTCTCTATCGGCTGTAAAGTAATATAAAAGTCTCTATACCAATTATGGTTAGTACTAAATATCTTAGCAATTTTAGCCCAAGAATGAAGTCCAATTACATTCATTACTTCTTTGCCTTCAAATGATCCAATTAGTTCTCCTTCCTTATAAACATAGAAAGTCTTATGTAAATACTGACGTCTAGGATGAGGACTAAATATAGAACTCATTTTATTAGATACATAGTACTTACCATCACAAATAAGATCCATAGACTTAATTGCTTCTGCTATTACTTTTCCATCTACATTAATATCTTTACAACAATTATCAATTGAAGTGTACTCTTTAATAAGTTTACCTTGATTAGTATAAAGATAAATGTAATGAGAAATAGGCTTAAGATTAAACTCTTTAGGGTTTATAGAATCTTGATAAGACCATAAAGAACCTAAGAATACTCTCTTTTCATTACAAGCCTTCATAAATTTAGTAATAGTGTAGCAATAAAAATCATGTACCTCTTCAAGAGATTTCCATCTTCTTATGAGTGTTCCATCAAAAGAGAACTGATTAATAGGAGTAAGTTTAGCTACACCTCCAAGTTCAGAATTATAAGTAAATGGACTAGATACAAATTGTTTATTTACTATATTACCTTCAAGTTTATATGCTTCTTCTGGAGTATTACATACATAAAGTACATATCTACTAAAAGAAGTTACACCATACTTTTTAACTGCAAGTTGAAATAAAGTCTTAGGATATTTAAAGGAGCTAGCTTGATTAACTTTTACTCCGTCTCCAAGATAACCATCAAAGATACTAGGATCTTCTGTGGCATGAACTCCTACAAATATTCTATTAATTCCATTCACATTCTCATTTTCATTATTACATACGGTTAAATATACTATATACTTCATAACAATTCAGTTTTTAAATTTTAATTTTATTAATCTCTTATAGTCGTTAAACAGCTATATCTTTATAGCTTGCTGTTGATCTATTTAATTATTCCCAACACTTTAAAGAATTTAATTATGGCGGACAACTCTGGGCTTTTATCCGCCTTACGAATAGGACGAGAAACCACGAAGAACTGCTGCATTGTCTTATCATGCTTAAAGATGTCATACTTCTCATAATATCTTTCCTTAAAATAGAAAGTAATATCTGATCCGTTAGAACCATCTCCTTCAGGCTTTGCAGCAAGCTCTACGCGCTTAATATAATTAGTTTCCGATAGACTATATCATTTATTTATGTAATTTAAATACATATTTGTCGTACAATACACTATGTATTTCATAAATAATTCAGTTTTACAAATTTTACAATTTTTTGATTTAACTCTAGTCGTTGAACATTTCTGATATAAGATATGCTGCTTATTATATGAAATTATTTCTAAGCACTTTAAAGAATTTTAATAAAAGAGGTCAAAACTAACATTTAAAGCTATAACCTCCCATTCAAAGTACATAGAATCAATTGACTAATACTTATTATTAGACTTTCTGTCTTGATAAAAGATATTCTTCAATGATTCAGTTAGATAAGAAGCTGTAAGTTCCGGATACAATCTAGAAACTACGCCTAACTTATGGGGTTTAGTCAATTATGTTATCGTAAATGCTCTTTATCATTTACTTCTAATAGTTCACTCTCCTATTAGTTCAGAATATATCATCATCTTAATTTAAGATGTTATATTATCTATTCGTTAGAGATACTTTATGTCTAAAGTTTTCTACGGGATTATCCTTATATAACATTAGCGGACTTCCCCGTATTAATATAATTCTATCTAATCATCACTGATTAGTAGGGCACTATTACATACCAAGAAACTTATAAAAATCCTCATAAGTCCGAGTTTCACTCATTGTCGGACGGTTCACGTTTGTTATCTTAAAGGCTATTTATCCTTTAATTCTACTACTTTACTATTGTAGTAGGTCAGACTATATCATTAGTAATTAATAAATAATTACCATCCCGCACTCTTGTTACTAGTATATTCTACTTATGTCCTATTAAATAAGTAGTTTCAAGTATTAGTCGTTGAACATTCTAAAGCTCTTTAATTCTCTAGTTATGCTGCTGATTGTCCATGTTATCTAAATTAAGTAGAGGATTCCCAGCACTTCACGAGATTTAATGTGGCCAACCCTTACATTGGCTTAGTCACAAAATTTGCAATAATCATAATTTAAACTGTTTTAAAAGGTTAAAAATCTAGTTGGTTAATATCAATAGTCTATTGCTTATTAAAAGCAGATAGTGGCTGTTGTGAAGTTGTATTAGATTTGTTTATCACAACAGTACCGGACTTTTGTTGTCCATCTTTCAATCCCTTATTATAAGCCGCATTGATTTGCTGAGAGAGATAATTCTCAATGTTATTAAATGCTTCTTCTCCATTCAGAGCAAACCATGCCATTCTTACAACTGTATCAGGATCCTCTAAGGCCTTACTAAACCAATTTACACCAGCCTAATCTTGACCTAGAATAAACTGAGCAAGCTATTCTCTATCATCATTGTTCATATTAAGATCCAAATTTCCAATCTGGTTAATACTGTCAATTGATGACTGAATAGCGTTTGAGAACTGTTGGAACTCCTGCTATTGATGACTTTGAGCTTCCAGTTCCTTTTGTTCATTAGCTTCAGTTTCTAGTTTCTTATAGTATTCTCTTAGTCCCTACACTGTCTTATTAAAAAGTGTTTCGTTCTATTTCACAGCATTTAACTGCTGCTCAGCTTCTTCAATAGATATGTTAGGAGACTTATACTAAAGATCTAATATATATAACTCATCATCACTTATGTCATCTACCTGGTAAGATTGAGGCTAATTATTAAGCTGATCAGCATATTGTTTAGCACCTTGCTGTTTAATTAATTCAATATACTGTTCAGGACTCATATTACTCAATCTCATCTAGTTTATCATTTCTATCTCATCATTATCAAGATCTACATCAGGATCACTTTGAGGTGACTGATTTAATATTTCTCTTTGCTCATCTAAACTCAAATCAGACCAAGATCTATCTACTAAAGTACCATCTTCCTATTCAAACTTAATTTTAGAAGGATCACTAATTCCTCTGTCCTTAAGTAGAGATTTTATAATATCTGTCTCTACGTACTGAGGCGGAGAATCAGCGGTATTATTCTAATCATCTACCTAATTAGTATCATTAGGTTGCTCAATAGGCTGATCTTCAATAGGATCATCAAAATCTAGTCCATTAATGTCATTAACTATTTCCATATTTACATTAAAAATTTAATAAAATTATAACTACTTTTTTATACCATCTATCATTAAATAAATATCTGAACCATTAATGTATATACCATTAGGTCCTCCATCTGTTGGAACACCTCTAAATAAACAAATTAAGTCTACAAACTAGTTACCTAGCTGAGCCTTAAGTTGTCCTTTGGCTTTTAGAAGTAGATCATTATCTGTATCACCTACTATCTAGTAGCTTTTACCAAATAACTGTTCCATAATCTTATTATTAATTAAAGTTAATATTTAATATTTTTTAAAACAAGTAAAGAAATGTTACTACTTTTCTAATTCCAAATAAATGGGAATATTAATTTAAACATATAATTCCTCGACACTTATGTGACTAAGCATTGAGGAATTATATATTTATGCTAATGTAACATAATTATCAATTACATCCTTTAATTTAGAGTATAAAGGAATTCCAGAATCCCTTATACATAGGTAAATAATTTCATTCTCTATATAGTACTTACCATTATAAATCACCATATTACCGTCTTCAGGATAAGGTATGGGATCTTCTTTAGTTCCTACATGATCTTCCACTATCTCTGTATATAAAGATGCAGTATCTATACCTGGTTTCCAATCCTCCTAGGCAGTATGAGTTTGAACAACCTTGAAGAGTTTACCATTATATTGAATCTTCATATCTTTCTCCAACTATTTTCCAATAAAGGACTCCCAAGATGGATACAAAGATTTAACTTCTAATGCTTGCTAGTCATTTAGTGACATAGTATTAATAATCATCAGCATTAACCTAGCCACATCGGCTTGTCTAGGAACTGTAGAAGTTTTAGTAGATTCTTGTTTATTAAAATCCTTACCTACATTAGTCTTTATTTGCTTAACTAATTGTAAATACTATTCGTAATCTTCTCCAGTCTAGTTTGTAATTCCTAGCTAATATGAATTAAAAGAGTTCATTAAATTAAACTCTTCATTAGCATCTATATAAGCTCTAATTATTGCTAGAGCACATTTATTATAATTAGGTTTTCCATTTATTCTAACCTAAACATAGGACCATCTAGTCTCTTCTTTAGGTTCTTCTGTTTGTTCATCTATGACTTGTACAGTATATTCTTGTATATCATAGTTGTAGTAATATATTCCGTTGCCGAGCGGTTCAATTACCTCTGGTTTTAAAGTTGACTCTACTCTATTTACATTTAACATAAAGTAATAATTTAAATTGTATAGGAAGTTTATTTTATTTAGAATACAATATTCTACTGAATAAAATATAGATCAAAAAGTCTATGTATCTATAAAAGGTGAGATGACCGAAACTGACCGGAAGCCAACTGTAGAAAGAGCATGAGAAACTTCGGTATCAACCCCGAAAGTACCAAGACCCGCCTAAGGAGCGATTGTACTTGCGTCGCCACCCATAAAAAGAGTCTATGTAGTGTCGTCATGATTCTTAAAAAAGACATTGCACTTCTTACTAGTGGCATTTCCTCCAAGGGATTGAGGAACAATATCAGCGCAATCTCCAAGATGCCATTCTCCAATAAATCCCTAATTACTCCCACTAGGCAATTGATAGGTTCTATCCGCTTTCTCCTAGACATCAGTTAAGCTATCTGTATATTTTTCTGGATCAGTAATAATATAGCAGGTAGATACTACGCCAGGGTCGCCGCCTACGCCTGAAGGATTTAAAGGAGTATTAGTTAAAGTGCCATCCAGATTAGTATGAATATCACCAAATGGATTATCAAAACCTCTCCATCTAGGCATTTGAAAATTATAAATCTAAGACATTGTAACCTACATACTTACTAATCCAGTACCATTTCCTAATTGATTTCCATAGCCACACGGAGTTAGTGGATTTCTCATATTGTAATTGATCCACTAGGTAGGGTCACAACCAACAACACCTGTACCCATTCCTCCTTGATGATAGCCCTCAGCTGTTAATTCATCATTAAATGCTTCCTAGGAGTTAAAATTAGCATACTCAATTACCCATAACCAATAGAAGATATTCTTATATTGTTCATAGGACAACAGTTCAGAACCAACATTTCTAGCATAAGTTCTTGCGGTTGCTCTATTAATATTAGTTCTAGGTTTACCTAAATCAGTTCTAAATGGATCAGTAGTTAAATAATGATTATAGGCTAATCTATTACTACCTCCTCTACAATATGTTTCAGTATTAACAACAGAGATAGCACTATTGACAGGAAGAGTTGATAAATAACCCATATTCTCGGGAACTGTATTTAGAACAGTAGATCTATAAGCATCAATTAAGATCTCAGGTTGGTGAGTCCAAGAGGGATCAATTCTAATTGTAGAAATATAAACTTTCCTTGTAGTTCCTTCAGAATAGGATTTAATATAAAAATCAGGACAATGAACTCTAACTGTTCCATCATATCCATTAAGAACAGCTCCCAGTTCAACATCATAGGCTCCTGCTTCAATAGCTTCATCTGGAGTTAAGGTAGCTGTTTTACTACCAGTATCTATAGCTGTTACCTTACAAGGAATGTTATTAATCTTCAGCCATTGATTTTTATATCTATTATCAGTAAACAAATCATTTACTATTGTATAAACTCCATCTGATACAGCTAATGTCATATTTTGAGTAACAGGATTCTTTCTCCATTTCCAATCATCTTCATCTAACCAATACTAAATCTTATTTCCTTGAGCAATACACCCTTTCAACTAGGATTGAATTGGAAGAGTCTTATGTAAACTCATATTACCGATTCTAGTCAGATGTGGATCAGATACTGTAGTATTCCATTCTACTCCATAGGCAAACTGAGTCGTAGAATAAAGATCCTAAAAGTTCTAATTTATTCCTTTTGCAACTGTTCTACCTGTATCTCCATTTTGTATTAAATACATAATTATTTATAAGTATTATTAATTGTTGAATAATCTAATAATTTAGTACAACCTCTAAAGCAATGATCAGCTATTAAAGTATTATCTACTAGATCTACTATATCATCTATAGAAAAAATAAAGAAATTAGGAGCATTAGTCCCAAGTCCAAACATTGGGGATCCAGTTCCTCTATGATAAGATGAGTTATCATAAGTATATTGCATAATTCCGCCTCCACCACTTGCACCTGTTGGATCAATCCAATAGGTAGTAACTAGTCCTAGTAGATTACTACATCCATCAAACATTGAAGTAATATTAAACTCTCTCCCAAGACCAACAGTAGTAGGAATTACAGCTACATTACTTACCTATACAGGACCTCCAGGAGAATAGAATTCAAAGTCACTAGGCTACACAAGTCTAAGTGATGTACAATCTTTAAAGCATTCTGTATAATTAATACTAGTAGATTCAGTTATTCCTTCAAATATTCCACAAGGTAGTACTTTAAAATCATTACCTTCAAAAGCATTTGATACATTAGTAATATTAGGACATCCTTTAAACAGATTAAATTCAGTATTGTATTGTGAATAATCTACCCATTGAGATGGATCCGTAGTTGTAAATGTATGTTCAGTAATCTCACTCATATCTTGTACTCCAAATGTATTGAATCCCGTACTACTACCAGTAGCCTGGAATAATTTAGAAGCATTAGTAAGATTAGGATATGTATTATTAAAGAGTAGTGGAATCTTTCCATCTTCATTCTTACTAAATGATACGTTTTGAAATGCTCCCTCTATTGTAGTTAATGCAGGATTGTACTAAAATAGATAATCTGGAATCTAACTATCAAAAGTAACTCCTGCAAATACATAAGAAGCATTCTATAGTTTAGGTAAAGTCTAAAAGAAAGAAGAAGATATTGAGTCTATATACGTTCCTAAGAACAGTTCTTGTACACTAGTTCCATTCTAATTAAATGTAAATTTTAGTGTATAAGTTTCATCAGTTTCATCTCCATCCCAATAATAAAGGTCTCCTTCATTAAATGAATTCCAAGTTTGAAGTAACAAATTTGCACTATTATACAATTCAACTTTAACTATAGAATTAACTACATCAGCTGTCGTTGTATTAAAACACCCATAAATATGAGGATGTTTTATTTTAACTTCTCCATTTACAGAAGCTATAATATCATCATCTACTACAAATTCAGTTTCTTTATAAGCTCTACCTAAAGATGACTGGACAGTAAATCCATTACTCTCCAGCCAACTTTTAGTAGAATATTCATTAGAACCTCCAGTAGTAAGTCCTTTTTTAGAAAGAGCTTCTGTATGTGTTATAAAGGATTTACTCATTTCTATTTCAATTTCAAATCGTCAATTTGCTGCTAAAGATAAGCTATCTATTTATTCTGCCTTTCAACTAATTCTTGTAGAGCTTTAATAGCTAGTACTCCTAATCTATCATACTCTACCCATTTAGTATGATCTTTATCTTCTCGTTCATGTACTATTTTAGCAAACTCTCCTCCTAGAGATTCAAGATATTGTGCACTAACTCCAAATGTGTCTCTCTTTTGTTCTCCTTCTTTATTCCATATATAATCAATAACAGGAACTTTAAGTAAATCATCAAGTACATTAGGAATAGCTTTAACATTTTCCTTAAATCTCATATCAGAACCACTATTTCCAGCACCACTCTTAAAGTCTTGATATACAGACCAATTATTAGATTTATTAATATATGCAATATTAGTCGAATCAATACCATTAAGTTTAGCTTTATCAGCAGCTGTAAGTAGTCCGGCAGTAGTAGTAGTTGCAGCTGGAATTGTAGTATCAAGTGCACCTCCTTGATTTCTTAATGCCTCAAATGTAAATGAAGTAGCATCAAGGCTCTTTCTACGAACATAGTAAACTCCATTAAGAAGTGCACTCTTATCAGAAGCACTCATAAGTCCAGCATAGTCAGTTGAGGCAATTGGAATAGAAAGATTAGAAGTACTATTATTAATCTTTGTAACTGTGATAGGAGCAGTATTAGCTGTTCTAGTTCCAAGTGTTAAACTCTTAACTGCATCAATGTCAGATCCACCTTCAGAAAGAGAGTCTAATTTAGCTTTATCAGCCGCACTCATAAGACCTGCCTAGCTAGTAGTAGCTGATGATAGAGTCATTAAACTAGTATCCTCACTAGATGTATAAGGAAGTCCTCCATTTTTAGTATATTTAGTAAACTCAAACTATACTCTAGCAGTAGTAGCTGTATATGTAGGACGGATTGCAGAAGGAAGATCAGATAGAATAGCATCTGGAAGATTATCATCAATAGAACCATTAATATCTACTGTTACATATGCTTTACCAGTACCATCAAGCATTACAGGATAATTATTACCAGCCTGGGTATATCCTATCATTATTCCTCCAATCTAAGAAGAAGTAGCTTTAGGAATACTAGTAAGATAATTCTAACTAGTTATCCAACTCTAAGTTACATAGTTACTATCATTAGTAAGTTCACTAGTTTTAGTTGGGATAGTACCAATAGATACAGTCTAAGCCTTGCCATTACTAGGAGTTACAGTGAACTTACCTCTAGTGCCAGAAGTAAATGTATAGGTAGTATTAGTATCATTAATAGAAGAAGCATTAACATAAGCCTTACCATCATCATCAGTAAGTACCGCTAAGTTCTTTCCACTAGTCTAATAACCAAGATAAATACCTCCTCTCTAAGTAGGAGATGCTGCTCTAACTCCTACTTCTACATTCTACTAAACTCCATCACTAGGAGTAACATAGAAGTTACTATCAGAACCACTAATAAAGGTATAAGTAGTATTTCCATCTCCTACACTTTCTCCAGCCTAAGGAGCATAAATATCAGTTGAAGTTCCGTCAATAACAATAGTACCGATCTTTAATCCAGAACTTAAACTTCTACTAAATTGTACTGAAGTAGCTCCACTCTATATTCCATCAAGTTTAGCTTTATCCTAACTACTCATAAGACCAGAAGCAGAAGATGTTGCATTCTAATATATAGTATCAGTCCAAGGAACATTTACAAACATCTAACCTGCATCACTAAGTTCTACTGGATAGTTTTTTCCATTTTCCTCATAACCTATTTTTACCAGGCCTAGTTCAGTACTAGTAGCTTGACTATAAGATACGGACTCACCTGCCTAAGGAGCAAATATTTCAATAGGTTCAGAATTAATTGTGATAGTTCCTATCTTTACACCAGTATCTAAATTCCTATCATACTATACAGAAGTAGCTCCCTACTGTATAGAATCTAACTTTTCTTTATCAGTATTACTCATTAAGCCAGGAGTAGAACTTGTAGCATTATTATAAGTGGTATCAGTCCAAGGAACATTTACATACATCTAGCCATCTCCATTAAGCTATACTGCATATTGTTTTCCGGTAGTACTAAATCCAATCTTTACTAAACCAAGAGTTGTACTAGTAGCTTGTTCATAAGTAGCTTCACTACCACCTTCAATTGTTATATCTCCAGAACCAAGAATTGATTCTCCATTAATAGTCTTAAATGTAGGCGCATTCTAAATTTCACTATAATTATAAGTAGGCTTAGTAGTAGTAATCCAAGTGGGTTTATTTACTACATTATCCCATTCTACACTATCTGCAACTCCGCCTCCTGTAGCACTAAGAGTTCCATCTCCAGTAATTGAAAGTCCAGCTCCTATCTTTACTCCACCAAGAACAGTACTAGATGCAACTGGCAGTTTATATTCGGTATCAATAGTTTTCCATTTATAGCCAGTATCTGTCTTAGTTAAGACTTGGCCTTCAGTTCCTCCTTCAAGTGAGGATTTATCTACTTTATTATTAAGAGCGTTCTAAGTTGCAGTACTTATTGGCTTATCTAAATCACTAGTATTATCTACATTTCCTAGACCTATCTAATCTTTAGTAACTTCATGTGGATTATTCTTATTATTAATATGAGCTTCTAAATCAGCAGAACTTACAGTGTCAACAGCCGTCCATCCACTTGCTTGTTTTCTATTAGCCCAATTAACTAACTAATAATCTTTATTTTTAGAAGCCACATACCATTTCTATCCAACTGCATCTGAACCATCTCCAATACTACTTAAAATAGTATCAGAGATAGTATATAGATCAGATACAGACTAGACAATCTTAAATCCAGATACTTCACCGGCATCAACTATACCATAAGCATTAGGATTATTAGATTTTATTTTATCAGGATAATATAACATTAAATTATTATACTTTAAACTTTATTTATCTTTATTGTTTAGTAACATCAACTTCTCCATAAGCTGGTGTCCATTCACTTGGATAATAAGTATCTTTATCAAAGGAATCTACTACTTCTAACTTTACTCCACATACATAAATAGTATTAGTGACATCGTCAGATTGTGTGTAGAAGCTAAACCACCCACTCTACCTATCAGGATCATGTAAGGATCTGTTAAGCGCAATATAATATCTCTTCCATTCTGTACTATTTACAGGACTATTAGAAGCAATCACATCAGCAGTCCTCCCAACTGAAAAGTTTACTGGAACATTAGGATCCAAAACTTTAGCATAAAATGTGGCTACAGTAGTATATGGATAAACATTCTATCCAAATATAGGTAGTCTAAATCCAGCCCAGTTTCTAGCCATCAGTCTATTATGACTAAGTACACTTAATCCCTTATATGTTTCAGCTTCTTTAGTCCAAGCTCCCATATAATTATATACCAAGTAAGCTTCGTCCATTTGTGCAGTTCCTTTTAATAAATTTCTTCCTTTATATGGAATAGGAGGATAGACATAATCCTAATTAAATTGTAATTTACTTATGTTATAAATAGAATCAAATCTATAAATACTAGATGAAGCAAAATCATTAGCAAGTAGATCACTATACTCTATTGGGATTTCTGGACATACATTACTAGTACACCATTTTATTTCCTCATCTGTAAGTATTCTATTAAATACTAAAAATGAATATAGAGCTTGTTTATTATTATAAATATAATTATTTCCATCCAAATCTATAGTTCCTCCAATATAAAGAGTATCATTATTACCTTGCCTTGTTCCTCTCTGTATTTCTAAAGTATTGTACTTAGTAGGGGTCATAACTAAGTTGGTATAACCATTATTGGGATGATTAACTTTACTAGTTATATCATTAAGATAACCATTAGAAGTAATTAAGTACTAATCTCCATCAGGTACACTATTATGCTACTCGGAAGCTGTATATCCTAGTCTGAAACTCATAGTAGCAGGATTCCAATCATCTAGTATGACTCTTCTAGCTATTACAGTATAATCATAAGTAATAGGCATAAGAGGACTTACTCCAATATTATTACCATTAAATATTACTGCACCGTCATACTTAGGAAGTTCCTCTACAGTTATGGTAGCTTGATTCTTATTACCAAAGAAAAATCCCCAAGAATTATTCTATCCTTTACCTGGTACTTGTACAATATATACACCATCTTTATTTATATCACTAGAGAATCCATAAGCCTAACATCCTAATCTAAGTAACTATCCAGTTTTATTAAGTCCATTTACTTTAATAACTATACTATCTTTAGTATAATCTAATTTAGCAGTATGAGCATTAGCTTGATTACTAGAAACATTAGAACTATATGATAACTAAATAGTATGCTCATCAATCTACTAACTCCCAAATTCAAAATGCCAATCATTATTAGCATTGAATATATCTTCTCTTATTCCTATACTAGAATTATTAAGTACAGCTAAGTCGTTACTATCACTAATTAGATTCTTTAGAGTTAACCTACCTTTAATCTTATAATCATTATCAATATAATCAGTAATAGATCCAATAGTAACACAGAAATTACTCATCTTAACTGTACCAGATGTAATTCCCTACATATAAGTTACTACTCCCGTAGTATCAGGTACATTACCTTCAGGATTCTAATAAGGATAATAAGTAGTATAAGCTCTACCTTTACCAGATAGATTAGTCTAATTCTTTCCTAGTTGTACAGTGGCATTTAAGTTACGTATATGTCCAGGAAGTTCTAAGCATAATCTAGTAAACTAGTTCTCATTAGTAGAAACTCCAGAGTATTCATAATCATAACTTAAAGTAATAGTTTTATTATTTACCTAACTACTAGGACATACTAAACTAAAGGTATGCAAATTAGTTTCTTTAGGCCATTCGGAGTTCTCAATTACTATTTTATTATTTAGTAATATATTAGTATTTCTAGGAACATAATTATCAACAAGACTTCCACTTTGAGGATCATACCAAGCTACACAACTCTTTCTAAACCATACTGGAAGATTACCAAGTGCATTTTTTATAAGTAGTCTTCTATGTAAACTCATTTTATTAACATCCTCCCATTACAGCAATATTATTCTAAATGGATACCTAATAAGTAGTATTAGGATAGATTTCATGATCTCCTATCCATTTAATTGTATCTGGCAATATAAGTGCAGTAGGACTAGCTCCACTAGTGAATTGGAATTGATATTCTGAAGTCTATCCTACAATATCATCCTACAATGTAAGAGTAAGCTATTTAGATCCCCCACTAAATACATAGAATCTTCCAGGTTCAAGAGCCTATGTAACAACTCCATTGTTAGTACTTATAGAGGCTGAATTATTCTAGAATGTGCCTCCATAAGCCCATTCAGACCATCCACCTGAACTATGTCCTCTACTCCAGAATCTTCCATTACTATCTACATAAGTCTAAGTAAAGTAATTAGGATCTCCATTAGAACTTACTAGTACAAATCCCTAGCTATCAGAAGGAGCATTATAGTCAGTTCCTCCAGCTACTGCATATAGTCCTAAAGTAGTAAGAGTATTTACGTCAGTTTGAGGGAAGTCACTATTAGGCTTAAATTTTAATAGATCATTATAAGGAGATATAGAATCATCTACATACTTCTTAGTAGCTGGATTATAGTTAGAATTAGGAATATAAGATGAAGTATTATCTTTAGTCAATACATTATACTAAGTTATGAATCTTGGGGCACTTAATGTATTGAAGTTAGGATTAGTAGTAGGAGCAACTCTACTTTGCCCATCTGGACTTGTAGTTTCTTGTTCAAATATTTTAATTATAGTCTTTGTACAATAATAGTTGCGTAACTAGTAAACTCCTCCTCCTCTTACATATATAAAAAATGTATAATAGGCAGGAACATCTATTCCCTATGTGGTAAGTAGTGAATACTGACCAAACATACATTTATGATCAGATACACCAGCAAAATGAGTATTAGTAAAATTATATAGATAATTCGGCACTCCACTATAATATGACCCATACTAAACAGCACATAGCATATAGCCAAATGCACCCCCATATATATTAGTTCCCCATTCTAATTCTGGAGAATTATCTTCTATTTCCATTGTAAGATTAAGTACTATATTATCAGTACTAGCCACAATTCCAACTGGATACCAAGTATTTCTATCATATTTAGAATCACTAAGATCTATTGTAACAGGTTCGGAAAATAATCCATTAACTACTCTATTATAAAGATCAGGAGTCATAATACCAGGCTTAGTACTATTAACTTTAGGAATAGGAGCTGAATGTCTCTAATTCTCAGTAAGGGGGGAAGTTGTAGAAGTACAAGAGTAATTTAGGTACACTCCATCTGTATTCTACTAAAATGGATTAAGATCGTTTATATGAGTTATACTTTGTATTTGATTAAGATTAGCTTTTAACCAAGAAGGCATTAAACCATCTGATCTTTCTGTAGCTACATCATCTCCTTCTATTATTTTCTATTTAGCACTCCAAGTAGAACCACCCTGACTATATCTATGATATAAAGTTCCATCTCTATTAAATAGTATTTGGTGTATAGGTCCTCCTGAAAAATCCGTATCAGATCCCCAAGGTCTATAAGTTAGAACTCCATAAGATCCTATAGGATCTACATCATCAATACTACTAGCATTTTTATAATCAAGTGTTAATCCTCCTACTACCTCTGAGGGAACAAATGGTTTCTTTCTAGTATCATTAAATAATACTCTTTTAGAATCAGGATAAATCTAGGTACCAGTATTATTAATAAGTTTATTATCTTTCCATCTTACGTATTCAGTGAGGTCAACTTCAGATTTATATTCTCCTAGCTTTTCCCAAGCATTATTTACGTAAACATATTCTATATAAATGTTCTAATCTCCAGTTTCAGTAGAAGGAACTAAATATATTTTAGTAGTATCTATATCCGTAGTAGGAAGAGAAGATACTAATTTATATAATGTAAGATCAAGAGTTATATCACCCTTTCCTAAGAGTGACTCTCCATTAAGTGTCTTTAGATTATCCTATCTAACATAAGTACCAGTAATTAAATTACCTAAAGAATCATAATAAGTAGAAGGATAGTATTCAAATTTACTTATATTATCAGCTGTAATGGTATAAGTATAAATTCTATCAAGAGTTCCGTTTGTGCCTACTACAGTAGATCCAATTAGAGATAGTATTATTTGACTATCAGTAACTCTAATATTAGCATATTCACCTCTAAGTAATGGCTATCCGGTAACTCTTACAGGTAACTTCTACGCTTTACTTTTAAATTCATCAAATGTAGTACAATTAGCTTCTTGTAATACCTAAGGTAAATTTAAGTCATTTAATGAACTAAAAGATAATACAATTGCTTTATCTGCATTTTCTTGATTAATCTATTCTTGTGTCTTATCTAATAAATTATCATAAATCTAGTCTGTCATAGCCAGAACATTCTATGGAGTATCATTTCTTAGTACTCCATATATTCCGATCTCTCCTTTATTTACTGCCATTTATTATGATACATTAATAGTTATTGTCCCAGGATTTATCTAGTTAGTTGATCTATAACATAAATAATTTCCTTTATCTTGAACTGCAACTGTAATAGCTTGTTTCATAGGAACAGCAAATCCAGAAGAGCTAACTGATTTAATTGTCATTCCTTCAGGAATACAAAGCCATATATAATCACTACTAGTAGAATCAAGACTTAGATCACTTATAGTTGCAGTAGTTCCTCTAGGCTATTTAGTAAGAGTTAATATCTATTCACCAGTAATAGCATCAGAAGCCAGTCTTCCATAATATCTAGGATACCTAGCATTTACCGTTACAGATTTAGAAAGAGAAGTCTATACTTTAGGATCTTCATTATTAATATTAAATTGTACATTAAATGTATGAGAGTCCTAAAGAGTATAAGTAGTTTGAGGCTCAGCCTCATCTACTGTATAAGTATAAGTAAGAGGATTACCATCAAATGTAGCAGAAGTACTTAAAGTAACTGTGTCAGATTCTCCTTTATAAATAACACTCCTATTTACTGATACTGTAAGCTATGCATGTAACCTTACAATAAGCTAAGTAAAATCATCAGTAACTGGATTTATAATATCATCTATAGAAGTAGTACTCCCAGCTGCATTTACTAGGTCTGATGAAGTTTTACCTTGAACCTTTATTCCGACTGATTTAGTAATAGTACTGGGAAGAATACCACGCACGGAAACACCGAAGGACCGATAATCGTCGCCGACGTAGCTGCTGAAAGCATTGAAGAAGAAGTCCCAGGCCATCGAAGTTCTAGAAGAGGAAAGCGAAGAAGACCACAGGCGGCTGTTCTTACCAACAAGGTTCACAGAACCTCCGTCAGCACAACCAGCGGCAGGAACAAACATATATGTTTGTTTGTCACCCTTCTTATAAAATTTCACACCCTTGATATTTTGATTTGACGGTTCTCTTTCCCATGAAATAGTCAACCTTGAACTACTACTACTTTCCTGTGCAGTGCCTTTAATTTTCTCGCCCTCTGTCGGAACTAAGTAAATGTCGGTATTCATGCACAACTCAATAAATTCATCCTCTGTCGGCATTCTCCAATTGCCCCCCATATTTACATGAGCTGCGTCATCTTCTGGATCGAGAACTGTTTTGTTGTCAGTTTTGTTGTATTTTGAGAAGTTGTATATAAGGCCATTAATCGAGAACTTGTAATCCTCCTGATTAAATGCCTTTAATCCTTCCCCGTCACCTACTTGCTCGGCTGTATATCCTTGTGTGTCACCCCATTGGAAATACAAACCTGATTCTTTCTCTGATGTAGCTCCTATATTATATTTAGCCCATAGATTACCACTAGGTAATCCTAAGTCTACATATTCATAGCCATTAGCATCAGGGCCTGGCGAAAATACTATATCTCCAGTCATAGTTCCTCCAGTAAGAGGAAGATATGTATCTTTAATTTCTTGAATAGATTCTTCAAGTTCTTTATCTTTATTCTAGAGTTCTTGAACAGTTTGATTATACTATTCTTCAAACTCTTCAAAAGTACTATTATCTAATTTATTCTTTAATAGATTATCTACTTCTTCTTTAGTATAATATGGAGTAAGATCTACATATTTATATCCTACTAATTCCCAAACTCCATTAGGATTCTAATCGTCTTTTATCCATATATACTCATTATATCTATTATCATTATCATCTCCATTCAGAACAAAGTAAAGCCTATTAGGTCTACCTTGATCTGGAAGAGTATCCACTACAGACACTTTTAATGCTTTCTTAATTTCACCAATAATTGCTGTAGGCATAATTAATATCCGTATTGAATTGTATTTGCAGGAGCATCTAATACTTTAACTACTAATTCCGGATTCCATCCTGGATAAAATACAGTTTGTATTTCATCTCTGCAAGAAGCAAGAACTACAGTTAAAGTAACATCATCATCTGTAATATTCTTTATAAGAAATGGATAGTCTCTTTCAAAAGTTCCTTCTATATTACCCATAGTAGAAACTTGTAAACTATTCACTGTCTAACCTTGATTTTCAAGTGCAATTGCCATATTATTTTAATTAATGAGAGGCCATATTAAATAGTACTCCAATAAATACAGCAATAAACACAGGAATACATCCAAGTAATGCTGCATATGTATCTTTTTTATCAACCTTATCATCTAGTGCTACTTCTTTACCCCAAGAAAGAAGAGCTACAATTAATGTACCCATAATAGGTAAAGCACAGGCAACCCATAAATTAGAGAATGTTTCTTGAAGTATAGCAACAAATGTAACTAAAGAACAGATAAAGCCTCCACCTAGAAAGTGGAGTACTTTATCAATTCCTACCTTATTTATAAAATCATCTAATAGTTTCATAATTATTGAAATCGTAGTGAAACGCCAGTAAATGCACCAGGGTTATTTGCTCTATAAACATATAATGTAACAGATAATCCAGCTGCATTAGTTATTGCAAGTTCAGACTAAGTAAATGCTCCAAGTACAGGAGTTGCTCCGTCTTGAATGATGGTAGTAAGATTTCCGAGTGATTTAGGATAGGCATAAATAAACCACTACTAAGGAGTGGCTGTTATACTATTCTTAGTACAAGCTCTACTAGTAGATAGTTCATTCTATAATCCTTCAATATCAGTTTCAGAAGGAGTATTAGTATTAAGTACTCCCCAGAATCTTCTGTGCTAAAATTGTACAAATACGGAATCTCTTGTAGTATCTACTCCTTGTGCAGGAAGTACATCTTTTCCATTAGATCCTACCATTAGTCCAGTCTTATCTGCACATATTCCAATTTTAATAGTAGTATTAGTAGTAAGTTGAGGACTAGTGTAAGTAGATGAATTAGTATCAGATTCAGGCAAATCTGACCAATTAGAACTACCTTCTACGGAAGTTGGATCTTTCTTACCAGTTTCAGAAGTCCACTTGTAAGTGCCACTAAAAGAGGCCTTATAGCCATTTTCAAGAATTGGATTTCTAGAATTAGGAACTGGACTAATTTCCGAATCATTTACTGTTGTACCACCATTACTATAAAAAGTCCATGTTCCTGTTATGTGAGGATTAGGCAATGCTAAATTACCATCCCTTACCCCATCTACAAATGTTTTATCTACTTTAGAAAGTACTCCATCATCTTGCTTAGTAGCTTGCGGAATTACTACTTTACCTTCATCATCAGGAGTAAGCTCTTCTTCGTTTTCCCCTACTCCAATTATCTTGATTACTTCGCCATCAAGCTAGTCAATAAGATCTCCTAAATGTTCTTCTCCATCTTCAGTTTCTGTAAGCTACCAATTCTAAGAATCATTAATATCTCCTCCTTTAAAGATATAAGTAACCCATTTATTAAGATCAGAATCTTTAAATCTAATCTTTACTCCGTCGTGAAGTACTAATTCAGGATAATTCTAAAGTTCAGTTAATAGAGTTTCTAAAGTAAATTCATCTCCAGTAAGACTAGTAAAATTAATTTCATCTCCAACATGAGGATTTGAAAATATTTTCCACTCTTCTGTACCATCATCATTAATAATCTTTATTAGTCCAGTACCATCATCTTTTAACCAAACATGATAGTCTGTGGGAGGAGCATTATTACCTCGCCAAACAGAAACATTTCTATTAATATTCTTTATCATTAATTATTCTTTTTAGATCAAATTTACAATTACAAGTACTATATTCTTTCTTAGAAGAAAGTAGTATTGTACTACAGTATCCTCCGCAAGGAAGCTATGGATCTAAAAGAACCTTATTTATATTTTCTTCTAGTCCAATTAGTAAACTCATAATTTTACAATTTGATAAGTTTCTGTTTCTGCATCTATATAAACTAATATTTGTTTATCTTTAAGAACATCAAACCATTTAGGAACTTGCGTAGACATAATCTATCCTTTAACTGTACTATCTCCTACTAATCCTAGATTCTCTTTAATTTTCTAAATTTCTTCTTCAGAAAAGCTAGAAAAATAATCGTCTCTTCTTAGATAATCTTGTAGATCCTTGAAACAGACATGTCTAAAATCATTATTTATCATTGATTAAGTAATTGCTAGTAGATTTTTATTCTATTATCTAATAAAGGACTTATCTCAATAAAATTAATCTCATTAAGTATATGATCGTAATTGTCCTTATATCCTTTAAATAATCTATATAGGAATTTATTATAATCCTTAATTGTCTTTCTTTTCAAATCATCTAGAACATCCACAACGTGAAGAGTATTTAATATTAGTATTATTTTGCTCACAGAATGTACCGCAGAAATTAACTGTTTCAAGAAGTCTTTGAGCCTCTTCCAATTGATTAAACTCTACATAATACTTAATAATATTAATAGTCATCCATAGGAAGTCCCTTTTAAAGATTAAGTCTTGAATGTCATCATTTCTGTTAGTACATCTAATCTATCCTATTTCAAAAATCTACTTACAAAGATTTATATAGCACTAGTATAAATAGCAAATAGAAAACTCTTCTCTACTTGCTCCCGAAATAGTAGTATTTTCTAGATTAATTTCTTGCAATATCTAAACATTCTACTTGACTAATTCTCCACTTACATATTGGTATAAATCATTACCATCTGTAACAAATATCTATTTACTAGTTAATAGTTCTGTATTGGATGACGATATTTGTTCCTGTAGCCATTCTAAAGATGGAACTATAAAATGGTTAAATACATAATGTCCATCTTTATCACTACTGTAAAATACTTCATCTAAATAAATAGTATGATCATTTACAATTGTATGAATTAGCTAATTTTCATTTACAGATATGTAATTAATTACATTTATAGTATAAGTTTGAGAATATTTATATTTATTGTTAGTATATGCAATCCTTAAATTATCCTAATTAACTTCCTCTTCTGGAATATACTAGTCAGTATCAGTAAGTGTAAGATCTCTAATTCTCATCTTACATCCTAATACTGGAGTAACAATAAATTTCAAATCCATTATATATTTCTTATTTGATCATTATAAGGATTATTATCATTTAGCTAAGCTAATTCTATCTCAGTTCGTTTTTTAATCTCATCAGCCTAACTCATCTTAAATTTTCTATCAGTTTCAGCTTTATACCAATTAACTCTATCTTCATTCTAAGCCTTAGATGCTTCTAGTTGAATCTTAGATTTCTCTAATTCATAGTCTTTCTTCTAATACTACTTAAGTTCATCAGAAGCCTATTTAAGTTGTTCTTTAAGCTATTCTACTTGTTGAGCCATTTTAGTAAGTTGATTATTTTCAGCTTTCTATGCTTCAATAGATTTCTTAATTTTCTAATTAAGTTCTGTTAAACTCTTAGAAGTTACAGCTTCAAATATAAGACTAGGTTCAAGTGCTCCACTCTTAATAAAATCAGGAAGTATCGACTTTACATACTCTAAATCTTTAAGTACTTCACTAGTAGTACTAATATGTACATCAAAATCACTTAAAGTATAGTATTCAGGAAGTGCAGTAAATACTCTCTAATATTTATCTCCTAAGAGTATAGTACCCTTTAATCCATTCTTGTAGACTAGTTTAGCTAAATTTAGAGAATCTGTTAAGAGTTCATTAGCTACTAAGTCCATTTGCTAGAAGTATTGTTTAGTAATTATATAAGAGTTATTCTATCCTATTTTAATATTAGTAACAGCGTCATGAGCTTCAATTCCATTAAGTCTTTCTCTAAAGACTCCTGTAATTGAAGATGCTGTTGCTTCAACTGATTCAATTGCTATTTGTATTGCTTGTATTGCTTGGGCTTTAACTGTATCATCAAAGCCATTAAAGAATGTATTAATAGGTGCTTGTCCAGCTCCCATACGTCCTTCCTATGATGAATCTATAAGTGCTTTGCCAGCTTTCTTATATGCTGACCATTTTTCAAGTCTCTCAGGAAGCTCAGATCCTAGGAATTTAGGTAACATAGAAACATCAATCCAGTCACCTACTGTACCACTTGAAGCAATTAGATTATCACGATAGAACATTAACACGTCATACTTGTCCTATAGCTTCATACAAGCAAGCATTAGAGAGTAGGGTTCTGAGTTTCTATTCACAAAGTAAACACCATTTACAGTAAGACTGCAATAAGATGGATTAGTAACACTTCTAATTACATTTTCATCTTTTCCTTTTAAGATATAGATTGATTCTCCAATTCTAATAGTTCTATATCTCTACATTACAAAATCCTTATCAGTTTCTATCCATTCTACTTCATAGACAGGAATAAGTTTATAATTATAAGTATTATAAGGTCCAGATGGATAACCAGGAACTATTTCCTTTCCAGCATTAATACCGTCAGTGGCTGGAGTTCCATCAGCATTACTAAATGATCTTACATAATAGTGAGAAACATCAAACTAATCTCTCCATAATTCTTTAATTGAATCAATATCTTCTTTAGATAAGTCCTTTCCATAAGTATTAAGAATCTAGGTTTTAGTACGCCATTTTCTTACAACTACTCTATAAGAATCTTTAATATATGGAGATTCAGGATTTTTATCAATAAATGTATTGAGAGGACTAAGAACATCAATAACTATATTGGAGTTATTAGGTGATGGGATAACTCTATAGAATGTATAGCCAGTAATTAATAAATCAAGTAACATCTACTTTAATTTAGTCTAAAGATCTGTTTCCCTAGACTACATTATATAAAGTAGTACATACTAAGCTGCCTACTCATATTGTGATATAAAGTTATCATCAATATTCTTAATTAACTTATCTACTTCGTCTCTTACAGAAGTGTCAAGTAAAGCATCATCTCCTCCTCTCTAGAGAAATGCCATTAATCTATTTTTAAGTTTACGAACTAAAAACTCAAATACATTCTTTGCAATTTCAAGTTCTTTATCTCTGTATATTTTAGATACAGTATCAGGATCTTTACATGTAACTTTTGGAATTATTGGAGAACTTAAATACTCTCCTACTAAGGCATCTATATGTTTCTTAATAAGAGGCACAAACTCTACAGAAGTAGGATTACCAATTCCAAAGTTCTCTTCTAGGTATCTAAACTATTCAGCATCCCTTACTCCATTATAGTAATTGTATGCCTTTTGTAGATCCCATTTTGGGTAAACTAATTCGGCAATAGCTTTATTAGTCTTATCAATAAGATCAGAATCTTTCTTACTTATTTCTTTCATGGCATCCACAGGGTTTATTTACATTGCATTCCTAATTAGGAAATGTTTTATATCCTTCAAAGTATTCAACTTTGTCAAATCGTCTATTTAATAGTTCATCTTTAACAAACTTGAGAAAAGGCTTATCGTGCATTTCTGCACTAATAGTTATAGGCCGTTCTACATTATTAAGTCCAAATACTACTTTATAGCCTACTGGCTCTAATTTAGTTACCCATAACTTACCAATATATCTTTTATGATATAACATTTCTATAAGTTCAAGAATACAATTCTTTAATTCTTCTGTTGTCATCTATATCTCGGATCACTAGTTCTTCTAATATTATTATCTCCAAACCAGTTATTACTTACTATTGTATTTATAGGCTACTACTTAGGGATTACTCCATAACGTTTATAGCCATGTTCATCTGTATAATATCCTATATCCTAAAATTCTTTATAAGAATCGTCTTCAGCTAATACTGGCGCTCTACTAGATAATTCTTGATCAGCAAGTTCCACCATACCCATTGCGGCTACAATATCAAACTTACCTTTATTCTCATCTGTATATCTATTAAGCTAGTCGAGCACATCTTCAAACCAAATAGTGTGACAATAATCATCTACAAAATCTGCAATAAGATCTGTCTGCTAATCAATAATCCTTCCAGTAGCTGGAGTACCATATTGCTTAGATATGCCTTTCTAAATGTCAGTAAGAGTAGCTCTAGGTCTTTTCATAAAGTATGAGAGAAATCCATTCTCTCTAGCCCAAGTTACAAATCCAACTCTAGTTGCTTCTATATTAATTCTACAATTATAATACTAAGCCAGCATCATTGCAGTTTTATAGGCAGTTCTAATATTGTCAGGTCTATCCTTATAAACAGCTACTATCTAAGGTTCATGTAGTCCAAATGCTCTTTTCTTTATTACCATACAGAAACTAGAAGCATTCTTAGTACTTTCTGAAGTATCTCTTTGGCCAATATCAATACCATCGACACCAGCCACATAAAGATCTATCATCTTCTAATAAGTCTAGTATCTATCAGGATCTACCTATACTTCATTAAGCTCATCTTCTTTCTTTAATTTCTATATTTGTGAAGCATATTCAGGACTCCATACAGGATGCTCTAGGATTTCTACTGTGCCAGAATCACTAGGCACCCATCTAAAACCATTAATGTTTTCCTTATTATGAACATTATTCTTAAAGGTATAATCTATTACTCCTTTTACAGGTCTAGGTCCTATTTTATGAAGTCTAATATTAGCAAGCTAGTCTGAAATCTTTACTTTATTAAATTTATTATCACCTTCAAGATTGAAGGCTTCTTCAGCTGTCCAACAATATTCAGCACAGTAAATAAGATAAGACTTAGGTGTTCCATTAAATCTGTCTCTTTTGGTTTGCAGATATTCTTTAGCTTTAGATTCATTACAGAATCCTCTACTATCAATATATCCAGGAACCATTAGCTACTAAAAGTAAGGAATAAAGAATCCAGTTATTGCTTCTTCTCCAGTCTAAGTATATTTATGCTTATAAGGTAGTACCTTAAAGGCCTCTGGATTGTAATATATCTCTCTTAGACCCTCTAAGTTAACCCCCGAGTCCCCTCCAGTTCCACCAGCTAGTATTGTAGCAATTGTAACACCTTGAACTTCAGTTAAAGCCTATGCTTGAATAAATGCTTTAGTAGAATGGGGCCAAGATCCAAACTCATCGAGTATTAATGAGTCAACACGATCACCTCTAATTTTCTAAGGATCATCAGCTACAACTCCTTGAATGGTAGAAAGCCAACCAGCTTGTATTTCACCTCCATTATTATCTTTCTAAAGTACTCCAGATATTTTCTCCCATTCTGTATTCTTTATCCTGCGACGTCTCATCCCTCCATCAGTAGAAGAATCCAAGAATGTAAGTGCATGCCATACTTTCTTTAAAGTTCTTGATAACTTACCTGAATCAAAGCAGCATACCATTGTATTACTCTTAGGAATAATAGTGTACATATTAGTTGCAATAGAAGCATTTATTTCTGAGAAACCTATACTTCTAGCTTTCATAAGTATGCAGTTCATATGCAGTCTTTTAGCTAACTCATAGTAGTGAAAGAATGTATATTGAGATACAAAGAAACGAGGAAATCCGTCTTTACGACCGGCAGATGCTTTATTATTACTATCAACAATTGGTAGTTGGTAAAAGTTGAGAAAGAAATAATTATCTCCAGTAATTGTATAACCATTTACTGTCATTCCATCTCTACATCTCTTATATTGTTCTGTCCAATAATCTGTAAACCTTTTAGTACCTTGTGGGAACTGACAATAATGACCTGTTCTAAGATATTCATTTCTAGCTCCACAGAACCACTCAGGATTAAAATCTAATCCTTGTGTTTCATTAATAGGTCTATATCCAGTTATTTCATAAGATAAAGTGGGATCAAAATAAGTAATTTCATCGCCCATCTTGACATCCCACTCTTCCTTATTAATACTCTTATGCTTATTTACTAACTATTGTACTACTTCCTTAATTTCTTGTTCTTCTTTCTACTTAGTTTCTTCTACTATTTCTAAAATGGGCTTAGGAAGTGAGGTTGGTTTCTCTCTTTTAGTAGACTAAATATTATTAGAATAAACTTTAGGTTTTACTTCTTTCTTTTTATTAACTACTTTAGATTTTCTTTTAGGTATAGGATCAATATCAACTAACTTAAGCATAATTAATAATTAAAAGGAGTAAAACCATCAGAGCCGCCGCCTCTAATAGAGGAGGCCTCGCTTATTTCACTCTTAACCTATTTTTCTAAGGCTATAAGTTCATCATTAACTTTAGATAAATTAGATATTTCTTGCATAATATCTTTTACTTTATAAATAGGCTTATGAGTTAATTCGTCTCTTTCTTCTGGATCTATATTCTTAAAATATAGAATAAATTTATCAACTGTTACTTGTGCTGCATGTAACATTTTAATAGATCTATTAGATTCTTGAATTTCTTTATACTTTCTACATGCTGCACGAAAATCTGGATCATTATACTACTCTTCTGTAAGACCGGAATCTGCAAGTGCTTCTCTATGTCTTTCTCCAGTAGTATAGTCTGCATAAACAGACTACCAGTCAATAGCTAAATAAATATAAGTAAATTCCTAAAATGCTCTTAGTTTAAGATTACCTTTAGGATCTTTTTTAGAAATATTCCTATCATTATCCATTAACCTTGCAAACTCTTTTACTAAGAGAATTTCAGGAACATTTAACTCTATCTTATTTTCAGCTCCATTATAAAGGAATATTTTATTTATCATTTAATTACTTTTTCTTTTTAGCTTTACCTCCACATTTGTCAAGTAAAGCTCCATTATAATTCTTCTTAACCAGTTTAGCTTTCTTCTTACCTCCACACTTCATTGATTCAGTGTCGTAAGGATTGAGTACCATTCCATCTTCTCCTTTCTTAGTCTTCTTTTTAGCTTTACCACCACAAGCAGCTTTAAATTCTTTTACTACTTTAGTTCCGCCACAAGCTGATTCAATAGGAGTGTAAGGAATAGCTCCGCCTTCCTGGCGTTTCTTTTGGCACTTCTTACAAATCTTTCCACCTACTTTATAAAGAGTAAGTTCTTCATCTTCTGCACAGTCTCCAGCAATAGATCTGATGTAATTAAGTTTAGCACCATGACGTGCGGCCTTTACTTGCTGCTGTTTCATCTAAGATATAAACTCATTATACAATTTCTAAAGTCCATCTTTACCGAGTTTCTGTACATAATCTTTTAATTCTTGTTCTGATTTAGCACCAGATTTCTAAACTAAAAACTAAGCAAATGCTTTTTGTAGTTGTTTTTCGTCCATTTTTACTTAAATTTATAATTATACTAAAATAAGATCTTTAGTATTAAAGATAGATTCTTGAAGTTCTCCAGTAGTAGTAAACCATCTACATCTGATTCCTTTAAGTACATTCTCTTTTGCTACTCTATTCTTGAGTAGAGAAATCTCCTTCTTTACAACTAGCATAATAGGCTTATTAGGAATATCCTATTTAAGAGTTACTAGTGTTCCGGGAAGGAAATAAGTTTTTTCTTCATTTTGCATTGTTTCCATAAAATCTTTCTTTTAAATGTTCATTAATTACAACTAGTACTCTATTCTCATTTACTAGTACTAGTCCTTGTTTATAAAAAGGAATAGGAACTTCACTAGTTCTAGTCCACATTATAATATCTCCTTCTTTAAGATATTTACATTCTGATCCTACCTCTAGTACAGTACCTACATGAATAAACTGTTCTTCCTCTTCTATTTCTCCATTTTCTCTATTCTTATATTTAGGCTTCATACCGCCCATATCAATAATAAGACCAGTCTTTTCACTTCTTACAATCTTTTGAAAAGGATTCTCATCAAAAGGTTTAACAAGTACATAAGTCATAATAGGCATAATCTCAATACTATTCATATTCTGATTGAGATAGTCTGCATATTCCTCTAACTTCTTAGCGTGCTCATTAAGCTCTTCAGTTCTTTTTTCTACTGCATCATTATACTTATTTGCAGCTTCCTCTTCAAGGATTTGTTGTGCATTAACATCTCCAATCATAAAATGCTTAGCATCAGATTCAAGTCCGGTTACTTCTCTTGCAAGTTTTTCATTTTCAGTTAAATTAACTCTTTCCATATTCACATTAAATTTTTTAAAATTACCATTTGCTTAAAGGACATTGTTCATCTACTAAAGATGTTTTAGCTTTTAGAAAGCATCCACATCCATTATAAAAACCATCTTTCTATTCAGTAGATACTTCTCCAGTTTCTGGATTATAGAATAATCCACTATTACATACTTCTCTACCTAGTCTTCTTACACATAAAGGACACTTATGACATATCTTTAGTCTCTCTTCACTAATATCTTTATTAAGACCAAAGAACTCATTAACGTGTCCTTTTACAATATTACCTATATTCATAATCTATTTAATTAGTACACAATATCTTGTAAGTCAGCGTATTGTTGTTTATGTATAACTTTCTTTTTATAATCTCTAAGTAATGCCTCAACCTTATCTTTAAGATAATCACAGTGATATAAATGCTCTCCACCTTCATGATCAAAGTGAATGAGTATTAGATCTTTAATAATAAAATCCTTATTCATTTGCTGAATCATCCAAGCATAAATGGAGAGTTGCATAGTATAATGGTAGAAATTAACATCAGGAAGGTCACTAAGCGGGTACTTCATGTTGTAAGTACTCTTAGTTGCAGTATTGAATACTCCTTTTGTCTTTATTTCTCTGTTACTCTTAAAATCTCCAACTATTATATCATTTCCTGATTTAATTACTAAATCAGATTGTCCTGCAATTCTAAGAATACCATCAGAAGATGTATAAGATAGTAGATATTCTGGATATACTCCATACTCTAAGTCTAAAGGCTTATAATCTTTTATGCATTCAAATTTTCCACCTATTCCAAATCTCTTAAGATTTACATTCTTTCCTGATTTATAGAATAGATTCTCCATCTGGGAATGTATCTTAGTTCCTCTAGCACAAGCCTCTAAATTAGTTTGCTGCCACTCATCAAGAATGCCTTGTTGAACTTTATTAAATTCATTCTTATCTATATTATAAATAGATAATAGTTCATCGTTAAACTTCTTAGTCTTGAGAAGTGATTTCTTTTCTATTTTCCATTCATCAGGAGATATAAGTTTCTCTAATGCTTTATATTTAGACCAGAAATCAGAATCAAAAGGTTGAGTATATTTTTCAATTAATGTAGTTACCGATATATATCTAGAATTATCTTTTTTATTCCAGTATACATGATTGTCATTATTAAAACATATTCCATTATTCTCTTTATCAATTATCATTTTTGCACTACACTGTTTAAATTAGGATAATCTAATAAAATAGATAACTTCTAAATCTATGGAGCTATTACTTTATTATAATATCCAAGTTCATACTATTTCTTATTCTTATACAATACTATTACAATTCCAATAGGACTATCTAAACCTTCAATAGGATAAAATGCTGCGGACTATGCTCCACTTGCAACTAACTATCTATAAAGTTTAGGAAAAGTAGTCTTTATCGAATTTATATCATCTACTCTTAAATATCCAGAATTATGTATTCTAGATAATTCATCTTCATAATAAATATATTCTAGATCATTCCAGAATCTTTTCACTGGTTCATCTTCTATTCCTTTAGGAGTCTCTACTATACAATTCAAGTATAAATATCTAATACCTTGCAAACTTTTCTTAGAGTTATGATAGTTTAATAATAGAACATTATAACAATCAGGATCACTCTTCTAAATAAATGTTATACATTCAGTAAGTCTAGGAGCTATCTTTAAAGTGTACTAATCTGCTTTTAAATCTATCTATTGTAGGTTATTTGTATATTTAGTTAATAAAGATTCATAAGACCTACCGATATACATAGTATATATTAGTCCTCCTAGAAGAATTATTATTAAAGTCTTAACCTAACTATTAAGTTTATCTGTAAAATTCCATACTTTTCTTAACTGTGCTATTAAATTCTTAATCATAGTTACTTTATTTTTGCTACTTTAAATGTAACTACTAAATTTGAATTTATGAAAATAAATGTCAATTACATTTAATTTTCAAAATTAAAATTATTAATTCTACATCACTAATAACTAAAAATTCAAAAATTATGGCTAAATTAAAATTAATACCTAGATTCAAGAATGGAGGATCAGGTATTCACATTAAAAAGAAAAACAGAGGTAAGTTTACAGAGTATTGTGGAGGTAAAGTAACTTAGGAATGTATAGAAAGAGGAAAGAATAGTTCTAACCCCACAATTAGAAAAAGAGCTATCTTTGCCCAGAATAGTAGAAAATGGTCTAAGAAGGAGATTGGAGGTACTATTTCAGTACTTGATACTAATAAAGATATGGCTGAGAGATCTTTAAAGCTAGTAAAAAAAAACAAAAGTAAGTAAAGCACAAACTGGAATTAATTACTGACTAGGATAGAAGGAATAATGAATTATAGAAGCATATACTATGGCATTCTATAAGCACAAGTAAAGAACCAGTAAGTAAAGAATCAGAAAGTGAGGAACCCGAATTTATCTAGAAAATGAGAGCTTTAGATTCTAATGTTGCTTATAGTGCAGCATAGGTTGCTGATCCTACTGGAGTAAGTTCATATCCAGGATTAATGGTAGCTGGATATGATATGTACAAAGATCCTTCATTAAAGAATGCAGGTAAACTATTATTAAATGCAGTAGGAGCTATTCCACTTTTAGGTAAAGCAACTAAAGTTCCTCTTACTTTAGCTAAAGGCTATTAGGGGCCTAGAGCACTTAATAAGGCTAATAAAGTATTAGATACAGTTCCAGAAATGATTCCAGGAGTTAGAAAAGTAGCATAGGAAGTATAGAATGTTACTTCAGGGATTATTACTAATCCAGTAGCTCGGTGATTCTATAAACCAAACACACTTAGGAATATGAATTATAATGATGCTGTTACTAGTAGAGTTAATAATTCTGTTAATATTCTTAATGGCTCTAACTCGCTTACTGACTTTGTTAATTTAGTATAGAACAGTAGAGAAAAATATTTAAAGTGACAACTAGAGAGTTTCTAAAAAAATATAAAGAACATCATAAATGTATAGTATGTAGAGAAGATGATGTTAACTGTTTAGAATTTCATCATTTAAATAAAAAAGATAAATTATTTTCTCTTTCTCATAGATTAAAGTCTACAATAGACCCTAAAGATGTATTAAGAGAGATGAATAAAACTTGTTTACTTTGTTCTAATTGTCATAGAAAGTATCATGGTGGAACTCTTAATGTTGATGATAAATTCTTAGAAAAGAATAAAGTAAATGTATTAATAAGTGATTATGATCAAGAAATTAATTAAAAATAAGTAGTAATGAAAATAATACATAGTAGTTGGTTTCCTTTTGGAAGATATAGAACAATAAACTTATTTGGTATTCTTATAACTAAAAATAAAATAGTTAGTCAGAGAACTATTAATCATGAATCAATTCATACAGCACAAATGAAAGAAACTCTTTATGTAGGATTTTATTTATGGTATGTAATTGAGTTCTTAATTAGATGGATATTTCAAACTAAGTTTAATTGGCATGAGGCTTACAGAAATGTTTCTTTTGAAAGAGAAGCATTTAGTAATGAACTAGATGATAATTATTTGAAATATAGAGTAGATAATAGTTGGTTTTATTTATTGCTTTAAAACAAATAAAGGCGAGAGTAATTAAACTCCCGCCTTTATTTTTTTCTCCAAATACCAGTAATACTATCAACTCCAAGTAGTGTAGTTGAAGTAATAATAACAGTATCAAGAATATCTGGAGCTTGTATTCCATTAACAGTGCAATAGATGGACATTATTATTCCAACTATCCATCCAAGTGCTCCAAATATTCTTTTACTGCTTACTCCACTATCTGATATAAATATCTTAGTGATAAATTCTCTTAGTCTCATGCCATCTTATTAATATTATGAAGAACTAAATTAAATGTCTATCTATACTAATTTAAAGGTAGTGTAAAGTATCCTTTACTTTTAATATTAGAGAGAAAATCTCCTTCATTAAAAGCATTAAATTTATTCTTTAATCTATCTATATAATAAGTAACAAAATCTTCAATAGAATCAAAATTCTTAAAAGTATCTCTAACTGTTACTAATCTTCCATTTATATATTCTTTAGTTGTAAGTTCTTTTCCAGTACTTCCTTTAATCCCTGCAAAATTATTCTTTCCAGAAGGTTTAGAACCCCAAGCTGATTCAAGAGCCATCTAAGATAATATAAGATTAGTATAGGAAAGATCAACTCCTTGCTTAGTAAGTTCAGTTTCAATTAAAGGTTTAAATGTATTTACAAACTCTTCTTTAGATTTAAATCCTCCTTTCATAGAATGTGTATTAGGTTGTTTAGGAGTATCTTCTTTAAATAGTCCATTATTATTAATATAAGAATCTACATCAAAAGTTGGTAAGTTCTCCATATATTCTTCAAGAGTCTAATCTTTGGGAAAACTTGCAAGTAATGATAAGAATCTATCAGCATTAGTAGATTCTGGCTCTTCTAATTTAGTAGGGTTCTACTAAGGAAGATCATAAGGAGTATAAGTTAAATATTCTGGAACTTCAAACTAACTGTAAAAATTAAATATATCAGCCATAGTAGTTATCTAACATTAATCCAGATATTGATTGAAATCTTTTAACAGACATATTCTTAGCCCAAGTGTCAGGGCCTAAGTGGAGATGAGGACCAGTAGCTCCAGTCCTTCTCATAACTTCAGGAGTAAACTCTTCAAGTAATCCTTTATTATTATGTCTCATCCAATTTACTACTCTAGGATTAGAATACATAATATTAAGTAATTTATTGAATCCTTCTAATGATTTATCTATTTTTCCATTAAAGTAAGGCTGTATGTCATAAGCTAAAGGATTACCATTAGAGTCTCTTCTACTATGATTACTAGTTCTTCCTTGTTTAGTAGTACTTCCTTTTCTGAAACTTGAAGTAATATATATTGGAAGATTCTCTTGTTTAGCTAAATCTTCAAAGGATAAATCTAAATAAGACTAATCTTCTACCGTAGTTGGAATTTCTGTCTATTCATCCTAAGGCTATTCCTAAATAATTATTGGTTCCTCCTCTTTAGACTCTTCCTGTCTTTCAATTGGAATACGAATCTTCTTCTAAGGCTTATATGTAAGGTCTGGAATAGTAGGATCATAGACTATTTCATAAGTTAAATAATCACTCATCTTCACTTAAGTCTAAAAGCTAATATACATCTCCCCATCCAGTAGTATCGGGTTTAGTCTCAGTTTGAGGTGTTGTCACTAACTAACCTGGATTACGGTTTAATCTCTTTCCATTAAAGAGATAGAACTTTGGATATTTTGTGAGCTATTCATTGGATACTTCATATCCTCTAATATAATTACCAGTTCTATCATGCTTTCCTAAATCATTATAGGAAGGAACCATAAATTGCTCAGTCTAAGGATTATAAACTCTAGGAATTGCAACAGTATCTCCATTAATAGTAGTGAAATTAGTACTATCATTATATTCTTGTGTTGCCTAATTAAGCCAATCATTTACTCTCTAATTAGAAATAGGAGCTACAAATGACCTTCTGCTCTCTTCATTAGCTCTATTATTTTCTTCATTATTTCCAGCTGTCACCCCATTATATATAAGAACGGGACTAGCACCAATACCACTAGCAACACTGAAAGTTCTAAATCTCCTTCCCCAAGATGGTGTTCTAAAGTATCTAGGATCATAGATTTCAGTAGTATTAATACCCGTATTATATATGCCTCTTAATCTACCCCATAAATTGGTATTTCTATTTGCCTACTAACTCCCCCATTCCTATTTCCATTCTTTATATTTAGTATAATCGTACTTAGGTTTAGCCTCAGTTCCATGATTACTTCTAGTATAATAAATACGACCGTAATTTTTATCCTTAGGTCTAGATGGTCTAGTATATAAGCGCACCCACCAACTAGCTGGATTTTTACCAGTAGGTTTGTATTCCATTCTATTATGCTTGGGTTGTCCTTTAATAAGAGGAATTTCTTCTGTAGATGTAGATTGTGGTTCAGGTGTCTGCTAAGATTCAGGTTGAGTAGTAGACTATGGCTTCATAGGCTAGTCTGACTATTGGGTAGTAGACTATGTGGTTGTAGACTACTCTGGAGTTATACGTGATGCCTCTGGTTCTGAAATCTATTCAGACCTAACTGATCCTGTATTTGAAGGCTCTCTAAAGGTACTTCTAGGAGTATAATACTAGGAATTATACTATTCATTACTTAGATGGCCTTCTGACTTAAATAACTAAGTTTCTACTGGTTGGACTCCAGTAGACTAGGTACTCCAATTAGGATTAGTAGTTCTAGTCCATTGCTAAGCTGAAGTTAGTGGTGCAGATTCAACTGGCTACTATGTTGGAGTAATAGGCTACCTCTAACCTGATTTTCCATAATAATGATTTCTAAGAGCATCATAAAATATCTATCTAGTTCCTTCATCAGGTATAGCATATTGGTCTAAAGGTGATATTAAATCATCATCTACTTTTTCTTTTTTAAGTATTTCTATTAATCTATTTCTCCTATTTTCAATATTTTTATCATATTGTTTACCCTATTTTAATCCCTTACCTAAAAGATTATATAGACTACCCTGTTCTATTTTAATGGGATGTTTAAAGATTCCTAATAAAAAAGGAGTAGAAGCTAAAGTATTAAATCCGGTTTCTATATTAGGATTATTTACAAATTCACCAGCTGCATGTACAGCGAATGGAACTGTAGCTAATGCTTGTGCAGTTTCATTAGTTATTCCTACTTTACCTAAATTATAAGCATCAGCTGCTTTACCAGCCCAATAAGCTGGATCTGTCACTTCAGCTGTTCTTGCTACAGCTCTGCCTACTTTAGGAATAAGTCTAGCTGAACCTAAAGTAGTTCCAGGAAAGGCTATAGATGCTATTCCTAGCATAATCTTTGCGGCATCATCTCCTCCTTCTTGGACAGCTTTTGAGTGCATAACCATAGCTTTTGGATTCTTGAGCCATCCTCTTTGAATGGATGCTACTAAACCTGGTGTTCTATCATAGAGGTTTCTTCTTCTTATTTCATCTATAAGTTTAGGATTAATATCTCTACTAATTACTCTATAATTATCGTGAGGATCTACTAGGAGTACTTCTCCACTATCTGCATTTATAAATCTATACCCATACTTAGCTATATTATCCCAAGTAATATAACGATCTCCATTAGGTCCAATGGTTACTCCTTGTGTTGGAATATGAGGAACCGTTATAACTGCTTCTGGTAAAATCTACTCATAAGGGATATTATACTTATCTTCTTCGATTTCAAGTGTAGGTACTTGAACTCTAGTATTATCAGGCAAAGCAACATAGACAGGTTCTTCTACTTGCTCTTTACCTGATAGTTGTCTACTAAACGGAGTTGGCATTTATTTTTAAAGATTAATGTTAAACAAAAAAAGGTAGAATGCGTGTTGCACTCTACCTTTATGATTAAGAATTTTAAGTTATGGTTATCTCACACTTATTTCATTAAGATTATCTTGCCAGTCTAAATATATCTATTCATTCTGTAGTTCTTGCTAAACTGATAATTTCTGAATTATATCACATAATTTAATACTTATTTCGTATAAATTATTGAGCATCTACTGATTGTTCATTTACTTATTTATTAGTTTTTTATTTATAGATAGAATACAAATTAAAAGTAATTAATTAAGAAAAATTTAACAAATAAAATATAAATTACTTAGTACCAATAAATTCATAATCATCTACATTAATATAGTTAGAAATGCTATCAAGAGTACTATAAATAGATTCAATATAGTCTCCTTTCTTTTTATTCTTAAAGAGATAAATAGGAAAGTCTCTTGATTGAGTTTCTACTTTATTATTTGCTAGTTCAATTTCATTTTCAGTAATACCCATCTTATTTAATTTCTTAGTAAGATCATTAGTGGTGTACTGTTTTCCATTATACCTAAATGTTACTGGCTTATTCATAATATTTATATTTAACAGTTAATACTCAAATAGTTGGGGCAGTGGGACTCGAACCCACAAAACTTTGGTTTTCTTACTACTAATTTTTAAATGTAGTTTAGACTATCACATCCAGTCCTAAGACCAGTCTTTCTATTTAGTCGTTCACGCTGTATTTAAACTTGCGCCCTGTCATACTTATTTTTAAGTATTTCCAAGCCCATTAAGAAAGATTCTACTTAAAGATTATGTATTATCCTTTAAGCATCCAATATTTCAAAATAATAATCCTTATATAAAGTGTTGTTTATCTTTTTAAGAATGTTTCTACAAGTCTTTATTGTTTTAGTATTTACTAGATTATTATCAATTAAATACTTACAGCAATCAGTAATACTTCCAAATCTATTAAATTCATTATGATTACTATCATACTGTATAACATATTTTTGATTCGGCTTGCTTAGTCCAGCTTCATTAAGTGCTTGTTTAACTGCCTTACGAGATATTCCTAACTTACGAGATATCTTAATAATATTATGTAAAGAAGAGTACTCTTTAATAATAGTATCTGAAAGTTCTTTACTTATCTCATAATGTGATTCATTAAGTTGTCTATTTCTAGAACCGTAAGTACTAGTCTGAGAATGACAATTAGGACATAGAAATCTTAAATTTTCTAGTCTGTTATCATTATTAATTCCATTAATGTGGTCTAACTCTAAAGATAGAGTTTTATTATTCCAAGTAGATATTCCACAAACTGCACATTTATATGGAATTAAATTGTTTTTAATAATTTCTCTTCTAAGTACAGTTCTAGAATGGGATGAGTTGGAACTAAATAATTTATTATAATCCAGTAGTTTAGATACTGATTTAGAAGTAGAATTTTTACCTCTAAAGTCTAGTCCAGTAAGATTTAAATCGGTCATTCTCTTTTTAATTTGAGAGTGTCCCCAACTATTTCCAATAGTTGAATATCCTAATTTAAATAGTACTTCTGAAATATTTAAGCTAGACTTAATTAGTTCTATAAATTCTTTATCCGATAAACTGTAAACTTTATTAGTCATATTTTGATTTTCTAGAGACCAAGGAATCTAACCAATTCTTCAATGCCCCAATTATCTATTAAATAAGTGTATTATATACTTTAGTAAGACTAAGAATTTTATCTCTTAGTACAGGTTTAGCTAAAGATTTAAATAGTGCAAATAGTTCTTCTGTAGGATTGTTAGAAAGCTCTCCTAGTGAATAACCTTTATCTGTAAATCTAGTGCAAGTTTCAATAAAGGATTCATCATCAAGGCTTTTTGCAAATTCTTCAATTTGATCTTTAAGAGTAGGAGTTTCATCCTTATACTCAATTCTTACTGTATTATCAGTAGTATCTATAGTTAATGTTTCATTTCCATTTTTATAAACCTTATGTCCTGGTTCATCTGTGACCAAGAACTAGTCATTTGCTAATTGTTCTATCAGTTTCATAGTTATTTAATTTTAACATGAACAATAGTATAATCATAAATTTACTAAACAAAAATAAGTATTGTTAATATTTGTTAAGTGCCATAGACATATAAATACGGGTACTTTTATTTAGTACCCCCTAGGGGTAAATTTTAATTCCGGAATTTAAATTGAAGTTTTTGTGTAGAATTTTAGGAAATTATATTTAAATAAAATATAGGGGAGTAGCTGGTGTATACTATGTATATATTTTTATGATATGTTTTGTATATTGGTATATACTATGTATATATTTTTGTGATGTGTTTTGTATATTGGTGTTCACTACCCTCTACTTCCCCCTACTACTTTACAATATAAATCAAATTAATAACAACTAAAACACTTACAATCATGGACAATTACACGAACATGAATTTTAATGGACAGATGAATCCTAATGGGATGAATCCTAATGGACAGAATCCTAATGGGATGATGAATCCTAATGGACAGATGAATCCTAATGGGATGAATCCTAATCCTAATGGAATGAATCCTAATCCTAATGGGATGATGAATCCTAATGGAATGAATCCCGTACCCGACATTCAGGGCAAATTGTTTCTTACTTTTGAAGAAGCAAAAAAGCGCGCTAAGGCACGCATGGGCGGACATCTGCCGTCCTTTCCTATCTTTGCTGGAAAAATCTATGATTTCGACTTCTCGAAAATTACTACGGAAACAATACAAGGAAGTGGCATCGAATGGGAGGCGGTTTCGTCGGCTCAGGGCCCACGCGTGTCGCTAACCGCATTTATCCGAATGGGCGCCGTCAAGGACATAGAAGGCAACGAAATATCTGATTTTTCGCCTACCGGTGTCGTCAAAATGAAATGTGCGGACAAAACCGCCGAAAACGGGCGTAATTATTACACCTGGCAAGTAGTCGAGTAACTTTGAATAGAGAGAGGTAGAAATACCTCTCTCTGTTTGGTGTATGTCCGCTGACAGCTGATTTTCAGCACTGTATTGAAGAATTAGTACAAGTAAGTTGGAATTGTGATTTTTAGATTTTGATGTATGTAAATTGAAAAACTATTAATTTAATAATTCAATTTCATATTTCAAAATAAAAACACTAACTTAATGTTTTGCACTGAAATTACGGTTTCAGCTTACCTGTATTATTTTCTGAAATTCCAAATTAAATTTATATGAATTTTACTTGGAAAATTAAAAACTTTTACAGGTTTGCTAAAATTGCACTTTTACTGCCACATACTTTTCCAACGACAATTCCAAATTAAAATTTAAAAATTTATAAAATTTTTATTTGGAAATCTCGAGAAAAAATACATGTATCAGGAATGTGTAATTTAATTACTCTAATTTACCTGTCAGTATATCCAAATAAAAGTTTCGATACTCTATCATCAGAAATCTCAATTTCGATACTCTATTGACAGTTTGAGTATGAGTTTTGAATTTTCCAAATTAAAATTTTAAAAATTTTCCGACCCCAAAAACTCAACTGTATGTTAAATTTGATACATCCTTATGCACTATTTGGTGTAGCAAAAAATGGTGTTTTAGACTTCTTTGATCCGATAGAAGGGAAATATTTAGGCGTGAGTGATGCTCTCCCACCCTGTTTTGGTGCTGTATCGTTCAACTCACCGCTCATAATTTCCAGCTTTTCCAACACTTTTAAAATCCGTGATTTGAGTTGTTTTTGTACCATTCCAACTTTAAAACTCATCAAATGATAACTTCAATCTCCTGACACTTTCGTCTCTTCTCTAAGAGATAGGTAGTACCCGAGTTCGATTCTTGGATCAGGATCTACAACCCCAAAAACATAAATCATGAACACTAAAACATTTTCCTTCATTTGTGGCATCATCATTTCATTTGTCACATTTTTCTTCGACCTCTTCTTCATTGGAGCAGCCGATAGCATAGCTGATAATGGGTATTTATGGCAGTTTGTCTTAATTGGACTTCCATTGAACTTTATATTCTATAAGTTCATTACTGATCCTAAAACTCATACAACTATTAGCAACAAGCTACCAAACAGCATTAAAACCTTTTTACTAAGGTTAATAAGCAACCCTTAAAAACAAAATAGCCATGTACGAAATTACCTACAAAAAAGAACTCTCCAACAGTGATTACACACAACATAAAGTGTATCACATTAAGTCAGATGTAGATGACTTCCACAAAGCTAAAAGAGAAATTGCAGCTTTAATGGAAAAGGAGTATACAATCTGGTCAAGCGGACTATATTATGCTAAGAATCGGAATGAACCGTCTATGTCTAATGCACTTCATCCTTATTATACATTTAGTTATAACGAGGATCTTGATGTGTATGTTTACACTTTAGTGTTTCCATACGATGACTAAAGTTCACTTTTGAAGAAGGATCTCTAGTAATAATTGCCTGCTAAGATAGTTAAAAGTAGTAAAGGCAATTATTACTTGAAATTCTTTGACAGCACTGAGAACTTACTGGTCAACAACTTGAATTAGAACATATTGGAAAAGAACGAGGAGCACCATCATTAGAACGACTCCAAGGATGTGCAATATGCTGTAGAGTCGTAGAAATTGCAATATCAATCGAACCTCTTGGCAACAAGATCTGCACTTTCTTGTGCTTACAGCATCTTACTAAAGAAATTGAATTCCTCAACAAACTCGGTGAAGATCTCGGATTTAAATAACCCTCTAAAAACAAAAAACAATGTTAGACATAAATCTTAAAGTAAAGTTCAATCTTAACAGTAAAGAAGAACTTGCAGGAGAAATTATTAATCTTCCTGAACAAGGCTGGACTGTACCCAAACAAACAGAAGCCGTATCGGAAATTGAACGTCTAATAGAAATACCTATTAGGTATCTCCACATTCCTTGTACATCAGGAATCTGGCCTCCCACTAAATCTCTTGATGATCTAGTCAGCAGAGTTATTAACCTGATTGGATATGGAATTACCTTTAGTAAACCTGTATCCATTCCTATAGAAGCTGAGACTAACTTCTATGTAACCTATAATGGTTTACGTGGAAAACTGAAACACACTTTTACAAAAGACGCCTACTGTGTTATTTTCAGAAACCATCAGAATGAAGTGGTTCCTGAAATAAAAAAGCCATTGGACAGTCTCTTATTGAATCAGCTAATATTCCTTATGCAAAAGAATCAACTGATATGTATTGGCCATTGACTGAGACTTATTCAGCACATTAATGAGAAATTGTCATGACATTAGAAGAACTTTTACAGGCAGCTGAAGAGTATAATCTTCAATATGAAATATCTCAATGTCTGGAGGCAGGAATGTCTCCAGATCAGGCTGCACGAGAATGGAATCTATAGTTTCTATAATTAGGTTGAAATTCCTTGCGCAGAGGCGCAAAAATCCTCTATCATTAATGAATATACCTTGACGCGGTTTAGAGGCATTTAAACAAAAGTATTCATTTATTTGTTTTTAGGGTTATAAAAAATAAAGGAACGTACCTAGCAAAGGTTCCTTTTCCTATAATTTATAGGTATTCCTTTAAGCTGTACTATTTAAAGTGTAGATATAATAGTATAGCAATGCTAAATGTTTTTACTAATTCAACAGATTAATCTTAAATTAGTCTACACTTTTAAAATAGAAAAATAAACTAAAACCCTATAAAACTTAGAGCATTATGAGACCAAGAATCAAACAAAATGTAGTAGTTTCGGCTACTGGTAACTCATCCAAGAGAACTCATACTAGAAAGTCTCTGCAAGCTAATCATGAGATTAATAGTGAGTATCTTCAATCTGTACTTAATAAGTCTCCGAAAAGACCTTATGTATCAGTGTTTGGCAAACTCATGCCACTTCGTGAAGATGAAGTTCAGTCAACAATTGATTCAGGAATTAAAGTACAGTATCTATGAACCGCAAATATACACTAACGGAAATTACATCCAATTTGAATAAAGTGAGAGTGGACAATCTTAATGTTCCACTCTCTTACAGTGAACTATCTGATCTTATTGGTTCTACTGGAGTTCCATATCAAAGAAGATTTATTACTTATCTTCTTAAAGGATGTATTAAGAGAGATGGACATGTCTATTTCTTTGGGTCTTCTCCTATACATATAAAAAGAGTAGAAGCAATTATTAAAGAGCTTCGTAAATACTATATTGATAGGTTAAAAACTAAGAAGACTACATATGTAAATGAAATTCCATCTGTGGAAATGTCCGAAACTGAATGTATAAATTTCTTGAAATCTAAAGGATATATAATCTTGAGATCTGTATGATTAAATTTATATTTCCTTATGCTATAATCATTAGTATTAATAGTATGTTGATCTTACTTCCTTTCTATGAATATAAGCAAGGTCAATTTATTATTGATACTAATGATTATGATAATCATTTACTTAGTAAATTACTTAAAGTAGATGATTTTCAAAAATTTATAGGACAATCTCTCAATCTTAAAAAGAAAGTATGGAATATATACTATTCTTTAGAAATTGAAGATTTAAGAAGAGTATATGACTTATTAAAAGAAATGATATGACCGAACAACAAATATTAGAAGCAGCTAAGCTCATTAGGATAAGAAAGGAACTTGAAGAAAACACTCCTAGGTCTAGTGACATGTTTCCAAATATAGAAACTGATTCTGAAGTATGGGATGATATTCTAGACAAGTTCTCAGATGTATTTGAAGAGTCTATTTCTCGAATGCTTCTTGATTGGACTCACCAATGTCAAAACGAAATCAATGATCTTTTAAATAAATAAGCCCTATGAACAAGACTAATTTTGCTGGTAAAAAAGTAACGAAGTTTAATCGTACTCTTGTATCTCCTTCTTATAGAGGACATCAATTTAGAGTTCAGATTAATCGTAATAATGCAATCCATGATATTGTGGAAGTAGACAAGGAAGGAAACAGTATTGGAAGATACTATGACCTTCTTAACTTTGTTGCTGGTAGACAATTCTGCCAAGATACGATTAACACTATCTATAACTATGTAAACTCTATTGAAGGATGAAACTTCCAGTTAAATACGAATCAACCTTTAAAGTTGACAAAGCTAATAGAGTAGTTATTTGTACTCTTCATGCTTGGTGGGATTTTGGTGAAAGTCATTATGACTATTGTTCTCTCCTTCGATTCTTAGATAACCTATCTGGTAGAGATGATTTTAATCGAATGAGGATTGTTAGAAAAGCAAGGTGCTTACCATCTGATCAATTTGATGAAAAACTTGGAAAGAAGATAGCACTTTCTAAGGCTAGAGTTGCACTCTATAATAGAGCTTATAAAGCACTACTTAATAGTATTAAAGCTATTAGTACTTTCTGTTCTCCATATACAGATATACAGAGAGCTATTGAGAATAGTATCAGATCAGAAAATAATTATCTAAAGAAACTAACTCATGGTTCAGATAACTGAAAAGATAAAAGGACTTATCAATAAAGATAAAAGCCCAATTACTGCAAAAGATGCTGTTCAACTTCTTCTTATTGGAAAAGTGGAAACTCCTGAAGAACGATATAAAAATTTCATTAGTCAAGTTAATAATGACATTGAAAGATTAGCTAAGCAGTTTCAGAAAAGATATTTAGTAGTACTTATTCCTGAAGATCTTCAAGAAAAATCTAAAGACCTCAAGACTGAGTTTACTGAAAGATTCTTTACTGCAGCCTTAGTTACTTCTAAACATACGTTTCTGATTCTTGAATGGTAAGGTTGAGAATTTATTCGTGATTACGGGATATTTAATACCATGGTCCGTGATGGATAGTGGTATTTTTCTTTTTTTAAAATGCAGATTAAATACTAAAAAAGAAAAATGAAATTTTTATTTGGCGGCGACTTCCTGACCGCTTATATTTTCTCCTGGGAAGCGGGGAAGGAAAGGAAAGAGTATAAGTAATAGTATAGTATAATAATATATAGTATTATATTATACTCCCTTTAAAAATAGAGAATATTCCGAATTATTATTACTCTTTTTTATCTTTTCCTTTTTCTCTTTCCAAAATTTTCATTTTCAATTCTCTAAAAATCTCAAGAATGATAGAAGAAGAATTTAAGTCAATTTACGATAAACCATCTAAAAAGTACATTTTAGTTACCTGGCCGGAATCTCAATTCTTATTTGAAAATCCAAGATTTAATGAATGTCTATTTATAAGTAACTTACCTAATCATGATTATGTAGGAAGTTCTGCATATATGTGTCCAGAAGATCTTTACAATGAAATATTTGAATTATGATTTTACTATGGTTAAGAATATACTTATGTGATCCTCACAAAAAATTACTCACAGAATTACTTAAAGAGTTCTTTAAAGGAGGAGTTAAAGAGTTTAAAATACTTGATAAATTTTACGCTGAAGTAACTTTTAATAATAATTACAAGTTCGTTTATTGGATAGCTAATAAGTATTATTCTTATTGTGATGAATCAAAAATAATAACACCCATACCCGGATTTACTCCTATTTTAATTCAACATTATAGGCCATCATGCAAGATTATTTACAAATTAGCTAAATTGGAAAAAGAATATAGAGATTCTCATTTTATTTGATTTTTACAAATTTTATACTCATCTTTATGGAACTTTATTCTTTTTACTGTATTTTATTTATGTCTTAATACATAATTGACCAAATAGCTTACTTTCAGTTCCCGTATTATCTAAAAATCGGTGACTTTTTTGCCGTTCTTTCAAAAAGACATAAACGGTAGCGAGTTGTAGCTAAAATCAACATTATTTTAACTAATTACAAAGTGAAAGTAAGTAGTAATTAGTTATTTCCTCTATCTTTTAAAGGTAGAGGAATTTATAGGGCTCGTAGCATAATTGGTTAATGCAGCAGACTCATAATCTGAAGATTGGGGGATCATAACCCTCCGAGCCCACATTCAATTAACCCTAAACAACACAACAATGTATAAAGTAGAGACTAATAAGGTGATATTTGAATCACAATCCCTCTTTCAAGCCGACTATGCTTGTAGTATGGTGGAGCATTACCATCACGAAGCGCATAAAATTAATGTAAGTTATGGAAATATTATATTACTATAGTTAATTAGTATTATTAAAAATTAGTATAAAGCACCTATAACTCAAATGGCTAGAGTATCATCCCTTTAAGATGAGAGTTCTTGGTTCGAGTCCAAGTAGGTGTACATTGTTTAATAAAAATTAATAATCATTTAAAACTATGGTTTATAAGAATAGTAGTCTCATTTTTAAATTTTGAACTTATGAAAAAATTATCTAATTTTATAATTCATTTATATAAGAAATTAGCACATTTCCTCGGACTACAATTTAAGGATGTAATATCATTAATTTATTTCTTGATATTTCCTTTTATATGGACTATTCTTATAAATCCTGTACTTACAATTGTATATTCAGTAATATCAACCTACTTAGAAGTTAGAGGGAAAGAAACTATATTCCTTTATAAGTTCTATAATTTAGGAATTGATATACTTTATAAACTTTCTAAAAAAGGAATAAATACTAATTTACTTATAATATTATTTACTTTAATATTACCTTTATTAATAACTGTTTTATTAGCTTTATTATGAAAAACTATTTAAAGTTTTCCAAAGGAGATAGAGTAAAGATTATTCGTACACATTCAGATGATCTTAATAAACTTGGAACAATAGTAGAAGTAAGACCTAGTTTTTGTAAAATCTTACTTGACGGAGCAACTAAGTCCGTTAACCATACGTATGGTCAATTTTCTAAGGTAGAAGAAGAACTAAAAGATGAAACTAATAGTTAAAAGAGTAGCTAAGAAACCTAAGTACACAATTGGTAAGCTCTATATTGATGGAGAGTACTTTTGTGATACACTCGAAGATACTGATCGTGATCTTGATCAATCCATGACCGAAGAAGAAATAGCAAGTCGTAAAGTTTATGGAAAAACTGCTATTCCTACTGGAACTTATAAGATTACTATGAATGTAGTAAGTCCTAGATTTAAAAATAGAAGCTGGGCTAAACCTTGGAATGGTAAAATACCTAGATTACTTGATGTTCCTGGCTATGATGGTGTCCTAATCCATGTTGGGAACACAGAACAGGACTGTACAGGATGTTTGCTTGTGGGAACTAATAATGTAGTAGGCAAAGTTACTAATAGTACTACTACATTCCATAAATTAATGGAGATACTTACTAAAGCAGATAACATTACTATTACAATTATGTGATAGTTTTAAACTTTAAATATTTTAAATTATGAAAAATCTTTTATTTGTAGCTTTGATTGCAATTAGTGTTTGTGCTGTATCTTGTAGTACTGGTAAAGCTGGAAACACAACTGATGTAGATTCTACGGCTGTAGATTCCACTGTGGTTGATTCTCTTGATTCTACTAGTGTAGATTCTGTAGTACTTGATTCTGTAAAGTAATCAAGTTTTATTTTGAGTCTTTAATAGTTCACTCAATATTAACGAACTATTTTTATGGAAAGAGTAACCTACAAGGAGTAGGAATTGTTCATAGTAATATGAATGAGGATCGTAACCTCACCTTTCCACATTTGTAAAGTAAGAGTTATATTCCTCAGATCTTTCACCATTTATTTTATCTTATATTTTCTTGAGCGTCTTATAACTCTTACTTTTTTATTGGAGGTTAAACTAGTGTGGTATGCTAGACCGATCTTGAAAATCGTGTGTACGGTTAATAGCCGTATGAGAATCGTGCTCTCTGGCCTCCTCTTAAATATTTATAACTTTTTGAGGCATTAGTATAATGGTTATTACACTACACTTCCAATGTAGATATGACAGTTCGATTCTGTTATGCCTCTCTTTGTATTTTGGAGAAGTAGCACGTAATTGGAAGCGTCACAGTCTTCTAAACTGTTGCCAGACGGCCTTCAGGGTTCGAGTCCCTGCTTCTTCACTTTGCTTCTGTAGTATAAAGGTCATTACACCTGTCTTGTAAACAGGAAATAAGAGTTCAATTCTCTTCAGAAGCTCTAATTATTAGTTAAATTAATATAAAGTAAATAATGAGTAACGACACTAAAGATTTAATAGCATTTCTTATTGGGATTGCACTTTTATTAGTAGGAGTTGCATTTATAAATTGCAAATCTGAATCTGAAATTACTATTGAAGAAGTACAATATAAAGGAAATAATTATATTATCTTTAAAGATGGAATTAATACATCTGTTATTAAAGATAGTATAAAAAGTTAATACTGATTATTAAAGACATACTTGATGATAGTATATTGAAACTCTTAAAAGAATAGGATATAAAGAGAATAATTAATAAAAATATTGATGAAACGAAACAATTAATAACAGTAATTAAATTATTGAAAAGAATATTGGTACATAAATTTTGGGTAGCATACTACTGCTTTCAAGTAGGCTTGTACTGGCAAGGACTTATACACGATCTATCTAAATTTAGTTGGACTGAGTTTAGTCGTTCTGTAAAATATTGGGATGACGAGATTAGCTCATTAGCTAATGAACATAGAATAAATGGATATTCCGAAACGTTCTTACATCATAGAGGAAGAAATCCACATCACTATGAGTATTGGATTCATAGCTTAGATGATGGAGGAATACCTGCTAAGATGCCTAGGAAGTATGCTATCGAGTTGGCTTGTGATTATCTAGCCGCTTGCAAAACTTATGGAGGAAACCCCAAAGATGAGATAGATTGGTGGAAGGAATACAGCCCTAAAATTAAGATGCATGAATCTACTAAATCCTATCTTTATAGTATCTTTCAAGGATTCCATGATGGTAAAACGTTAAAAGAAGCAATTGATTTTGCTGATATTTTTTACAAGATAAATTATTAACTAATAGCTTAAAAATGAAAGAAACAATAACCTAAGTAGAAGATACATTTTAATATTTTTTAGTAAGGTCCCATGTCCAAATCGGTATAGGAGGCAGACTTAAAATCTGCTCGGCAGTATTGCCGGTCTGGGTTCAAATCCCAGTGGGACTACAATAGTATATAGATTTGCATATTTTACTTATTAAGTATGGTTACGTAAAATAATTAAAAAGCCTATGACATTAGAAGAAGCAAAGAATAATTGTAAAAAAGGATGGAAACTAAATCCTAATACTAAAATAGTAAATGGGATAATAAAAGGAATTAATAAATGTAATGGAGAATGTCCTTGTAATAATACTTCAGAGGATAAACATTGTCCATGTAGTAATTATAGATATAATAGTGAATGCTGTTGTACTTTATATGTCCGTAATACTAATGATGAAGAACTGTTTAGGGTTAAGCAAGTAAAGAGAAAAGAGGGACAACTTAATAACTAAATTATCTGGTCTGTCGTCCAATTGGTTAAGACATAAGTTTTTGGAGCTTAGAATACCAGTTCAAGTCTGGTTGGACCAACTAAAACAATCAACATTTTTAGATAATTATTTAAATTTTATTATGGAAAAGTTAATCGGATTTGTAGTTTTTGTTGTAGTATTTTTACTTGTAGCAAAACTTGCGCATTTTCTTTTGTACACTGCTTCTGACAATATGTACGATGACGAAACAGTAAAAAGAATGTATGCTGGAGGAAACTTCTGGTCTTTTCTTGGTCAAGTACTTCTATTTGAGCTTTTAATTGGTGCAATAATTTTTGCATTAATACTTATTATTAGTGTTATTTTCTAATTCTCACATAAAAAGGAGATATTTGTCCTTTCACTTCCTATTGAACTAAGAAATGGACATTTTAATGATGGGGATATGGTGGAATTGGGTAGACACGTATGCCTTAGGAGCATATTTCAGCAATGAAGTAGGAGTTCAAGTCTCCTTATCCCTACTAACTTAAAATGATACAGCCTATGAAGAAACTATTTCTATTAGTAGTTATGATGCTTTCTCTTCAGGGTAATGCTCAAAAGCAATTTGAACATTTACCTCCAACTAAGGAAAATATTCTTACGGTTTGTAAGTATCATGGTATTCAATTTCCTAAAATAGTATTAGCACAAGCTATACAAGAAAGTGGTTTGAAACCAAATAAGCGTCATAATAATCTATTTGGATTATCTCACAGTAGAGGATTATATAAGTTTCCTCACTGGAGTTATTCTGTAAAAATGTATAAAGATAAGATACAGTCTAGATATAAATCAGGAAATTATCTTAGCTTTATTGATAGAATTGGTTATGCTGAGGATCCAAACTATATTAGTAAAATAAAAAGAATTGCTAATAGCCTATGACAGACGAGGAGTTCAGTAATTGGATTGACAAAGAACTAAGTACTATTACTATTATCCCATCTATTTTATGAATGACTATATAGTATTTTGTGATGGTGCTTATAGTTCTTCTCTTAATCAAGGAGGAATAGGAATAGTAGTACTTAAAAGAGAAGAAGATAAATTAGTAATTGTTTCTAAATATTCCAAAATGTTTAGAAATACTACTAATAATAGAATGGAGCTTCTATCTGCCATCTATGCTTTATCTGCAATTAAGAGAGCTAAGAGTATAACTATCTATTCTGATAGCATGTACCTTATTGGTACAGTTACTCAGAATTGGAAAAGAAAGAAGAATCAAGATCTTTGGGAGAAACTAGATAAGATATTACTAAATACTAAAACACCAATCAATTGGTTTCATGTTAAAGGTCATTCAACTAGTTACTATAATAACATAGCTGATAGACTTGCAGTTGAAGCTAGTACAATAGCTGATTTAGAATGAAGATTATTGATAACTTATCTAGAACTCTTAAAAATAGAAATATTATTAAAGCCGGAATTAAGTTTTATCCTTGGGATTATGCCTTTATTCTTTATTTAGAAAGAGAATCATTTAAAAGGATGCTTAATTACTTTAGTAATGACTCTATTTTAGAAGTAAGAGAACGCCAATACCTTGCCAGTAGAATTAGATTAATTATTAGACTACTTGATTTTCTCACTGATCATTACTATGAAGGTAAGCTCAATTTTAGAAATTCAAATAGATTTAGTAAATATAATTTAGCTGGAGATAAGATTTGGAATCTGTATTGTAAAGCTAGAGAACAATATTTTAGACTTTTTTGGGACTGATGGAAAGAACTGAGCTTATTTCATATCTCAATAAGCGAGATGTAGATATTGAAAAGTGTCTCCAGCTTATTGCAGAATATTGCATAGATAATAATAAGAATCAAGAATACATAAATCATTTTCTTGATCTATTATTAATGAATCCTATTCTATTGACTACTATTTATAAAGTAGTATTTAGAAATGTACTTATTAAGTACAACATTCATAGAATTATAAAGAATCATAAAGTAGTTCTTTATTATTAAACAACCTATTAAGATAGCCTGATATAGATCTTTAATTGTTATAGTTGAAGATTTATATTAGGCTTTTTCTTTTTTGGTTCAGTGTTGTTAAATTTTATATAATTAAATTGCTTATGAAGTATAAAAAGATGAAAGAGTGGTTAACTCAAAAGCAAAATTGGTGGGAAAAACTGCCTCAGAGAGAAAAAGATGCTACTACTAAACCGGGTTCAATTAAAACAAGATGAATAAGAAGTATAGTACTGATCCAGAAGATTTGAGATTCAATGTAGGCTCAGGATATGTAACTATCCATGAGCTACCGGATCTTGATGATGAAACTCTTAATATGCTTAAGTTTACTATTACTAAACAAGTAAATGAAAAAGTAAATAAGCAAAAGAGTCCTTCCTATAAGGTGCTATGTGCACAGTTAGATATAGTAAACTCTATTCTTAAAGAAAGAGAATGATTGAAGGAGAAGATTATAAAATTATTCCATGTGGTACAGGACCTTTCTTTGATTTAGAACTTCTTTATACTGTTAATCCTAGAGGTGGAGTTTCCAGAACTGAGTTTAAAAATGCAGCTTACGGAATCACATTTGAATCTGCACTTAAAAGGATTATTAATTACAGAATTTTTAAAAGAAAAGAAACTCTAACTCTTAAAGAGTACCTTAAAGAATATAAAAGATACATAGATGAACTCAAGTCTATTACGGAAGTTAAATAATCTCTGTACTCTTATTGATAATAACAATAATGTCAATAACGGAGGTTGTTGCTGGCTAGCTTATATAATAGCTAGTAATCTTGAAAAGTACAATATTCCTTATAAAGTAGCTATATATGCTGATGAGTACACTAATGATGAAGATATATATAGATGGAAAACATGTATAAAGAATAGATGTAAAACTGGAATATTTAATGCTAATAAATGGTCTTGTGCTCATATTTGGTTAGTTGTAGATGGTGTAAAAATTAATAGCTGTGATTATAAACCTTTATGCACTATTAATTTATCATCTAAAGACTTACAATGGCTCTATACTAAAGGTGTAGAGCATAATAACTGGAACAGCGATTATAATACCAAGTACAATTCACTTGTAAAACGTTATATTAATTTACTATTTAAGTATGAATGCAAAAAAGATTAAGAAAGTTAAGTATCCTTCTGTAAAGAACATTAGGTGCCCAAGATGTGGAGTTGTAACAGCTCACACTCTTATTAACTATGAGAATGGTACTTATAGGTGTAACATTTGCAGACATTGTACTAATGGATAATTTTAATTGGAAAGAAATTAAAACTCTTGACAAGGAAAGACAGAGAGAACTTTCTAAACTTAAGAGATTAAAGAGAAAGTTAAATTTTAAGAATGAGTGATCCTATTTATGCTTATAGTACTGGAACAGGATACTATATAACAGAAGGACAATCATTCTTATATGAGATAAGCATTTATAGAATCTTTAAAAATAGAGCTGAATGTCTTGATTCTAAATTCATTACTAGTTCTAAACCTTTAAAGATAATTAAGAATGCAATTTATAAAAGATACTCTAATTATACTTTAGCCAAGTTTATTGATTGGTTAGAGGCTCCTATAGATTATATTAAATCTAATAATTTTAAACTTATTGATGTCAGAGCAGGTAAAAGAACAAAAAAATCAAAGTCCAGTACAAGGAAGTGAAACTCCACTTGATATTGCTAAAACTCAAAAGACTATAGATAAAAGTAGACGTATTCAAGCTGTATGTCCTGAACTTGCAGAAATGCTTGTAACTCAGCTTGGTAAAGAGCTTAGTAATAAGCATTTGTATAATACATTTGCTAATTATTATGATACAGATGGACTTCCTAAACTTGCTGAATATTTTAAGCTAAGATCTAATGAAGAAGAACTCCATCATAAGTGGATTTTTGAATACCTTAATTATAATGATGTTGAATTTACTTATCCTGGAGTAGATGCAATTGATATTGAAATTAAGAGTAGGGTAGAGCCATTCCTTCTAACTGTGGATAAGGAAATTGAAACTACTACGGGAATCAACACAATTGTTAAGAAGGCAATGGATCTTGGTGACTGGGCCACTTTTGGTTGGCTTATGGGATGTGGTCCTATTGAAGGTAAGCTGGTTCCAGAGCAGATAGTCTTTTCTGTCTGAAAGTATGGTAACATACAGGAGAATGGGTTAGACTCGGTAGAGGCTGAAAATGTTAATACCGAAGTAACAGTACTAGTTTAAAAGCTGACTGTTACCGTAGAGCATAGAAATTGAACCTTAAAGTAACAATATATAAAGATGATAGGTGTGCCCGTAGACCTGGGCGAGCAGCCGAAGGCGTGAGCCTTTAAGTATAGATTCGAATATGTATATCTTTAAGTATAGATATGTATCAATTTTGCGGTATGATCGTATCAATTTTGCGGTGTGATTATATCAATTTTGCGGAAAAATCGTATTAATTTTGCGGTGCATAAATCAATATATAGATTTATAAGAGATTTTATTTTTAGCTAAAATCAATACTAAATTTAAATTATAAATCTATGAAAGAACCACAATTTTTTACATTACCGTCTAAAATGACAGAAGGATCTAATCTTAAACCTACTGATGTACTTATTTATCTATATCTTAAATGCTACGACAATAAGGAACATAAATGTTATCCTTCCCTATCTACTTTGTCTAAAAGAAGTAAGGCAGCCGTTAATACTATAAAGAAAGCTATAAATAATTTAGTATTAGCTGGATATATTGATGTAAAGAAGATAGGGAGAAGTAACTATTATTTCTTTAAGAAGACTATTAAATTCGATAAATTTTATCTTAGCTTTATAGATAATACTGATTTAACTTTTAAAGAGAAAGCATATATTGCTTGTATTTATCAGTATATGTATAAAGATATTGCTCCTTATGGTAAATTATCTTTTACTAATAAAGATTTAGCTGATCTTATAAATGTATCTGAAGATGGTGTTTATAGATTAAATAAATCTTTAGTTAGAAAGAAAGTTCTTCAAATACTTAAAGAATCTAAAAGAAATTTGGAAACTGGATGTCCTGAAGAGTTAAAATTATTTGATTTACAAAAATGTGGTCAAGCTGCCTTATGGTTAATCCAGGATAACTGTGAGCGTATTGAAGAACTTGAAAGAAAAGATAAGGAAAAAGATAAAATTATTAAGATGTTAAAAGAAGAAATTAATAGCTTAAAAGAAAAGGCTGAGAAATCTTTAGAAATTGTACTTTAAGAATATAATATTTCCACGAGTAACCTACATCCTAAATATTTTAGGATGAAAATATATGCCGAACTATAGAGAATAGTAATCTATAGAAGTAGAGAATAAAAAGTCTTTACGATAACATAATTGAGAAGAGGAATCAGTATCGAGAACTATTGCTGATATGGCACAAGAAGAAAGTACTCCTTGGCTTATTAAGCAGAATAGTATCTTGTCATTTTATCTTGGTTATCCTAATCTTAAAAAGAAACTTAAAAAGTAAATTATGAAATCTGAAAAAGTACAATATCATTTTGATACTTTCACTGATGAGTTTGGTACTCACAATCTTACTCTTTGTGCTGTAAGCAGAGAACTGCCTACTAAATTGAGCGAAGTAGACCCAGGTGTAAGTAAAGACGAAGATACTGATCTTCGATATTTTGTAGTGGTTGATGATGATGAATGTTATGTAGATGATATTACCTGTGGGATTACCAAGGAACTCAAAATCGGTTGGGCTCTTCAAAATCCAGGTGATAGCTATGATAAAGAACTTGGAATGAGAATTGCATATAATCGTGCATGTGATTCCGATGATGGTATTTATACTACTAAAAAAGGCTATATCAATACTGTAATGGTATCTGCACTTCTTCAGCAAGAAGCTGAGTATATTAAGAGTAATCCTGATAGTATAATTAGAAACTATAAAGAAAGGATGAAGAAATGTACTTGTCAAGTAAAGAAGATCATTAAGGACGAGTTTACTAAATACAAATGAAATATTTAGTAGCAATAGTTTTAGTATGTATCTTAGCTTGTAATATATATACTATACTTACTAATAATAATAAGGAGTTGACTGTTAAAGTTGACTCCTTATTTTATAAAGTAGACTCTTTAAAGAGTAAAAGTAATAGTATAAGAGATTCTATCATACAAATAGATACTACTATAACTTATATTAATAACTTTTATGAGAAAAGCTTTCACACTATTCTTACTCAGCCTACTGATTCCGATTGTGTGTACTTCTCAGAATATTTATCCTCAAATTTTAAATGATTCTTTAGTAGTAATTACTCCATTACAATTAAAGCAAACTAATTTAATATTTGCGGAACATTCTAGACTTAAGCAAGAAAATCAATTACTTAACAGTAAAATTGCTCTTCTTAATAGGGATGCACAAATATTTCATAGTATTGATTCTTTAAGAGTAATACAATTAAATAATAATACTACTACCATTAATAATCTTACTGAAGCTTATAATCAATCTAACAAGAAAATTAAGTTTTTTAGGAGCTTATCAATTGGTGGATTCTGTTTAAGTGCTGCCTTAATTATTTTTACAGTAATAAAATGATATTTGATGATCTTGCTACTAAAGGAATTAGAATTGCTATCTATCCCAAGTATGAAAATAAGCAATGGTATTGGATAGCTGGTATTTATGTAGGAGATAAGTACAAAGGAATTTGGATAGATTCTAATAATGGTCTGCCTTATGCAGCATATAATAGTTATAATGATGCTTATAAGGCTACTATTAAATTTATAAAAAATCATGCCAAAAAAGATAATTAAATACCCAAATCGGTCTTGTAAAGATTGTCTTAAATTTCCTTGTTTTGGAGGCATGGAAGTCACTACAAGCAATTTTGCAGCCTTTGGTTGTACTTTGTACATCCCAAAAAATAATCTTCCAGAAAAGCCTGAAATTGACCCGGAAAAGGACACTCGAACTACAAGAGAAATTACTTTAAGATAAAACAGAATAAATTACTTTTAATTAAGATTCTGATGAAATATATTTGCACTACCGGAATTAAAAGTTCCTCTATTAGATATATTGATTATTTAGATTGTAACTCTGAACAAGAGGCTAAAGCTGTATCTACTCATAAGGCTTGTAATATTTATTTAAAGTTTATGAGTAAATATAATTTACCTAACTTTAATGATTTCTTATCTGAAATTAGTGAGTCAAATCCTTATTTTTCAGATGCAGACGTAATTAGAAGTGCAACAGATCAATGGTTAGCTTTTATCTATAATGAAATCAGTGTTAGTGTAAGGCCTCTTTATGATTATGTGAGTTGACTACAATTTTAGCTGAACTCATTGCCTATGAGGATGATTTTGGATATATAAATTATATATTCCTTAATCTAGAATCTACCAATATGTATAATAAGTACATATTATGTACTAGATATCCTAATTGGCAACATAGGGAGCTAAAACTTGGAGAGATTGGATTTCTTACTTATAGAGAGATCGACGCAGGTATAGATGAATGGTTTGATGGTACTAATTTTATTCCTTATAGATATAGTACTGTTCAATTCATTAAGTTTATAGATAAACCAGAAGAACAAGATGATAATATAATAATTAATGCTTAATTTTAAATATGACAATTGTTGGAGATAAATTGAAAGAAGCTCTGGATAAAAAGAATAATGATATTAATACCTTTGTTTGGAAAGGAGCTAAAACAGGTAAAAGTAGAACTCAATCTGAAATCAAATTGGTAGATGCAACTCCAGAACAGCTTCAAGAATTTTATAACCATTGTATGACTATGTTGTATAATGGAGATAAAAAGAATCCTGGAAGATATAAATTATTGGAAATTATTAAAGATCAAAGAAAGTATTGTAATACTGAACTTTTTTTGAGATATATTTCTGCAGGAGATGAATCTACTGGCCGTAAACCTATTCCTAGATTTAGTTTCTTTCAGAGTTTGAAGATCTTCCTTGATAATAATAAGGAGGTACTTCCAAGAGAAGTTTGGGATACTACTAAAATTACTGTAATTGCAGATGTTCCAGCTGAATTTTCTGATCTTAGTGTTGGAGATGTTTATAGAGCATGTCTAGATTCTGCTGGAACATTTGATAAGAAGCATCTTACTAGCAATTTTATTTGTAAAATGGGATTGTGGTTTACTCCACAAGAAATGAAAGATTTAACTGAAAAAGATGATAATGGTAATACTATTGACAGACTTACAGTAGTAATGAATAGGTTAAATCTTGATCCTAAGAGAGTTCATCTTTATATTAATAATACTGGACTTTCTTATAAGGAATTTAGAGCAATGATCAATCTACGAAGTAAGAAGTATTCAGAACTTACTACTGATCAACTTACTATTCTCAGAGATAAGATGCTCTTTAGACTTGAAGAACTTATTAATGATCATATTAAGCAATGGAAAATGAGAGCTGAACAAATCAAGCAAGTTTGTGCAGCACGAAATATTAAGTTAACTCTTAGCGAACATGACTCGTGATGAGAGGCAAGAAATATGTAGAATTAAGTGGATTAAAAACAAATGTAAGGGGGTAATAGTCGCTCCCACTGGGTTAGGTAAGACAAGAATAGCACTTAACTGTATAAACACATTGTTGAGTAACTATCCAACATCTAAAATTATAGTTATTGTGCCGACTACTGGTCTTAAATCCCAGTGGATAACAGAATGTGATAAAAGAGGCTTTGGACTTAATGTTTCTGTTCAAGTGATTAACAGTGCTATTAAAAATGAACAGCAATGTGATCTTCTAGTTCTAGATGAGATCCATCGCTATGCTGGGACAGAAACAATTAAAGTCTTTAAAAAGATTAAATATAAATTAATCCTTGGACTTACAGCTACTATTGAAAGACTAGATGGTAGAGATGAACTTATAAAGAAGTACTGTCCAATTGTTGATGAGATACCTTTAATAGAAGCACAAATAAATCATTGGATCTCTGATTATAAGGAATATCTAGTATTACTTGATGTAGACAATATTGATGAGTATGAACAGTTAGATACTGAGTTTCAAAAGCATTTTGAGTTCTTTAATTATAATTTTAATCTTGCAATGTCCCTTGTAGGAGTTAATGGATTTGCTAATAGATTAGCTTATAGAGATGCTATATGTTTACCATCACTTGATAAACAGTCTAAAAGTGATGTTCTTAAACAGATAACATATCATGCAGTTCAATTTAGTAAATCATTACAAAAGCGTAAAGCATTTGTAAATAATCATCCTAAAAAGATAGAAGTTGCAAGAAAAATTATAAATGCTAGGCCTAATTGTAAAATTATTACTTTCTCTAATAATATAAAAATGGCTGATGCTATTAAGATTGGAGAATCTTATAGTGGAAGATCATCTAAAAAGAGAAGTGATGATATACTTGAAAGATTTAATAAAGGAGAGTTTAATGTTCTCAATACTTGTCAAAAAGCTAATGAAGGACTAGATATAGCTGGACTTTCAGTGGCTATCATGCTCGGACTAGACAGTAGTAAGATTAAAGCTACACAGAAACGAGGGCGAGTAATCCGCAAGGAAGACTCCAAACAAGCTGAGATCTTCTATCTTATAATTAATGATACCAATGAGGTAAACTGGTTCTATAAGAGTCATAGTGGAAGTCCTTTTATCACTATAGGAGAAGATGGTTTAGACCAAGTTTTAAGACATGAGCCTCCTACTGAATATAGAAAACATATAACACCTAAAATGTTTAGATTTTAAAAATGAGTATGTAATTTATTAAAGCTCTTTAAAGGAGATTACCAAATTGCAGTTAGTTTCCTAATTTATTTTGCTAAAACTAACTGTGGACATTACAACTGAATTTGATTTTCTTGAAAAGTATAGACTTACTCCTACTGAACTTATGACTGTCCTAACAATACTATTAGCTCAGGATGGAGAAGGGTCTTATATACTTAGATTCAACAATATATTAACTAAAGTAGATATTAAGTTTAGAGATTTACTATTATCCTTACAGGATAAAGGAATTGTACTTAAAAGTTATAACACTCCAAATACTGGAGAATCAATAATTATTAAGGATATTCCAATTAGTAAAACTTTTACTAGTACTTTTTATAAAGCTAGTAATAAACTTGGTAAAGAGTTGTTTGATGTTTATCCTCAAATGACAATAGTAAATGGTTCTATGTATGCTTTACGGAGAATTAGTAAGAAGTTTAATTCTCTTGATGAAGCATTTAAGGCTTATGGAAGAAGTATTAAATGGAATCCAGAAGAACATAATAGAATTATTGAACTAGTAAAGTGGGGAATTGAAAATAACTATAACTTTACTACTTTAGATGATTTTATTGTTGATAGAGCATGGGATAGCATTCAATCCATGAAAGATGGAAATGCTATTAATGTGAACTTTAATGCGGTTACTCAGTTATGATAACTGATAACCTATTTAACCTTATTGATAAAGGGAGGAATGGATTTAACCAAGGAATATCTATGGATTTACCTAAGTATGAGTCAGTTACTGATGGAAATACTAGGCAGACCTATACTTTAATTATATCGGATAGTGGTACTGGTAAAAGTACTTTTGCACTATATGCATATTCTTATAAGCCTTTGGTTAAAACTCTTGATAATGATAACTTTTTTGAGTTATATTTTAGTCTTGAAATGAACGCAGAATTGGTATTAGCTAAGTTACTGTGTATTCATTTATGGGAAGAGTATCATATATGTATCTCAATTAAAGAATTATTATCAAGAAAAAGAAATTATATACTTCCAGAATATATTTATAAGTGTGTAACTGAGTCTAAAGAATGGCTTAATAGAATTGAAAAAGATAAATTAATTATCTATGATAAGTCTCTTAATGCCGACAAGATGTATGAAATCATTCTTGGAAAACTTAAAGAGAGAGGCACATTTAAAGAAACTGAAAGTAGTATAATCTATACTCCTAATAATCCTAATCTTGTATTTAATGTAATTATTGATCACATATCATTATTACGTCCTGCTAAAGGTAGATCTTTAAAGGAAGAAATTGATCTTGCTTCAGCTTATTTAGTCAATCTAAGAAATATATGTGGAATTAGTCCGGTAGTAATTCAGCAGACTAATAGAAATCAAAAGTCTATTGAAAGAAGAAAACAAGGATTATCTGACTTTAATATTGCTGATGCTAAAGATAGTTCAAATCCATCACAAGATTGTGAAATAATGATTTCAATTTATAATCCTAATAGAGAAAGACTTGCAACAAGTGATCACTATAATATTACTGAATTAGGCGATAAGTATAGAAGTATTACTATTCTTAAGTCTAGATGGGGTGAATCTGACTATAAAATTGCAATGAATTTCTTTGGAGGAGTTGGAATCTTTAGAGAGTTACCTAGACCAGAAGAGATTAACGATTATGAGAAGTATAAATATTTAATCCCTCCAAAAAGTAGTAAAGATAGAAATGATGAAGATAATGATGAAACTAATTTAACTTTTATATTATAAATGGCATCACAACTTATCTGTTTAGCTGGATTCAGTAATTCTGGCAAAAGTACTTCTCTAAAGTACTTAGACCCTAAAGAAACTTTTATTATTAGTTGTACTAATAAACAACTTCAAATTCCTAGCTTTAGGAAGAAGTATAAAAAAGTAACAATTGAAGATAAAAAGTTGGTAGGAAACTGGCTAGTAAGTAACAGCTATGTACAGATTGAAAACACTCTTAAAGTAATATCTAAGACACGAGAAGATATAAAAGTCATCGTTGTTGATGATATAAACTATTGTTTGAGTAATGAAGTAATGCAGAACGCACTAGTCAAGGGGTATGAGAAGTTTTCTGCTCAAGCTAAGAACTATTACGATCTGATTCAAGCATGTTCTGACCTGCGAGACGATATTACTGTAGTTCTTATTTCTCATATTGTTAATGCTGGAACTGATTTAGACCCCTCATATAAGCTTTTTACGACTGGGAAACTCCTGGATTCTACAGTAAACATTGATGGACTATTCTCCTATATTATATATGCAGAAAGGTATATTGATGAAGATACTGATGAAGTAAAATATAGGTTTAAAACACGTACTGATGGTAATGACACTTGTAGGTCTGTTGCTGGGTGTTTTGAAGATAAGTATATTGAACCAAATATGAAGATGGTTATTGATAGAATTAATAAATTTGAAAATGAGTAAATTAACTTTTGAATTTACTGTAGACACCGAAACTGGAGAGTTTACAGTTACTAATACTGAAACTGGAGAAATTAAATCCACTAAACCTAAAACTGTTAGATCTACTAAAAAGAAGAGTACTCTTCCTGAAAATGAGGCACTTATTGAACTTCAAGATAATAAATATGTACTTAATAATCTAGCACTTGATTTACTTCAAGTAGAAGCTGGAGAAAGAATTGAAATTAAGTTTGATAAGAAAGGTAAGACTGTTACACCAGTAATTGGAAAGAGTGAGATCTTTGGTACTAGTGGAGGTAATAAGTTAAACAAGTCTAATAGTGTAAGTTATAGAGGTAAGGCCAGAGATGAACTTGTAAAATATGGTACAATCTTTAAACTTAAACCTCATGATAAAGTGGATGGACTATTTTATATGATCGGAGATGCTAAAGTTGAAGAACCAGTAGAAGAAGCTGATGTAGTATTTCCTGATGATAGTCCAGAAACTGACAGAGTAGAAGATTTAAGTCTTGATTTGGATGGTCTTGTTGATAATCCAGATGATGTTGAAGTTAGTTCTTTAGATTTTAGTCTTTAATTGTTTAATTATTTTAAATAAATAAATTATGAGTGTATTTAATTTTGATCTTAGTAATTCACAGCCTACCTCTACCCATCAACCTCGTTTGAAGCCCTGGAATATTTATAAAGTAAAATTTGATGGCTGCCGAGTAGAACATATTAAAGGAGTTAAAGATCCTGATAAGACTTATGATATTCTTAAAGTTAGATTTTCTAATGATGAAGGATATTATGAAGAATCCATTTTCTTTCCCAAGGATGATGATGCAGTAAGACCTAAATATACTAATAAAGAAGGACATGAATATGAAGGTGCATCTAGCTTTGAGCGGACTATGACTTTTGTCGCACAAGTTGCAGAAGTTCTTAATCCTGAAGGCTTTAAGAAGATGCAATCTCTAAGTGGTAAATTCAAGAATTTTAATGATGTATGTAATGTACTTATTAAAATTACTGATCCTAAGAAAGGTACTGAAACCCACTTGAAGTTAGTAGGCAAAGTAGCAAAAGATGGTACTGTGAATCCTGCGCTTCCTAAGTTCTGTGCTGTTAATAAGGAAGGTAAACTATTTACTTCTGATAACTTTATTGGAGATAGGTTGTTCTTTAGTCCTTATGAGGAGGGCAAGCGTAATGAATATCTGAATGCTAAGCCGACTAAGATGGAGGAAACTCCTGCTCCTACTCCTAGTGGAACTATGGGATCTGAAGATACTGACGACTTTGACTTTGACAAGATGCTTGGAGGAATAGAATAAATAAACTATTTGTAAAGGAACTGTATTTTACAGTTCCTTTTTTTTGTTTTTGGTAATTTAAGATATAATAAGTTATTTTAGCTTTTACCTATTATATAGTATGAGTCTAGACTTTACTTTTAGTCCTAAGATAACTAAAGAGTTTATTTTATCTAAAGTAAACCAAGAAACAATATTAAGTTATTATCTTAGATTACCAGTAGAATCAAAAAAGCTCTATTGTTCTCCTCTTAGAGATGATAGAAATCCAACTTGTTCTTTTTATAAGTCAAAAAGCGGAATAGTATATTTTCATGATTTTGCACTAAATAAAAGTTATAATTGTTTTAGTGTAGTTATGGAAATGTATAGTTGTACTTACTATAAGGCACTTCAGATAATTGCTAATGACTTTGGTTTAGTAAAAGATAATAATCTTAATAAAAGTAAAAAGATTATTCCTGCTAAGGAATTAAATAATAAAGATACTACTCAAATAAATGTAGAGATTCAAGATTTTACAGATAATGATTTAGCTTGGTGGAATAGATATGGAGTAACTAAAGATATACTTAAAAAGTATAAAGTATTTAGTTGTAAGAATGTATTTTTAAATTCTGTACTTTTATGTACTTATACTCCTAAATGTCCTATTTATGGATATTATATGGGTAAACAAGATGGTCAGGAATTATGGAGAATTTACTTTCCTTATAGGAAGAGTTATAGATTCTTATCTAATACTAATGCCAAAAAGATACAAGGATTTAAGCAACTTCCAGAAACTGGAAAATTACTAGTAATTACAAAGTCACAAAAAGATATAATGTGCTATAATTCTCTTGGAATAAATGCAGTTGCACCTAATTCAGAATGTCTCTTTATTGATGACAAAGTACTATTAGGTTTACAGAAGAGATTTACATATATAGTAGTGCATTATGATAATGATAGAGTAGGACTTTATAATATGGCTAAGATAAGACATAAGCATCCTGAACTATATTACTTCTTTATCCCTAAAAAGTATCAAGCTAAAGACATTTCTGACTTTCATAAGAAGTATGGTAGAAAGAAAACTTTACTATTCTTAAAAGATAATATACTAAAATTAAAACAATGACTTTATATTATTGTTGTAAGAGAGATGGAAGTTTAATATGTTCTCTTAATTGTCAAACTCTTAGAGATAGAATTGGAGAATATAAATTTCCACAAAACATTGAAGATCTTGAAGAATGCCTTGAAGAATGTGATGGTTACAATATCTATTCTATAGAGATTACAGAAAATGATACATCTATGCTTACTGAAGGCGGATCTTTATATGATGGGTATGAGCTTTCCTGGATTAACTTAGATGATGGTAAGTCTGAACTTACTATCAGTACTTATCATAAGGGAGTAGTGTTTGGCATATCCTTTTTAGAAATATAAAGATAATAATAATGAGAAGAATTGTAGATTTATGAAACTCTATTTTGCAGTTAATGAATATCAGATAACTTTCTCTACTGATCCTGATAAACTTAGAGAAAGACTAGGTTACTTCATAGAAGACGGAGAACTACAGGATAAATCATATCTTACAATTTACTACAATATTTATGCAGTAGATATTGAAGATCTAGGTAGAATTGTAATTTATGAAGATGAAGTTGATTATAAAAATCAGCTATGGGATGGGTGGAGAATAGAAGATAGTGATGATAATCCTTATAGATTATATGTAGACCGCTATAAGGAAGGAAAGATAATAGATACTATAACAGTATATCCTAATGAGTAAACAAACTTTAGAAACATTTATTAAAAAAGTAGAATCTAAGCATGGAAATAAGTATGACTTTACTAAAAGTGACTATTAGGGCTTAGATAAAAATATAACTTATAGGTGTCCAGTTCATGGGGAAGTTACTCAAATAGCTAAGAAAGTACTTACCCATACTGGATGTCCTTTGTGTGATCAGGAGAAAGCCAAAAAAAGCAGACGTTCTGGAAGCTATCAACGTAATAAAGGTAATAATTACGAACGTCAAATAGCTAAAGAACTTGCTGAATGTGGCTATCCTAATATAGTAACTTCTAGAAGTGAAAGTAAACGTAAGGATGATATGAAAATTGATCTTATTGATCAAGATAATAAATTGCCTTTTTACGCACAGTGTAAGAAAACTAGAAACACTCCTAACTATTTTGGAATAGAAAATGATTGTCCTTTAAAGGATAAACCTTTTGTAGTATTCTGGAATAAACAAGAAGTAAAGGAAGGTAATGTAAATATGTCATCTGCCGGGGAAATAGTAATGATTCCTAAAGAATACTTTTATCAACTATTAAAGAAATGCTCTAAATGAAAATACAAAGTTTTTCTGATATAATTACAAATAGTTCTTCTGAACTATTTATTATCCATAATCCTAAAGAAAATGGAGATAAGATTACAGAGTTCTTATAGGAGTTATATAATCTTTTAAAGAGAGATATTGATAACGATATGTACATTGAACCAGTAGGAACTAGCCAGGTACAAAAAGTTGCTAAGGAAGGTTATAAGTGTAAAAAAGGAGATTTACTTATATGGTCATCAAATGAGAACTCTATTCCTTATCCTATAATGGATTTAATAGAAGACCTTCCATATTTAATAGATGATCTTAAAGGAGTTGATATAGAACGTCATCATTTAGGATGAAACAATTAATAGTACTAACTAATAAAGTTCCTAAGATTAAAAATGCTATTATAACTTCATTCAATGAAGAGTTTGAAAAGTATAAAAGATCCTGTAAAAAAGACTTTCTTAGAACTGAAGCATGTTTTTCCTGGAACTTTAATAGTACTTTACAAGACTTAAAGAAGTCTGTATTTGTTTATCCTGATAATGAGGATATAGAAAGATGGATTAAGCAATTTTATAAAGTAATAGAAGAAAATGATATTTAAAATACAATCCTTTTCTGATGTTATTACTAATTCTAGCTCTGAATTATTCTGTACTATTACTAGTAAGAATCATATTGAAGAAATATTTGATGTTTTATATCGCTTGACTGGTTATAATATAGATAGTGAGATAGGTCCTTGTGTATATAAAGAAGATGATAATTCTATAAGTGTACATCTTCCTTATAATATATCGGATGTATCAGATCTTTTTAGAGCTGGGCTAGAAGCAGTACTTGATAAAAGTTTTAAGGACGACTATGAGATTAACTATTAAAATACCAATTCAATCTATTAGTGATTTAATTACTAATAGTAGTTCTGAACTCTTTTCTGTTAAACTTGAAGATAAGTCTTTTCAAGAAGTAAAAGATATTGTTGAAGAAATCTGTACTCAAAATCAAGAATATGGGAAAGATCTATCGTCTGGAATGGGAGGATTATTAGAGTTTAAAACTTGGGAAGATAAGTACGAAACACATAAGGAAGACTGGATTCCAGCAAATAAGAGAGATCTATTTACTCCTGAAATATGGTCTATAAATTATAAAGAATCTCTTGATACCCTTAAAAATACCATATGGATCGACATTGATGAGGGGTTTAAGAGTACTATAGATTTTATTTTAAAGAACTTCTTTATATATCAATGTGATTGTGGATTTTTTGAAAAAGATCCTAGTACTGGAAGATTACTTAGACAAATAACTGTTGAAGAGTGGAATGCTCTTCCAAAAGAAAGACAATATCCTAATTAAATAGATAATATGAAAGACTATAAAAACTGGGGAATCAAAAGAAGATCTTTTCCGGAATATAACTATGATGCCATTTGGTATAATCTTAAGACCATAAGACTAGGTGAGGGACAAGCTAAGGAGTTACCTCCTGAATATAGTGAGTTCTATGATGTATCTCTTGGAGATAAATGCTCTACAGGTAGATGTAGTTTTTGCTATGTATCATCAAATCCGGATGGTAAATTTTATGAAGATGTCTGTGAGACCTGGAAGAAATGGATGAGTCAATATAATGGGGTAAGAAAAGGTAATCTTACTGTTACTAATAAGCCATTTCAGATAGCAATCGGAAGCCAAGGAGAGGCTACAGAATCTCCCCAGTTCTGTAAGTTTCTAGAGACTGTTTATAACACTAATGTAGTACCAAACTATACTACTAATGGAGTTATCTTAGGTAACTATGATAATAAGAATAGTAGATGGTATGCACAGGCTCATGAAATCTTATGGTATACTCAACAATTTGTTGGTGGAGTAGCTGTTTCATATGGTAATCCTTTGTTAAGGAATCTTGCTAATAAAGCAATAAAGCTCCTTATTACTAAAGGAAATACTAATGTGAATATTCACCATATTATTTCTGATAAGAAGTCTGTTGATGACTTTATTATGGTTCAGAAAGAATATGGTAATGATATTCTTTATCATGTTCTTCTTCCTTTAATGCCCAGTGGTAGAAGCACCAGAGCTGTAGAGGATGGAGTATTTGAATATATGGAAGAACAGATACAAAAGAATAATATTGAAAATGTTGCATTTGGTGCACACTTCTATAATCAATTAAAGAAATCTAATATTAAAACGTGGTTATACGAACCCGAGAGTTTCTCAAAAAATATTATCTTGCAAAAAGATAAAATAATAATTACTCCTAGTTCATTTGACCTTAATCCAGTAAAAGTAATATCTCTATGAACATTTATGTAGTACCATTTTTTGATGGTGGTAGGTGTTTTATTCATAAAGTAATTGCAAACTCTATTAATGATGCACAAGACAAAATTATTAGTCAGTTTAGTAGAGATTATGATTTAGAATATACTGATTCTTGGGAAGAGTTTTGTGAACAACTTTATCAAGAAGGAATGTGTATTGGTGAAATAGAAGATATTGAAACAATATGAAAATACCTAGAATAGGAACTGATATAGATGGCGTTATTGCTGACTTTAATTCTGGCTATCTTAATAGGTTTGGAGGTTTTCCTAAATATGATTGGTGTATTACTAGAAATGTAAATAATATACTAGTTCATGAAAGAGACTTTTGGCTGAATCTTCCAGTAATTAGAGTGCCTAATTTTACTCCTAGACTTTATTGTAGTGCAAGAGTAAATAATAAAAGATGGACTAAGAAATATCTTAAATCTAATGGATTAAATAGTCCATTATACCAAGTTCCTGGATATAATATAAGTAAATACAATACTCTTAAAGGTAGAGTAGATGTATTTATTGATGATTCTATTAAGAATTTTATTGATCTAAATCTTAAAGGATTACCTTGCTTACTAATGGACACTAAATATAATAGAGAATGGGGTCCTATTGGTAGAATATTTAGTCTTAATATAGATGAAATACTTGAGGCATATAATCTATTTAAGAATACAGTATTTGATGATTTTAAATCTTTAATAAATGAGTGAATTTAAGTAATATAAAACTAACTCCTCTTATAGATAGTCTAAGGTTAGAAGATATTTCAGATGAGATTTATTTCTCTACAAAGTTTTCTAATTATATAAGTAACTCTAGATTATCACTTATTAATCCAGAACAGGATGGAAGTCCAGAAAAGTTTTTTAATGGTACTTTCAATAACTTTAGTGATAGTTTAATTAGAGGAAGTGCTTTACATCAAATAGTACTACAACCTGAAGATTACTTTATATGTGGCACTGTTAATAGGCCTACTGGTAAATCCGGCTATATAGCTGATTTTACATATAAGAGTACAGGTCAAGTACCTACTGATAGAGAGTTAATAGAAGCAGCTATTAAATATGACTACTATGGAGGAAATCTTAATGATAAGAAAATTTTAGACCTAAGATCTAAATGTAATAATTATTGGAGAAATAGAGCTTTATTTGAGTATAGTTATAAAGACAGTCCTAATCCAATCTATCTTGATTCTAAAGGTAGATTTATTATAGAATCTTGTTATAATGCTTTAAATAAAAATAAGAAGATTCAAGATTTACTTTATCCCAAAGGAGTGCTTCAGGATCCAGTAGTTGGAAATGAGAAAACTATCCTTATGGATATAAAAGTAGATATTGAGGATAAATCTTTTATACTTAAATTAAAGTCTAAACTCGATAATTATTGCATTGATTTAGACAATGAGGCAGTAATAGTTAATGATCTAAAAACAATTAGTAAAATACTTAGTGAATTTGATAATGCAATTCTTAAGTATCATTACTATAGAGAAATGGCTATGTACTGTTATCTACTTAGCTTATGTGCAACTAAGTTCTATAATATTAAAACTCCTACTATTAAAAGTAATTTCTTAGTAGTTTCTACTATTCCAGATTTCTATACTAAAGTAGTACCTATGAATAGAAAATTATTTAATAAAGGATTCAATGAGTTTAAGACATTAGTAAAGTTAGTTGCCTATTATGTTGCAAATGACTCCAGATATAATTACTTCGCCTCCTTATAACGAAATGAGGAAGCAGTATGCACAGTTATATTCTTTAGGAAATCTTAATACAGATTTATCTAGTAAGTTTGCACTTATTTCTCTTATATGCTATCTTACTTATAAAGCTAAAGAGAAGAAACCTGATGTAACTCATTATCAGATTATTAAGAGTGCTACTAAAGATATATATCTTCCGGAAGATTTTATTAAAGCATTAGCTGTAGTATGTGAAGATTTTAGTTATGGGTGTAAAGAGTTTCCTCTTTTTAATCTAAAAACACCTAAAGATATGATTAAGACAATTAGAGATATAGTATCTACTTATTTACCATTTTAATTTTATGACTAGACAAGAAGCTAATAAAGTACTTTTAGACAAGGTTTCTAAAGTCGTAGAGGCTTATCCTGACTGGAGATTTGGTCAAGTACTATACAATCTTAATATTGTCCGTATGGACGCTAATAGACGTATCATGGATCCATTTTATGAGGAGTCCACAGAAACTCTTGAAAAAATTCGCGATTTAATCTAATTTTAATTTTGAACTAATTATAGTGCTAGTTATATTAGATAACTTTTCAAAAGAGGAAAAGTAAAGTTTCAGATAAAAAATTATGAAATTATATTTTGTCTAGAATAGACTTGAATATAGTTTTATAATATGAATAATAAGTAATAATGTAATTTTTAAAATTTTAATGATTATGAAAGACGTAAAGTATGTAAATTTCAAGACAATGGAAGTAACTGGTGACACTAAGGAAGAAGCACTTGAGAAGGTTCCTTTCTTTGTTCAGGGAGATGCAACTCAGGCTTTTAAGAACTGGCGTGCTAAGTTGAATACTCCTATTAGTGAAAATGACCTTAAAGGTTTTATGGTAGATTATCTTAGTAGCAAAACTAAGAATGCTCCTGGTGTTGGTTTTTATATCACCGTTGATTCTGCGGTAAAGAACACTCGTAAGCGTTGCTATACGTTTGCTAATAAAAAGAATGAAGGTGGTACTCGTAAGTATAAGCAGACTTATCAGTTGATTGACAAGAATACCGGTGCAGTTCTTGCTGAATGTGATACTACTAAGGCAGCCGCTGTAAAGCTCGCTAAGGACCTCTATACTAATCAGGGATTCCGTGGTAATCTTGTTTGCCGAGTAAGTAAGCAAGTAGTAAATGGTGAGCCTGTTGCATTTGAGATGGAATATACTCCTTCTAAGAGTGCTCACGTTGGTGTATATCGAGTATTTGGGATTGAATCCCTTTAAATTTAATCTTTTCTTTTTCTTTTTTTTAATTTAAATTTTATCATAAGTTAAAATTGGGAGATTATCTGCTGTGAAGTGGGTAATCTCCTTTTTTATTTTTATATATTTAACGGCATAACAGCTTTAATCTTAAAACATTGAGAAATGATGAAAAAATCTACCGTTCAATCTTTATTGGAAGAGTTAAAAAGTATTGAGAAATCTGAACTTACAATTAGTGCGTATTGTAAGAAGAATAATATTAGTGTATCTAAATATTATGATAGTATAAATGTCCTAAGGGAAGAACCATATGATGAACTTACTGAAGAAGTAATTCATCTTTATGATTCTTTACTTATGAGAAAGGCAGAAGATACAGATACAGATGATAGAGCTGTAACTAATATTATTAGAGATGAGAACGGTAAGATAAGTAAGTATTATTTTAAGATTTTTAGAAGAGATAAAACTCCGGTTGAAGGATATTTCTCTAGAGATGAAATGAATAATATCTATAGAATGTATTCTTATTATGGAGCCTCTCTTACACAGAGACAAGTAAGTAGATTATTTCCCGAATATACTCTAGTTGATTTTAAAAGAATATTACGAGCATTTAATATCACTAAAGCATCAGCTTGTTTTGCTCCACATATTCTTGAAGAGCATACTCAAGAGGAACTTCTTGATATGCAGTTTAGAGAAAAAGAGAATAATTTTCTTAAGAAGATTGAAGAGAATAGGGTAAGAGATACAGAGATACTTCTTAAGCAATATGCTAAGGAGAATTATGAACTTAAAGATCAACTTAATAATAGAGATCTCTTTATTTCTACTTATAAAATAGATCCTCCAAAAAGTTCTTTTAAGGTTAGTATTTCTAATTCCACAATATTACCTGATACAGTAGTAATTCTTAGTGATTTACATATAGGAGCATATAATGAAAAATATGGATATTTGCAGCTTGAAGATTATAATAAGGATGAGATACTAAGAAGATTGTATAAAGTTATAGAATCTTTATCTAAGTATAAACATAATTCTATAACTATATGTAACTTAGGGGATAGTTTAGATTCATTTAATAAAGAAACTACAAGAGGAGGACATGAATTACCATCTATACTTAGCAATAAGGAACAATCTAAATTATATCACGAAATAATGAATGAGTTCTTTTATCAACTAAGTCAATTTGCTTCAGATATAAAATATATATGTGTTGGAGAATCAAATCATGATGGAGATTGGGGATGGATTAATAATTTATTATTAGCACAACATATAAAGCAAACTTATAATATAGATACTTATATTAGTAATAATCCAATTGATTATTTTAATATCCAAGATGTGTCTATAATCTATCTTCATGGAAAAGATAATAAAAATCAGTTTAAAGGATTTCCTTTAGTGATTAATGATAAGACTGAAAGCTGGTTTAATAATTATTTACTAGACTCTAATAATGATTATAAATCCAAAAAGTGTATTATAAAAGGAGATTTACACCAATTTGCATATAGTTGTGCTAAACATTTTGATTATATTTCTGCCCCAAGTGTTTATGGATCTTCTAATTGGATAGTTTCAAACTTTGGGAAAACTCCTTGGGGAGTATTAGTCTTAAATATTATTAATAATAATATAATTAATTATGTAATTAAAGATGCCTAGAAAACCATTTACTTAGTAGGAATTTATTAATAGAATAAAAAGTTTTGGACATAATATTATTCCACTAACAGAATATAAATCCAAAAGAGATAAAATAACAATGAAATGTTTAGATTGTGGACATATATGGACAATATAGGCTGGGAGTCTATTACACGGAAGTTCATGTCCAGAATGTAGTAAGATATGAGTGGTAGACTAAGGCTGAATATTTATTAAAGAATAAAGGATGTCCTAAATGTTAGAAGGTAGTTAGATATACTAATGATTCATTTATAAATTTAGTAGCAAAAACTTGCCCTACAATAGAGGTCTTAGAAAATTATACAGAAACTAATGATAATATTTTATGTAAATGTAAGATATGTGGTCATGAATGGAAGGCAAATAAAAATGGTCTTAAAAGAGGCTAGAAATGTCCCAAATGCACTTCCAAAAATAATCATGATATTTTAGCTAAAACTACATAGTAGTTTATTAAAGAAGCTAAAGAAGTCCATGGTGATCTGTATAATTATAGTAAAGTAGATTATTATAATAAAAGTAAAAAAGTATGTATAATCTGTCCTAAACATGGAGAATTTTGGCAAAGTCCATCCGGACGTTTAAGTGGGTAGGGATGTCCCAAATGTAAATCTTCTAAGGGAGAAAAATTAATATCACAGATCCTAAAGAAATTAAATATAAAGTTTATTTATCAGTATGTACTAAAACATAAAATAGATAACAGAAAGGTAATAGTTGATTTTGTTATTAAAATTAATAATACTTATGCTATTATTGAATATAATGGAGAATAGCATTATAGGCCGGTTGAACATTTTGGAGGAGATTTACAATTTAAAAAGTAGATTATAAGAGATAATGGACTTAGATAGTTATGTAAATAGTATAATGTGCCTTTACTTGAAATTCCATACAATAAATCATCAAAAGAAGTAGTTACTTTAATAGTAGAATTTTGTAAACAATTTTAGTAAGATGTTCTTATGAATATTTCATTGGTGATAGTTTATTGATTATGATTTAGATAGATTAAAAGATACTATAGAAGAGTGTAGTTGGGGAAGATTTACTTATAAAATTTATTATAAAGTAGATCTTAAAGAAGATACCATTAATTTAAATGCAGATCTAGATGAACATTATGATTATATTGAAACAGTAATAACAGGCTAATGGATAATATATATTTAGTAGTAAAATATGGAGGAGAATATGAAGATAAATGGGAAATTCCAGTAGCTGCATTCTCCTCTAAAGAATATGCTGAAGATTTTATGAAGAAATGTAAAGATGAAACACTATCTAAGATAAGTAATAAAGAGTGGGGTGAACTACTAGAGAAAGTAGATGATTATGAAACTGAAAAATGGAAAGAAAATCCTAACTTTAACGGATTTGATTTCTATACAGATGGAATAATGGAGATGAAAGATAAAGGTTTATTAGATATTAATTATAGTAAGGAAGAATTACAACGTGCAGAAGATTTATATCTTTCTTATGACGATCCAGATTTTATGATTAGTGAAGTAAAATTTATTGAATAAATGCGACTAGACTTAGAAACACTACTTAAGGGCAAAGCCACTGAAATTAAAGGTAAAAACTATTTTGCTACAGCTGATTATGTAGAGCCATTTCTTGAAAGAATGTCTAAAGTTACTGATGACTTTAGAGTTGAAGTTAAACTTCCAGATCAAATTACTAAAACTAAAGAAGGTAATATTGATATGGATGACATTACTTATAATAGAGTCTGGATACAAGCTGTGCTTAATAATAGGAAAGTCTATGATAATCATTGTCAAGTAATTGGAATGGTATATGGACTAGATACTCGTAAACCTGTAGTCAAGTTCTATTTGGGAGGATTAAACATGGCTTGTACTAATTTATGTGTATTTAATCCGGAGTCTCTATTTGAGTATGAAGTAAAACCAGAAACTGCAATTAATTATAAGTGTGTCTCTAGTATGCTTGAGGAGACTATAAACATTAAAGTGTGGCTAGATAAGCTACATCATACTATATTTGAAAATACTGAATCTAATATTAATGAACAATTGGGAAAGTGGATTAGAAATTCTATGACTAGTTGTTATGATACTGGATTTGGTAAAGTTAAATTAGCCACTAGTACCGCAATTGATGCTTATAAATTACTGTTTGAAAACGAGAAATCAAGCTATTTTGTAGGTAATAACAATACAGATATGTTTAATGTTTATAATGCCTTTACTGAACTTATTTCAAATGATAAAGGTAAAGATATACTTAACAAAGCTGAAAAGACTCTTCTTTTAATGGATATTTTGGAGTTGGATTAAATTTTGAATATATAAAATAAATGTATATATTAATAGTTCAACTCTTAAAATATAAATGCCTATGAAAGTAGTAAAAAGAGACGGTAGTCTAGAAGAACTAGACATAAATAAAATTAAAAGTGCAATTAAAAAAGCATTTAAATCTTGTGACTATACTGTAGAGGACAAAACTATTAACGATATTGTTTCTGCAATTAGTCTTTGGGATGAAATCTCAGTTGAGGATATTCAAGATCAGATCGAAGAATTACTTATGGACTGGGATTTTCCTACAGTAGCTAAGGAATATATTCTTTATAGAGAGAAGCATAAAAATATTAGAGAATGGACTAAGAAGAAAGAAAATTTTATCTCTAAATATAAGCAATCTGATAATACAGCTAATGCCACTGTAGATGATAACTCTAATGTATCTAATAAGAATATTGGTGTATTAAACGCTGAAATACATAAGGAAGATAATATTCTTATTAATAGAAGAATGATTACTGATAAACTTAAGGAACTATATCCGGATTTTGATTCAAAACAATATATAAGGGATCTTGAAGATCATATTATATATAAGCATGATGAATCTTCATTCGCTGGTGCTATAGCTCCTTATTGTTGCAGTATTACTATGTACCCGTTCTTAACTGACGGTATTAAAGGAATTGGTGGATTAAGTGCATGTCCTAAAAATTTAGACAGTTTTTGCGGAATGTATATTAATCTTATTTTTGCAACATCAGCGATGTTTGCCGGAGCAGTAGCTACTTCCGAGTTCCTATTGTATTTTGATTATTTCGCTCGTAAAGAATGGGGAGATAATTATTATCTTAGAAATGAAGAAGTAATCTCATCTTCTAGCTGTAAAAGAGTTAAAACTATTAAAAGTCAAATTCATCAGTATTTTCAGCAAGTAATTTATAGTATTAATCAGCCTGCGGCGGCTAGGGGACTTCAAAGTGCGTCAAACTAAAAGGATGAATCTTTAGGTTGTTTATTTTGGATTCTTTAGATATAATTATGTCTAATAGAAGAAAATTTAATAAGGATAGGGAATGGCTTATCCAAGAATATGTAATTAAGGATCGTCCAAGAAAGGAAGTTGCAGCCGAATGTGGTTTAACAGAAGCTGGTTTAAAGAGTGTCTTAACGTCATTAGATGTAAAGAAAGAGAAGTTTACTATAAAAGAAGATGTTTTAAATGATTTAGTTAATAACCAAAAATTAAGAGCTGAGGAAATAGCAGAAAAATTAGGATGTTATATTACTACAGTATATAGGTACTTACGTAAATATAATCTTACTATCCAGGCTAAACCAAAAGAGTATAGCTCCTATGATAGTACTAATGATGAGAAAATATGTGCTTTATATATGGATGGAATGTCTTCTACTGAAATTGCTAAAGTATTTAATACTACTCATAATACTGTACTAGCTCATCTTAGACACTGTGAAATTCCAATAAGAACTTTATCCCAATGCAAATGGAATTATAATGGTAAGATTTTTCCTGAGGATCTTAAAAATTATGATACTGTATATGATCTATATATAGTACAGGGTCTGTCTAAAAGGGATCTTGGAATAAAATACAATTGTGATCCAGATGTTATAGATAGAGTGCTAAAAGAATTTAATATTCCAATTAGAAATAATTCAGAAGCCCATATAGGACTTATGACTGGTGAAAATCATCCTAATTGGAAAGGAGAAATAACTGGTTTACATGTAAGACTTCGTGAGGCGTTTTATGTACAACAAGTACCAGTGACACTAAGACGTGATGGATATAAATGTCAACTATGTGGAAGTAAACATTAGTTACAAGTACATCATATAAAACATTTCTCTGAGATACTTAGAGAGATTTTAGATGAGCATCCCGATTTAGATCCAATTAAAGATCAAAACGAATTATATAAAATAGCTCTTAAAGATAGTAGATTTAATAATCTAGATAATTTAATTACTTATTGTAAAGAATGCCATCTATTTAAGGTACATGGCTATAAACATAGGAAGGAATAACAGGCGCACTTTAAAATCCTTTGAATTGCTGGGATACTGAGATGTAAATCAGCAGCAAAACTATATAATATATAGAATGTTCAACGACTATCCCTAAAGGGAGTACACTTAAGTAAGTGGAAGTGGAGGACAAGATGATATAGTCTAATCTTACATAAAAATGAAATGTAAGCAGTTTATAACGTATATAGAGTAACGAACTATATAGAATAGTAAATAATGTTGTTAATTTTTCCTATTTTGATAAGCCATTCTTTGATGGGATGTTTGGTAATTTTTACTTCCCAGATGGTACTCAACCTAAGTGGGACTCACTGTGCTGGTTACAAAAAGACTTTATGATGTGGTTTAACGAAGAAAGACTTAGATGTATCTTAACATTTCCTGTAGAATCGGTAACTTTACTTTATAAAGATGGTAAATTTCAGGATGAAGACATGTATGAATTTGTGTGTGAAGAGTATGCACGCGGTCATTCCTTCTTTACTTACATATCTGATACGGTAGATAGCTTAAGTTCGTGCTGCAGGTTGAGGTCCAAGATACAAACTAAGGAGTTTAACTTTACTAACGGTAATATTGGTATTCAAACAGGCAGTAAGAGTGTAATTACTCTTAATCTTAACAGAATCATACAAAATTGGTTTAGAACATTACCTAATTATACAGAGTATTTAAGTAATGAAGGAAGAGTAAATTCATTTTCTATTGATCTATTTGTTAAATACTCACCTACTCTAAAGTCGTACTTAGTTAGTATATTGGATAAAGTGTATAAATATCAGACAGCTTATAATAGTTTGCTTGAAGATATGTATAATGCTGATCTATTACCTGTATATAAAGCTGGATTTATTAATCTGAATAGACAATATTTAACTATAGGTATTAATGGTTTAAATGAAGCAGCTGAATTTTTAGCTGTACAGTGTACTGATAATAAGTATTATAAGACTATATGTAGATTTATTTTTAGTACTATTAAGGAACAAAATAGCCAACATAAGACACAAAAACTATCATTCAATACAGAATGTGTCCCTAGTGAATCTCTAGCTATTAAAAACTATAACTGGGATAAGCAAGATAATTATTGGGTTCCCAAAGAAAGAAATCTATATGCTTCTTACATATTTATCCCAAGTAGTGATCTCTCAATATTGGAAAAAATAAGGCTTCATGGATCAGAATATATAGGTGATTATTTAGACGGAGGCAGCGCCGCCCATCTTAATCTCGATACACACTTAAATACAGAACAATATAGAAAGATCCTTAAATATGCCGCCGAAAACGGATGTTCTTACCTCACTTTTAATGTCCCTAATTCTGAATGCCAAGATTGCGGATTTATTACAAAAGTACCTATTAAGAAATGTCCTAAGTGCGGAAGTGAAAATATTGATTTATATGATAGAGTAATTGGCTATCTTACTAAGATTAAAGGCTGGTCTAAAGGAAGACAAATAGAACAAAAAACTAGAGTCTATTCTCATAAAATAAAGGATGAAGATTAAAATAACTATAGGAAGTGGGTGCCTTTTGGTACCCATTTTTTTATGTATTATACTAATATTACTTAAAGTGTTTGGTGTAATTAGTTGTAGTTGGATATGGGTATTCTGTCCAATTATTATTCCATTTGCACTATTTGTTCTATCAGTAATACTATTAATTTTTATAATAATATTATTTAAATAAATTATGCTAAAATATGCAGATACACAAATAACATTTGCTGAGGTGCCTGATGAGATATCATTATGTATTAATATATCTAATTGTCCGTGTCACTGCAAAGGTTGCCACTCTTCTTATTTAGCACAGGATATTGGCGACCCATTGAATAAGACATCCCTAAGTGAACTCCTAGAAAGTAACAAGGGAATATCTTGTGTGTCTTTCATGGGAGGTGATAGCAATCCTATGCAGATAATAGCTTTGGCAAGTTGGGTGAAAACTCATACTAACTTAAAGGTTGCATGGTATAGTGGTAGACAGGAGCTGAATGATTCAGTAGCAAAGCAATTAAGGTGGTTTGACTATATTAAACTTGGACCATATATTGAAGAATTTGGTCCTCTTAATAGTAAAACTACTAATCAAAGATTTTATAAAGTAATAGATGGAAATTTAGAGGATATTACTTATAAATTTTGGAAAGAATGAGCAATGACAAAGTTAATCATCCATCTTATTATACCCGGCTTAAAGAGAAGTGTGGTATTGAAGTAATTGATATTACTAGACATCTTGACTTTGATACTGGAAACGCTATCAAATATCTTCTAAGAGCCGGATATAAATCTGAGGAAGGATATTCTGATAAGGATAAAATGATTGAAGATCTGAAGAAAGCTGTTTGGTATATTAATGATAAGATAAATATGTTATTAAATGAAAAAGAGAGTACATCCTTTAATGTGAATCCATGATAAAGAATGTAAAATATGTTCCTGTAAATGATTCTCGGAGATGAACAATTAGAAGCTCTTAATACTATAGAATCCTTTATACTCAATAGTGGTGATACGGCTATTAATCTTATGGGTAGTGGAGGAACTGGAAAGACAACAGTAACTAAAGAACTGATTACTTGGCTTGAGGATAAAGGAATTGATTATTGTTTATGTGCTCCAACTCATAAGGCTAAAGCTGTACTTGAATATTTTAGTGGAAGAGAAGCACTAACTTTACATAAACTTTTAGCGCTTTCTCCTAAACTTAATATTATTGAACTTGATTTTAGAACACTGTTATTTAGATCTGGAGAGTGTTCTAAAAATATGCCTTATAAAGGATTAGTAATTGTTGATGAAGCATCTATGATTAGTGATGATTTATTTGATTTACTAATTAGAAGATGTAAAGAAAATAAGTGTAAGATACTTTTTATACTAGATCCTTGCCAGCTTAAACCGGTAAAGTCAGATAATAAATCTAAAGTCTGTTTTTTAAATAATTCAGTACAGCTTACTAAGATATATAGACAGTCTTCAAAAAATTCAATTTTAGACACTTTACAGACTCTTAGAGAAACTTTCATCCCAAGATTTAAAGAGTGTAAAGGTGAAGATGGAAGTCTCCTCTGCACGTCTAATTTTAATGAATTTTTTAATTGGTGTAAATCTGGAATAAAAACTGCAATAGATAACAAAAATATTTTTGAATCTAAAGTACTTGCTTTTACAAATGCACGAGTAAATAATTATAACAATTATTTAAAGAAATTAATTTTTGGAGAAGAGAAAGAGTACTATAATTCAGAGATTATTACAGCTTATGAGAATCTAGAATTTGAAGGATATGAATTTTGGAACTCTATGGACTACTTAATAATAGATGAACCAGCTAAAATTGATACTCATATTCCTAGGTTTATGAAACTTCCTGTATACAGACTAAATCTTTATGATACTGGAAATAAATCTAAATGCAGTATAAATATTCTTAGTTCTGAAATTGACGATAATACTTATGCTGATTTAGCTAAATTTATTGATAGTACTAGAATAAATGCAATTGAAGCTAATAGTTCTAGGAATAGAGGTAAATTATGGGGACTTTATTATGAACTAATTAATAGTTTTACTACTCCTAGAGATTTATTCTGGGAAGGAAGATTAATTAGGAAGAAATCCTTTGATAGAGGCTATTCTATTACAGTTCATAAAGCACAAGGTTCTACTCTTAATAATGTATATATAGATATGAGAGATATTTTTAAATGTAAAGATATGGAATTGCTACGTCAATTACAATATGTGGCTCTTTCCAGAACTAAACATAATGTATATTTATTTCAATGATTGATGTCTATATAGTACATAATAGTTTAGATCTTAAAGATAAGTTTACTAATGAAGATATAAATTCAGAGTTCTTTATTCATTTTATAGATGAAGGAACACTTAAAGGAAAGAAGAAAGCCTATAAACTTAAATCATTATGGGGAGCTAGACTTACTCCTTTTGCTTGTGTCTATGAAGGAGATAAGATGATTAAAGGGTTTTGGTCAGAAACAGATAATAATATAATTCAATCTTTAATTAATTATTTAAATGGAAGTAAAAATAAAGAAACTAACTCCTAGTGCTATTATTCCTACTTATGCACATTCTACTGATGCTGGTATGGATTTATATGTAACTAATGTAGAATATGATAATAATCTTGATTGTTATGTATATCATACTGGACTAGCTGTAGAAATTCCTGAAGGATATGTAGGGTTACTCTTCCCTAGAAGTAGTAATAGAAAGACTGATTGCTATCTTACTAATAGTGTAGGAGTAATTGATAGTGGCTACAGAGGAGAGATTCTCTTTTGTTACAAGGATAGAAGAGATATTCTTGAAGTATGTTCTTCTAATGCTCCCTACAAAGTAGGAGACAGAGCTGCACAGCTTATCATTATGCCTTATCCTCATGTTGATTTTAAAGAGGTAGAAGAACTTGAAGATTCAGACCGAGGAGAAGGAGGATTTGGTTCAACTAATAAATAAAAATTAAATGATTGAGCTTACTTATAAAGGTACTAACTGGTGGGGATATTCAGTTTATGAAACTCCTAAAGGAAATAAAGTAGTATATGATGGAAATAATTTCTGTACATTAAGTGATCCATCAGATATTGATAGCGATCCTGATCGCATAATTGATAAGAAATATATAAAAATAATTAATTAATGTATCTTTATATACTAGACTATAATACTGGTGGAATCTTTAGGCATAAATGTGCTGAATCGGATGAACCAGAAGAAATTATAAAAAGTTTAGGATTTAATTTAGATGAGATATGTTATATGTGTTCAGATTCTTGGGAAGAAATACAAGACATTTAAATGATTAAATATTTATTAAGTAAATCATCTACAGGAAAGTTTAGATGGTGGGTATGTGAATCAGATGAAGAGTGGCATGAGCCAGAACATGGATATATAATTCAACGTAGCTATGGACAAGTAGGAGGAAAGACAACTCTTTCCCCTACGATTATTGTAGATAGAACTAAGCAAAAGAGGTCCTGGAAAGAACAACTTGAACTTCAATTTAATAGTGAAGTAAAAAAGCAGCTTGATAAAGGATACATAGAAGTAAATAAGCATCCAAATGAATATACAGAAGAGGAACTTAATGATTTATTTGGAGAGATTACCACTAATCAGTATGGAGTGATTAAACCTATGTTGGCTAAACAGGAGTCTAAGGTTACTAATAGAAAAATCTTTGATAAAAAGTGGTTAGCCAGCAGAAAAATAAATGGTGTGAGGATGCTCCTTTATTGGAATGGATCAGAAATAAAGACTTCCTCTAGAGGTGGAGATGTCTATGATTATAGCACTACTCATATCACTCAACATCCTCTTTTAATAAGGTTATTTACTAAGAATCCTAAACTTATTCTAGATGGGGAACTTTACAAACATGGCAAGAGTCTACAGCAAATCAGTGGTGCAGCCAGAATGGAAAAGAACGCTTACAGCTGTGATTGGCTTGAATACTATGTCTACGATTTGATAAAAATAGACAAACTAGATATGAAAGCTAAGGATAGAATACATGCATTACAACTTTTGGGACATTCACTTAATTTAGGATTTGATCCATATAAAAGCTGGAAAGAAGGAGAGCTGCAACTCCAGCTAGTTCCTCAAGTTGAAGTGTCTGGGTGGGATAATATGAAAAAACTCCATGACCAGTATGTATCTGAAGGATTTGAGGGGTTAGTAATTAGAGACCCTAATAAACCTTATAAGCCTAATGGAAGGACTAATGATATGATTAAAATTAAGAATTATATTGATAACACATTCTTAGTAGTTGGGTATCAATTAGGTCTTAGAGGCTCTGAGGATATGTGTTTTATCTGCCAAATGGAGGATGGTAGAACCTTTAAAGCTATGCCATTAGGAGATAGGGCTGTAAAAGAAGAATACATTCAGAATTTTGATGAGAAGTATAAAGGGCATTTAGGAGATTGCAAATATTTTGAATTATCTGATGAAGGGAAACCTTGCCAACCCAAATTTTTAGCATTTAGATTTGATCTAGAATAATTTTAATTCAATTATTTTTTAATTCTGATGGACTATAAAATTCCTAAATCATTTGATGTCGGAGGTGTTACCATTAATGTAGAAATCCTCGAGACTATACAGAATGGTGATGCTTATGGAGAATTTAATGATTGTACTAATACTATTAATCTAGCAAGAATAGTTACGATTGATGGGAAAGATTATATTGTATGTGAAGAAAGTATGTTCTTTACATTCTTACATGAAATGTTCCATGCTTTCAGTTACTACTGGAATACTACTTGCCCAGAAGATATTGCACAAGTATTTGCGGGATACACACTTCAAGTTTTAAAGACAGCTAAATATGCAGAATAATACTTTTAATATTGCAGATTATATATGGGATTCTGATAATACAGAATCTCTAAAAGATCTAATTATAGAATATCCTGATTCTGTTAGACAAATAAATGAAGAACATAGTAATAAAGAAATCAATAACTAATTATGATACAGATTCCTTTGGACTATATTTAAAGGATGTTGCTAAAACTCATCCTTTAAGTTTAAGTGAAGAACAAGAATTAGCAAGACGAATACATAAAGGAGATAAGGAAGCTTTTGATAAATTAGTAACCTCTAATCTTAGATTTGTAATTACAGTAGCTAAACAATATCAAGGTCAGGGAGTTCCATTAAGTGATCTCATTCAAGAAGGATCTATTGGAATTACAAAGGCAGCTATGAAATATGATGAGACTAGAGGATTTAAATTTATTAGTTATGCAGTTTGGTGGATAAGACAAGCTATCTTACTCTGTATTTATAATCAATCTAGAACTGTTAGATATTCTAATAGTCAGATAGTTAGAGCTGCAAGGATTAATAAAGCAAGAGCTTATCTTAAAGAGATGCTAGGAAGAGATCCTACTAATGAAGAGGTGGCTAATGAAGTTAAATTAACTGTGGAACAAGTAGAAGATGTAGACTTCTATAAAAGTACTTGTAGTTCTTTAGACACTCCACTTTCTGATAAAGCTGACTCTGACGTAGTAGGAGATTTAATTCCAGGAGATATTAGAACAGATAAGTTAGTTGAAGATAATGCTAAAAGAGATGAGTTATATTTTTTAATATCTAAATTAGATACTAGAAAAGCAGATGTACTTAGAATGTTCTTTGGATTAGGTTGTGCTCAACTTAGTTTTATAGAAATCGGGAAAAGATTTGGTATTACTGGAGAACGAGCAAGACAACTTAAAGAGAGTGCTCTAGAAACTCTTAAAAGAAGATATTCAAGTAAATTAAAAGAACTTTTATAAATGACTGTTGAAAATTTTCATAATAATAGGAAACCATTTTATATTGATTTAGAGACATTACTTGTAAAATTCCCTGATGCTAGACATTCTAATATGTCTCATGCTCAGTGGTTTGCTGATTTTAATATTCCTTGGGTTCATATGGTCCGCGGATATTATATGGAAAATGTAGAAGAACCTTATATAATGCTCTATTGGGGAGATTTTGAAATACCTAATATCGTAGCATCAATATTTCCTTATTTGTTTGAACACTTTCCAAAAATTAAATGGATTGGTCTTGGATGTAATAAAGGAAAAGAAGGAGAGATTTGGCCTCCTAAACTTAAAGTAATTAAAGGTGATATACTTAGTAAGTAAAGATAAAGAACTATTTGATAATGATGACTATAAGATAATCACAGTAGAGGAGAGTATTAAGTTACTCTCCTCTTTGTATATTGTAGGATTAGATACTGAAACTACTGGGCTTAGTTGTCATAAAGATACATTATTATCCTTACAATTAGGATGTAGTGAGTTTCAAGTAATCATAGATTGTCTTACAATAGATATTACTCTTTATAAGGATTATCTAGAATCTAAAAATAGGGTATTTGTCGGGCATAATTTAAAATTCGATATTGTTTGGCTTTATAAGTATCATATTGTACCTTATAACACTTATGATACCTATTTAGGTGAGCAGATATTATGGAATGGATATCCTTTAAGAATTACTCCAGAAACTTATCTTAAAATTAAATGTGATAGATATGAATATGATGAAAAGAAAAAAAATTATATTCTATCTATGTCATTAAAAACTATATCTAAACTTTATTTAGGTATAGATAGAGATAAAACTATTAGAGGTCAAATTATTTGGAAAGGAATAAAGAACTTAGCTGTCATTCATTATTGTGCAGAAGATGTACAGTATATGGAACAACTAATGAATAAGCAGTTAGAGATACTTAAATCTAGACATCAACTTAATGCCGTCAAACTTATTAATAAGTTTAACTTAGTTGTAGCTTATATGGAGTATTGTGGTATTAAGATAGATATAGAGAAGTGGAAACTAAAGATGAAACGAGATGAAGAAGAACTAAACAAAATTAAGAGAGAGATGGATAAATGGCTTATTGCAAATGATCCAAATTCTCCTTATATCTTTGTTGATAAGCAAGGAGATTTATTTAGTGGCTTTAATCTCGATCCACAAGTGTCTATTAATTGGAATAGTATTAAACAAGTAATTCCTCTATTTAAGAAGTTTGGAGTAAATGTATCTATTGTAAAAGATGGTGAAACTAAAGAAAGTATCAATGCCGATTCCTTAAAGAAAGAAAAAAGTAAATGCAGTTTAGTTCCGCTCTATATTAAATATAAGGAACAAGTAAAACTTGTAGGAACTTATGGAAATAATGTTTTAAAGCAAATTGATCCAGAAACTGGAAGGTTATATACTAAGTATAGTACTAAAGGCACAGATACTCTTAGAATCTCTTCTGGAGGAAAGGACGGTAAGACAAAATACATCAATATGCTTAATATGCCTTCTGATTCATTAACTAGATCGTGCTTCATTGCAGAAAAAGGTAATAAGTTCATCAGTATAGATTATTCAGGGCAAGAGAGCTTTCTCACAGCTTCAATTGCTAATGATAAAGCTATGCTAAATGAACTGAACTATGGTGAAAAAGACCTTCATACTCTAACAGCTAAAAAAATTTATGATTATATTCCTAAAGACATGTCAGCTGATGAAGTGAAAGAAAAGTTTCACCAAGAACGAAAAGACTCCAAGGGATATGAGTTCACAATGCTCTATGGAGGTAATTGGAGCACACTAGTTAATAGATATAATATAAGTAAGACTAGAGCTAAAGAAGTAGAAACTAGTTTTATGTCTGGTTTTCCTGGATTAAAAGCCTATCAAGACTGGAGAAGAAAGGATTGGAAAGTTAAAGGATATATTGACTTAAATCCTAAGATTGGATTTAGAGCATATATTTATGACTATAATTATTTAAAAGAACTTGATAAAAAGATGAATACAATCGAATATCAAGTTTATTATAATTCTATTAAACATAATAAAGAATCTCAAACAGTAAGGGATAACAAGGAATTTTATAAAAGAATATCTGATACCGATAGACAAAGTATTAATTATGTAATTCAGCATACAGGTGCGTTATGTCAAATGACTGCATCTATTATGTTCTTTAATGAATTAAGGAAAAGGGATTGGCTCTTTAAAGTATTACTTACTGTAATGCCGTACGACGAAGAAAATTGGGAGGCACCTGAACCTATAGCTGAAGAAGTAGCTGATTTATTGCATAAATGTATGGTAAAGGCTGGTTCAATCTTTTGTACTAAATGTAAACTTGACGCAGATATATCTCGTAATGAAGATGGAACATTACCAGATCATTGGGTACATTAATGTTAATTAACATTTATTAAAGGTAGCTATATTATATAGCTACCTTTTTTAGTATAATATTATAACTATGAATCAATTAATAGACCAAGACGGAAATAAGAAACCTTTAAAGATTAGAGTATCTGTATGCATATCTATGATGAAAGATCTTGACTTAGAAATAGATGACTATGATATAGTCTCTACAGGCCCAGATGAAGATGGGGAATATGTAACTGATATTGATCTAACTGATTATGATTTTACAGATGCTCTAAGTACTCAGGAACTAATTCCAGATAAGTTTGAATCTAATGGTTGGGAAGTTTATGATTTAAAGGTAGTTGATTATAATTTAAAGAAAGATGAGAAGAAAATATAATGAAACACTAGTATTTACATGTCTTATAGTATTTATAATATCTTTCTTTGCATTATTATTAATATTTAATCCTTTAGGTGCATTTATTATTAGTCTATTAACTAATTTATTTTTATTTATATACTTCAACGAAGAATAAAGCATGTATAGAATAAAGAAAGTTATGGGATTTTATTATATTCAGAGTAATAGAATATTAAAGATCATCCCTTGGATATGGCATGCTTATGAATGGTATACCACATTTGATGACGCTTTAAACTCTATTATTAGATTAGATAGTAGATATAAATCTAGATCTTACTATAGTACAACTTATTGGAAATTTGACAAATGAAGAAGTTTGAAAGGAAAGCAATAACTGACAATATCAAGAAATATACTTATTGCGGAAATGATGATGATACTATTACTATTACAGAATGGGAAAACGGAGAAGGATGGGATATTGATTTCAATTATGTAAGTGGATATGAAAGACATTTCTCTATTTCCTATAATGAACTCGATGCAATACAATATCTTATTAAACGTTTAGACTATAAGGATTAATGAAGAAGTTTAATGTTATTGTAAGTAACTTTAATACAGGTGAATTTGAAGCCTATGATGTTATTCCTTATTTAATGGATAAGTACAAAGAGGCTAAGGATAAACCTGAATCATTTGATGAACTTAAAAAGTTTGTTAAAGCGACAGCTATGTACCAGTGGTGGTCTAGATGTGAGTATGAAATAATCTTAGATCATTGGCCTCCATTTAAGGATCATAAGCACCAAAAGAAAATTGATGTCTATGATCAAGTTATAATGAATATTGATATAATAACCGAAATAATACAGGATGCAGTTAAGAAGTTACAGTAAGAAATGGTATAGTAATTTATTTGTTATATCTATTGAGAATCCATTTAAGACCTGGTGGAAAGCTAGAAAGTATTTTAAATTTCCTAATATTAGAATTAGATTTTCTACTAGTAAAACTTTTCATCCTTACGCTTCTAGCTATCGGAGAGGTAAAATACTAGATATACTTATTCATGATTTATACTGGAAGGATAAGTTTAATAGCCCGAGACATGAAAGAAATCCTCTTATTTATATTTGTCTATTTAATAGATTCTCCTTATGGATAATATTTTATAAAAAGTGGATTGATGAATTTGGTGATGAGCAAAATTACTCTATGGAATATTGGGAATATTTATTAGACTATCTTTACTATACTAAGTCTTTAAAGGTGGATAGTTATTGGCAATTAGATTCCCATATTCTTTACTATACTAAGTCTTTAAAGATGGATAGTTATTGGCAATTAGATTCTTTTGAAAATGCAAAGGATAGTAGTAAAGATAAAAGAGTACCTATGAAGTTGTATATTCCAACTCATTTATTCTCTTTGAACAAGAAAGGATTAAAAGAATTTAAAAAATTATATGATAAATCTAATCCGTGAAAAAATATACAAAGTTGAGTATGAGAAATATACTTCTACTAATTATATGTATATAATAGCTAATAATATTGAAGAGGCTATTAAGATATGTAAAGATCATATAGACTATACACATGGAGCATGCGATATAAAGAGTGCAAATTATGTACTCTCGGCTCAAAAGGTTTCTATATAAAGAAATTAAAGTACAAAATATGGATGATATTATTAGTTTTACTTTAGACAAAACTGAATCTGATTTAGCTAGAGAGTTTATAAAATAGCATATGAATTGCTGTGAGGAAATACTTAATAAAGAGATATTCTCCTCTACTGGAGGAGGATTCTCTTATATTATCACTCCTACTGGTTTAGGACCAATTATTAGTATTAGATGTAATAGTTGTGGAAAAATAGAAGATATAACTAATTCTAAAGATTGGTAAATACTGAATTATATTATGTGTTTGATCAACCAGAGACTAAGACCATTTATAACTAAGAAAGATTTGAAAGTATTTAAAATCCTAATCAAGGATGAAAATGGCAATTATGAAACTCCTTATCAACATTGCAAAGTTGAACTTAATAGTTTGATACAGGCTAATAAAAATAGTAGAGATTACAGTAGATATAACTGGGGAAATCCCGATGGGAGATAATTGCAGCATCCGTGGGAGCTGCTAATGGTGGATGGAATAATAAAATGTTTGTGCGCCTAAGCTTTGTGTCTCACCAAATCCGCATAACCGATGTACGTGTAGAAAATATCCAAGAAATTTCGGACAAGGATTGCATCAAAGAGAGCGTTAGAAAAGTCGTAAATGAAAACGGGATATACGTTCAGTATTATGTTGGCAAAGGAGACAATGCCTGCTCTTTTGAAAATCCTCGCGAAGCCTTTGCCCACCTCATTGATAAGGTGAGCGGGAAAGCAACCCGTATGTGTTCGTTTATGATTTTGAACTTGTAAAATGATAGGATTATGAAATCGAAGCACGTATTAAACGTTGGGCATTGGTTGAAGATTTATTGCCTAAGAAGGAGGACTAAACTATGACAGTACAGGAATTGATAGACAAACTTATGGAAATAGCAGATAAGTCAAAGGAAGTCGTTATTGATAATCCCTATTTTGATAAAGAGTATTTTGAAATAGATGAAATTGAAAATTTTGAAGATGATGTAACTATTTGAGTTAAATGACATCCTCCCCACACTGAACGGTGGGGGTCTTCTTGGACAAAAATGATAAAACATGGAATGGAAAATAGGAGAAATAAGGCAGGTAGACGATGAGTGGTATCAATGTATTAGGGATATTACTTGTATTAATTGTGGATTTAATAATAAAGGATGTTTGGCAGATAACAGGGGATTGTTCTGGCAGATTGGATGGTGCATCAGTTGTCTTCAAGAAACTTGAAAAAGTTGGAGAACCTTATGAATACTTCATTCAAGGCTTGGGAATAATAATACTACAAGAGTATATCCTTGCAAATCCAAGTTATACATGTAATGATAACAAACATGTATTTGTCTTGGATTGCCAAAATGGAAGAGTAGCAATAGAAATCAAACAAACCAAAGAAGATATGGAAGAAAAGAAAGATAATTATGACGGAAATATGGATAAAGAATGCATTCAGATTTGTGATATGCTAAATTCGATTTCAGATGTACGCACAACAGAAAGTTGTTGCGGCCATTGCAAGGATAGATTTATGATTTTCTTCACTTGTGATAACCCTCATTCACTTGCAATTATTGCACGAGTTTTTGATAGGCGTTATATTGGTACTTCACAGCCGTGACATATTGAATTGCAAACAAAAGATAGTGGTGCTTACGATTATTTTATTCATTCTGAAACAAAATATAGCAGTGAGGAGGTAATGATGAAAGATGTAAATAAGATTATCGAGAATATCAAATATTGATGTGATGACAAGTTTGCTTCCCACTTTAAAGGTTGTGATGATAAACCTACATTAACCCCATTCGATATTAACTCGGCTAAACAAGGCAAGCCCGTCTGCACTCGTGATGGAAGAAAAGCGAGGATTATTTGCTTTGATGTTAAAGGAATGCACCAACCTATTATAGCTCTTATAACACAAGATAACGGAGTTGAGTATATTGAAACATATTACGCTAATGGACGTTTTAATGATGATATTAATTGCCAGAGTGATTATGACCTTATAATGCTCCCCGAAAAGAAAGAGGGATGGGTGAATGTGTATAGTAACTGTTTGGGTGGCCCTTATGAAAGTAAAGAGTGCACGTTGAAACAAAAAATGAAAGATTGTATTGACACAGTTAAGATTTCTTGGAGGGAATAATATAGCATGGGCAGCAAGTGTTTAAAGATATTTAGCATATAGAAGACTGAAAAGAATAAAAAAGGTATTGATATAGTCATGATTACATTTTTTGCTGTTATTATTGCTATCTATGTTTTTTGGGTTTGTAGTTAACTACTTTGATCAACATGCTTGGTGTTCCAAGTGCCGTTGCTTTAGTAGAATCATTAAACCAGATAATGATGAAATGCACGAATATTGTATATGTAAAAAATGCAGTAAGATATTAGTTAATAGAACGTCTACTTCACTTAATAGTGAATAATACAAAAGATATTATTAAGAATACTGAGATAAAATATTTTAGAGAAGTATAAAATTAAAAGTATTAAAATAAATGAAACTAATTAAACCATCTGTGTGTATTAAAGAACAAGAGAAAGGATTAGAAGGAGTATTAAAACAAATTGAATGGGCCGGAAGGCATTGTTATAAAAGTGAGGATAAGATAACAGAAGATTCAGCTAAAGGATTTGTAGATAGAATGATTAATTCAGGACATTGGGCTATGCTAGAGCATGGTACTGTCTATTTAGCCATTCCGATGACTACTTATGCTCCTGACGCAGTTAATATATATCAGAACAATTCTTATTCAAAAGTAAATGAGTGTAATGAGTTTATATTTACTGATAAATACGGAGATAAGGTTGCAGCATGGTGCGTAACAACTAATTTAAGAGTTTTAGTAGAAAATGATTGCTTAGAAGATTTAGAATTTCTTTGTGAACCTACAGAGTTCCATGAGAAGAGAATTACTGTACACTTTGTATGTGATAGAGGTGTGTCCCATAAGAAATTTGTGGCTTAACATAGTAATGTGTTAAGAAAACCCAGTGAATTGCTGGAAGGCTAAAATTTAGTATTTTACTATTTGGGTAATTGAAAAATTTGGAAAATTAACAGTTATAGAAAACTCTAGGACAAGAATTAAGAATAGTTATTATTATAGAGTTAGATGTGAGTGTGGGAAAGAGTACTATGTTCAATGCTCTTCTCTTAAGAATGGTAGAACTACTATGTGTAAAGAGTGCTCTAATAAAAACAGGAGGCTAAATATTCCAATAGGATATAAATTTGGCACATGGGAAGTTATATCTGGACCTGAGTATATAAATAATCAACTTAGGTATAGAGTTAGATGCCAATGTGGAAATGAAAGGTGGATGCCTGCGTCACAAATTATGGATTCTACTAAATATCAAAGTTGCAGAAGATGTACTAGTGGGAAAATAGTATCTAACTTTAGAGAAAGCTTTATAAATAGGTTAAGAGGAAATGTAATTCTGAGAAATAAGGAATTTGCAGAAGATGTAACTCCTGAATATTTGTATAACCTACTTGAATCTCAAGATTTCAAGTGTGCCTTAACTGGGGATAATCTTCTTCCTGAAGATGGCTCTTTAGACCATGTAAGGAAGGATTTACCTTTATCTTTAGATAGGATAGATTCTTCTAAAGGTTACATTAGAAGAAACCTTCAATGGGTGACAAAAAGAGTTAATTGGATGAAAGGAGATATGTCAACAGAGGAACTATTTGAAATGTGTAATAAAATACTAAATCATGCTAATCCGCAGCCAAGCCAACCTTTAACAAAGTTGGAAGGTTCAGAGACTAATAATTGAAACTATGGAGTATAATGACGCAAAACAATTAGATAATCTCTATAAGCAACTTCAAATAAGAGATAATTTTAATAAATTCTTACATGAGAAGAATAAAATTGACTTTTATAGAAGGCAATCTTATTATAAAAATTATACTTTGGTAGAATATAATATTGACATGAGTGCTGGGCATCCTGTAAGGGATGATGATATAGTCCGATACTCCTTTGAAAAGAGGAGAGTTAAGGATAAAGAGCCTTAATATAACAGATGGAATTTGTAAGGCATAGAGTATTCAGCTTTGCACAGGAGAGTACTCGTTATTGTAACTACTCTAAAGACAAGTTTGGCAATGAAATTACTTTCATTAAACCTTGTTTTCTTGATGATACTCTATATGGACCTTATCATACTGTTATAAGAGATAAATCTCCTGAAAGTATCTTCATTGCTAATTTAAATAATGCAGAAAGAGACTACTTGGACTTGATTGAACTTGGATGGAAACCTCAGCAAGCAAGAGAAGTACTACCTAGTGCCTTAAAGACAGAATTAGTAATGACTGGTTTTGTTGATGATTGGTGGGGTCAGTATTTAGTTATTAATAAAAAGACAGGACTCATAGATAAAGTAATACCTGGTAGACTCTATAGTGAAGCCGATAAGGTTAATATAGATGAGTACAGAATAGTAGAAAAAGGTTTCTTCCCTCTCAGATGTAGTAAGAGTGCTCATCCTGATGCTCAATACTTAGCTAATCAGTTAAGAGAAGAATTTATTAAAAGAGGAATAATTATGGGAGAAATTGAATTTGAGAAACAGACTAATATCTACTTACAATGATTTATTTCATAAGCGGTCATAGAAACTTATCTTATAAGGACTTTGAATTATATTATAAACCAGTAATTGATAATGTTGTAATCAATGACAAAGAAGCAGAGTTTGTAGTTGGGGACTATGATGGAGTAGATAAGTTTGCAATGGACTATATATATGAAGAGTACTGTGTTCCATTAACTATTTATTATATGTTTGACACTCCAAGAAATACTCCAAGAGTATTAAGTGGAGATCCAAACTCTGTGGGTGTTTATTTTCGAGGAGGTTTTACATCTGATGAAGAACGAGATTCTGCTATGACTAAGATATCAGATTTTGACATAGCTTTCGTGAAGAATAATAGATGGGATAGTGGAACTGCTCAGAATATTGAAAGAAGACATAATTTATGTTAACAGCAAAAGAAGCTAATCAGAGAACTATTGAAGCAATTAAAGATAACAAGATACTACAAGATAAGCTAAAAGAAAGATATTATCTAGAAACTCTAGATAAAATAGAAATGTATATTGAGAAACAAATTAAGAAAGGATACTCTTTTGTAGATCTGAAAACAGGATGGATGCAACCTAATGTAGAAAGAGTAATTAAAGAATTACAGAGTAATGGCTATAAAGTCACTTTATATCCATCAAGTGTTACGTCTGAATACATATTAACTGAGTGGTGATGAGCAATCAAGAACTAGAGTTATCTATATCCCGTCTATGTAGGTCTGTTGACTTGTTTCTAGATGGATTAAAGTATAAATTCCAATCATTAGGAGTCTATAATATTAATTTTAAAGAGATTTATGGATTTGAGAATATGAATAAGACTATAATGGAAATCATTAAAAGTATATATAATGAGCGAGGTAGAACTGCATAAAGGTATTATAAAGAAAGTAGATACAAAAGGCCTTAATGTAAAGGACTGGATAAAGCAATATGTAAATAAGTATGCTGAGGAAAATCCTGATAGCTATACAGCTAAACATATAAATGATTCAGATTTTAGTTATGAGTATGAATTTCTAGATATAACTTGGGGCCAGAATTACTTTATATTTAAAGATAATCTATTTAGAGCATATGATAATGAGTATGACAGTGATGACTTTATAGATATTAAAAAGAACGCTGATGGTACTTATTCTTATACTACTCAGTTCTATAATGGAGGAACCTACTTAGCTGAACAGTTAAAAGAGGGATTAAAATCTTTAGAATAAATGAACTTTGTACCTTTTACTTTAGAAGAATATCGTAAGGGAAAGAAAGTCTATACTAGATATGGAAGAAATGTAAAAATACTTACTACTAATAACACATCTACTAGTAAACCTATTATTGCTTTAGTAGAGCCTAATGATGTAGTATCATATTATATTAATGGTAAGTATAGTAGTGAACCTTATAATTCTCTAGATTTAGTAATAGATACAGATTCTCCTGAAAGAGAAGTAGTTACTTGTGCTTGTACTTCTCCAGAACATATAATACTACTTACTGGTTATCCAGAGTATCATACAGTATACTGCAACATTCATTTAAATAAATTACCTTTCTTTAAGAGAGTGATTCATGCAATTAAGTATATCTTTGGATATAGATGTAGATATGGAGATTTTGAAGAATTTCTAATTACTGAAAATAATAAAGATAAAATAATAAACTTTATTAATAAGTACATATGAAATATAAATTATGTTATGCTTCTGACGGAATGTGGAATAATGAGGATAAATTTATTAAGTATTTAAAGTCTCTAAAGTGTGTGGGTAGTAACAATAATAGTTTATATATTAATGTGGACACTATAGAAGAACTTAGAAAACTTATTAAAAGTATACCTGAAGAGCTATATTTAGAAGAAGGTTATCCGTATAGGCCTTATTCTGTAGTTATTGACTTTAGAGCTAATAGTATAACTATTTATGATTATTATATAGAATGAAAATTGATAAAAACGATATTAAGCGATTATTTGAAGATAATGAAGATCTACAAAGAATGTGGCATAAACTTCATACTCCTTTAGTAAGGAGTAGAAGAAAAGTAGGAAGAAATGAGGTATGTCCATTCTGTAATTCAGGAAAGAAGTTTAAGGATTGTAAATGTTATGAACTCTATAAAGATATGGAGTACGTAAATGAGAAATAAAGTATTCTTTAAGCTATCTAAAAGATCATAATATTAATATTGTATTTAAAATAAATTAAAATGACTAAAGAAGAAATATTAAATGCATTAGAAACTTTATCTAAAAATCAAGGATTCTATAGTGGGTTATATCTTAAATTAAAGAATGATGATAGGTCTTTAGATGAATTAGCTAAACTTCATTTTAGGGATATTATAGATCTTGTACTATACTTTGAGTCATAACAATAGTATATGGAAACTACCAATAAAAAATCAGTAATAGAAAAACTATCTGTGTTTTCTCCATATTATAATAAAGATAGTGAAAATTATATAGAAGTAACTGAGTGGACTAATAGAGAAGGATATGACATTAATATAAATGGAGAGAAGAGTATTTCTTTGCACATAGATGAACTAGAAGCTATTAACTTTTTATGCAAATATCTGGAATATGAAACTAAGTTATAATTTGTGTTTCTCAGTAGGAGATACTTCTAGTGATGGTCATTGCATACATCAAGATTACCATATAGTCTGTAACTACCCTGCTAGAAAAATTTATGAAGTTTATAGACAATTAGTCTCAGAATTACACTGGGATTTTACTAATGAATGTTCATATGATGGTAGAGAAGTAAGTAAAAAAGGAACTAAAATCTTACTAGAACATAGAATTATTGACAAAAATGAGCTAGAGACATATAATAATACTCTTCATTATATTGTAGAAGATGAAAATGATTATGTAAGAATATTTTTTGAACTTATAAAAATTAAACTTCCAGATTTAAAGTGGGATTATAGAGATACGAAAGAAGAATATTTAGATATCTTAGATGGTACTGGTTATGGATTATTTTATTCATTATAAATATAGACAATGAAATATTGGATTTGTAAAGACAGAACAGGAACTTATTTGTATTGTGGAGAAATCGTTCCTGAACAAGACAAAAATGGAATATTTGAAAGTGTAGAAGATAACTATGATTGGGTAGAAGAAGATGCCCTTAATATTTTAGGTATTAAGTATCCTAAAGATTTAAAGATTGGAGACTGTATTAATCTTAATATTAAAATTAAAACACGATGGAGAAAAGACTAATACTTGGAGATGTACATGGGCACTTCGGAACTATAAAATATATTTATGAGGAAGAACTTCCTGATAAAGTAATAATTCTTGGAGATTATGTAGATTCTTTTACTGTTACTCCAGAGGATTGTGTAGAATGTCTACATAATGTATTATCTCTTAAAGAAAGACATGAGTCCTTTAAAGGTAAAGATAGTTTTATAATGTTAATTGGGAATCATAAAATATAGATTAATTATATTAATTTTAACAAATATAGGAGCATATGTATAATTTTAATAGAAACTTTTTTAAAGAAATAACTACAGAATAGCAAGCATATATACTAGGATTTTTCTATGCTGATGGATATAATTCTGAAACTTAGGTTGAGTTTGACTAGTTAGAAGAACAATCCGATATTTTATATAAAATAAAAGATATTATTGGAGAGAGCTCAATAACTAAGTTTAAATAGCTTAATGGAAAGATTACGTGCAGATTATTGTATAGTAGTAGAGAGATGTGTAGTGATTTATCTAAATTAGGAGCAGTAAGAAATAAATCCTTAGCTATATAGTTTCCACCGAGTATACCCAAAAATCTATTACCTCATTTTATTAGAGGGTATTTTGATGGTGATGGGTGCATTTGGAATGGTAAAAGGAAAATAATGAAAGTTAAGGACAATTCTAGAAAAGATGGATATAGAGAAAGAGTAATACATAATGTTAAAATAACATTTACTGGAAACACTACATTTATAAATTAGTTATAGGATTATTTAGTTATGACTTTAGATATAAAGAAAACAAAACTAAATTCTTCTAAAGCTAAGGAAACTAAACATATTTGCACTATGGAATATTCTGGAAGGAAGCAAATAAAAAGTTTTTCGATTTTATGTATAAAGATGCTACTATATATTGTTTGAAGAAATATAATATATTCTAGGATATATTTTGTGCTATAGATAAGTAATTATCTATAGAAACCACATTAACTGATGAAAAAGCTGAGATGCTAATTATCAACTAAGCTCTAATTATAGAGAAAGCTCATCGACTATTCCGAAAGGAAGTAAGATTAAGTAATCTGAAATGTGTGGCTCCTACTAGTAGGATGTGATATAGTCAGTTCTTGTATTAATTATGAAGTACAAGTCATTGTTTACAATGAGTATTAAAGTAACGATTTAATATTAACATAAAGGAATTTCATTATATAGTTCCAGGTGAGAGGTACTCTGGATATAAATATAAAACACAAGAATTAATCTATGAGCCTTTAAAAGAAGCAGTCTTATCTCATAAAATTCAACCTATTTATATTGATAGTATAAATAAGACTGTATATAGTCATGCTGGGATAAGTAAAGTATGGATGAAAAATAACAATATTACTAATTTAGAAGATATTAATAAGATTGATTCTATTGAAGATTTGAATAAGTTTAAATTTGTAGGTCTGTCTATGTATGGAAACTCTTCAGAAAGCGGACCTTTATGGATAAGACCTTCAGCTTTACTTGGGAATAAAATAGATGGATGGAATCAAGTGGTAGGTCATACTCACCTTAAACATCCTGTTAAAGAAAATGGAGTAATATTCTTAGATACCCTTCCTAATTGGTATATGGTTGAATATTTAGATGATAATAATAAAGTGGTCGAAAGTAAATTTGTAGAATCTAAAATTGCTCTATGAGTAAGTATTTAAAGTACATTCAGTCTGATATTAATGATGGATTCTCCTATCTTAAAGCTGGAATTAATAATATTATTAGTTCTGTATTAATAGGAGAATACATAAAGATTAAAGTTCCGGAGGGAATTACTACTGTTGAAGAGATTCTAGTATTATTTGAAATTTGTAATCCTGATATTACTGGAGCTAAAATAAATGATTATGCACAAATTTATTTTAAGGACAAAGCAATTGAATTAAAATTTGATGAAGTATTTCATACATGTGAATTTAACTTATTAGAAGATGATCAATTACAGAATAACGGTTTATGATAAGCATTATAAAAATGATCCATTAAGATTTATGTATAGTAATCTACTTGAATATAACACTGAAACTATTTATAGTAAAGAAGAACTAAGTAGATTATTTGATAATGGTATTATGTTAATTCCAACAGACGGATTTGTTACAATAGATCAAATAGATAGTAAGGATCTAGTTCATAAATTATTTATTAAATTTCCAGATATTACTTATGATCAAACAAACGAATTAGGTAGAATTTTAATAAAGAAATAATTAATAATATCCTATATGATCTATAAATAAAAAGGCCTCGCAGGTAGTATTAAGTTACTATCTGTGAGGCCTTTATTTTTTTTTACTTTTCGTCTAAGTCAGGATGAGCTTGTTTATAAGCTCTATAAGTATCAGAAAATGATCTGGAAAATGCAGTGTTCTACTATACAAAATCCATAAATGGTTTATCTCCAAATACTACTCTAGAAGCACTAGTAATAGTTTTTACTGGTACTTGATAAATAGGAGGATTCATATTATTACCAAAGAACTCTATCATAGTAAGAGGACCTTGATAATAGTCAAATGCTCTCTCTGTAGCTTTATAGGTAAGTTCAGTTAAAGCATTAACTAATGCAGGATTATCTTTCATATGTTTCTTTTGTTCTGTGTAATATGTTTGATAAACTCCTTTGACTAAAGCCCAATAAAGAAGAGTCATAATCATATCACTAAGTAGTTTTTTAAGTGCGTCAGATTCAGCTTTATTGGCTCGGAGATATTCAATAGTTTTCTTAACTCCACCATTTTTAAGTACATCTCCTACAGTAGCTAATGCCCATATTACTCCAGTAATCTAACAAGGAACAGATTTATAAACTGGTAATCCAGTATCTTCAGTAGTAATCTAACCACTATCTGTAAAGAATAATTTATTACCATTCTCATCTGTTTCCTAAACTAACATTCTTTGTGATGTGCTATAAGTACCAGGTTTGGCAAAATAGTTATTGTAAATAGAGTTCATCCAAGTAGAGTACTAAGTAAATATAGAGAATACAGCTACATGATCTAACATTCCTCTAAGGGCAGTATCATAAGAACCATAAATATTACTAGCAAGATCTTTTATAGATTCAACTTCAGCATTAGTATAGGCGTCAGGAAGACCATCTGTATAGTCTAACTGCTTATCAGGATGTTCTTGGTTCCATTCTCTAATCTTACTCATATAGAGTGCCTTCTACTTTTTATAAAGGGGATTGTTAGTATCACCGGTAGCGTAGGCAGAGAACCTTTTATCTTTCTTCCAATTATATACTAACTCATCATTTTCATTTAAAGAGTAGGCATCTATAGTTCCATCCTTTATACATCTAGCTACAAAGAGTACCATTCTATTTAAAAAGTCAGGTGCTCTCATAGTAGAGTACATTTTATTTTCAAAGTTTACTAAACCTGAACGCCCAGTAATTGCACGTTGTTCAATTCTTGCAAGATCGACATTAGATATTCTGTACTTAATATTCAACTTACCAAGAAGTAGAGGTCTCATTGCTGTAGATCCTCCATGTGTCACTACAAAAGCATAAGCCTTACTAATACTTTCAGCATTAAGGTCAGTTTTATATTTAGTAACAGATCTTACTATTCCTTCAGCTGCACCTTGAATACTATCACGTACAGCACCAGTAACATTACCAGCTAAGTTAAGTGCAGAGGTAACTCTTTTTAAAGGATGAATTGCGGCCATAATCCAGTTAGACCATTTATTATCACTAAGTTCTTGTCTAAATACATTTATACGTAAGAACTTATTAAGATATTCAAGTTCTTTATCAATATACTTAGAGTTACTTCCTTCATCTTTCATAAGTTCAAGTTGTAATATCATAGACTTAGCTCCTACAAGATACTCTTGCATTTTCTTAGTGGTAATATATTTATTAAGATAATGTATTAATAGTACTTCTACATTAGTCTCAAAATAGTCGTTTCCATTCTCACTAATATAATTATTTCTATTTCTTCTATTCTCTCCATCAAATCCAATTTCTCCAATTGAGAATGGATTTTTCAAAGTAAGTCTCTGGAATCCACCCGCATAAAGATCAGATTCTTGACTAGACATATTCTCATAAATTGCTTGTACAGCCTTTTTAGGGTTTCTAACAAAATCTTTCCAGGATTCCCAGAAATGTCTAAGTCCATAAAGAGTTTGAGTTCTGGTAGCCTTAGTTGCTCTCATAAGAGGTACTTGTAAATACCATTCTCTATTCTAGTCCACCCAGTCTTTAAGTTCGAGACTATTCTCTTTATATTTAAATTTTCCACCAGTTCTTATATATGCAAATGTATAAAGTGCTTTCTTTAAAAACTCTCTTTCTTCAGGAGTTAAATCATTATCTGTATCATATGGATTCTTAAAGAATAGAGTATTAGTCCCATCAATATCTTTTTCATAAAGATTATTATATACTCTTAACTATGTACCTACTGCACTATTTTCAAGGTTTCCATATCCTTTATCATTATAGAACTTTTTTATGTACTACCATACATTCTTATCCATAAAGTCAGTAAAATCTTGAGATATAGAGTCAATAGTTTGTAGATAAGTAGTAACTAAATACCTTATATTCTTAGATGTACTATAAGCTGAAGATCCCATATATTCTGTAAATTTCCCATAATCTGGACTATACTATAAAAATCTTCCACTATAATATTCATAGGCTCTATTTACAAGTAAGTACAATTTCTTCATTACAGGATTACTTCTTTCAATAGAGGATAAATCTCCTTTATTAAAGTATTCATTCTGCATACTCTATAATATATTAAATAATGCAACCTACTTATCCTCATTAGTAATTGCAGACTATAGTTCAGAAAATCCAAGTTCATTATAAACTTCAGAAGTAGATTCATCCATCCCAGATACTACTCTATTATATTCAGATATTATAGTTTGTATCGGATCTACAAAATCATTAGCTTGAAAATTACTCTTAAGATTAATATCAGGATTAAGCTAACCTACTACACCGATAACTTCCTTATAGGAATTATTATAAAGCTGTCTTATATTATATTCTCTACTTTTACCTCCATTTCTATTAGTTATAATTTTAATCTATCCTAATTTAAAACTAGGATCTCTATATTTAGAAATAAGTTCATTAATAACTGTCATTACTCTAGTGGCTTCTACATTACCATAATCAGCTTTTAACTGATCTCCGGCTTGTGTATCATATTTATAAAATCCAAGTAATGTAGTTTTAAGTTTATTTCCAGTATCAACATGAGAATCAAGATCGTAAGGAGTTAAAGACACAAAATCTACTTGACCGTCTCTATTCTTAAACATTATAACATTATAATCAATTGCATAATCAAGTAATTCCCACTCATAAATCTTATTTTCCTTAGTGTCAGTAGTATATTCCATATAAGGAGCTAGTACGGTTCTTAAATAGTCTGCACTATATTCAAGTCCTTTATTCTTTCTAAAATTACAGAATCCTTTTTCATACCATTCTCTAATAGCTCTATTAAGCACATAAGTAATATCTCCTCTATGGTCTATTAGTTCATTTATATGTTTTTCTACTAACTCTCTAATTCCGGGATTCTTATACTTATGTTGAGGGTACTCTTTATATGGAATTTTATACTACTTACCATTAATATAGACTTCATAGCTACACTTAGGATCTTTAGATTCCCGAATGACTAAAGGATTATCTTCTTCACCAGACTAAGGTGCAGATCTAATCCAATCAATCGCAGACTTACTAACTCCATCATCTTTAATATTAAGTCCTGGAAATATAGCTTTATTAATCTTATTAATTCTATTTCCAATTTCTCCTCTATTTATATTAACTACTTTATTATGTACTGGAAATATTTTCTATACATTCTCATCTTGAGAACTTAATATATAGTTACCATTTCTATCATAGTTTAGATTTTGTGGATCAAGTACTGTAACTTTATCTATTTTATTAAAGTCTGTATTCCCATTACTATCTTTAGAATAATCCACTTTTATAGGTACTATATTTAAAGATATTTTACTTACATCAAATCCTTTAGAAGCTAATGTCTATTTAAGAAATACCATAGTATATCTATACTACATAATCTTTTCTATTGGCCACTAGTTTACTGGCTCATGTGTAGTAACAAAATTAAATAATGCCAATTGTCCATTATTATCTACAAAGGCATAGTCAATATGTGCTACTACTTCTTTGTCTACACCTGGAATTTTAGCAAGTAGATTTATATTAGTAATTAGTTTTCTTCCATAAGTTTGTGCTATTCTTTTCTTAACAATTTGATCAAAGACACTTTTCTATATCTTATCAGTAAATTTTTTAAAGTCTACATCTTTCTCCTTAGCAACATCATCTAAGTAGTCTTTAAGTTCATCTTTACTTTTAAATGCAGAAGAAGCTAAAACCTTTAAACAATAGGCATCATTAACTATTTCTTTTTGACCTTTTTGCATCTCTCTTATAGTCTAGTCCGCCTATTCTTCAGATATTCCTTTATCTATTAACTAATTACGAAAGCTAGAAAAGTATTCTTCTGGATTATAAGGACGTACTAGCCTACGACCTCTTACTGAAGCATTCTCACTATTAAGAAATTCCTATAATGAAATATGTTTATCATCACTATAAGAAGGACTACCAGTTACAATTAAATCGTTAGTAATTTTATTTCTCGATAGATGTGCTTTTACATTAGATTTTAAGTCAGCAAGTTTATTTAATACATTCTAAAGTACTGGGGAAATTCCAGTGTCTGCACTAAATACTATATCGGAAACAGTAACATTCTTGTCTAGACTTTCCTTCATATAGTTAAGAGCATCCTCATAAGAACGAGATTTCTTATCTTTTGAATTATTGAAAGTATATTTACATTTTTTCATTCACATTCCTCCTTTACTTCATTACTTTTTATAGCCTATCTAAGTGCATTAACTGCTTTACGTCTAACTATTTCATCATCTTGTGTTCTATTTAAGAACTGCTCCATAGCTTGATTAATAAGAGGAAAGAATTGTCCCATATTAGAGATTTGAGTATTTCCGACTGCACTAATATTACTTGGAGTATTATCTGGAACTTCAATTTTAGCTAAATTATTAAATAAGTTTTTTATATCTCCATCTGGTAATTCATCAGTAATATACAGAGAAAGATACTTAACAAATAATTCTTCCACTTTATCATTGTAAGGAAGAGACTAATAGACCCCTTTTTTACCCATTTTCTCTAATTCTTCCTAAATACTCCTATTACTAATAAAACTATTAAGAAAATTTTCATATTCAGCTGTTCCTCTAAGATATGGAACAAGTAAGTGCATACATTCATGTATTGCATCAGATACATTAGCTTTATTTAAATTAATATAAATAGTACCATTATAAATAAAAGCATTAGCTGTACTACTTCCTTCTATTTCATTTCCATTCTAGTCATATGCTGTATCTGAATATAATTCAAACTAAGTATTAAACTATTTAGAAAGAGACTAAGTGATAATATTTAACATAGTTATATTACTCAATTCATTATTCTTTTTAATCTATTTACTACTTGACTAATTGAGATTAATAGAAGTTTTGGTTGCAGTTACAGAATCATTTACAGAATGAATATAATAAACATTATCTATACTATTTTTTGTATCATCATTAAGGTTATTAAGTAATTTATCAATATCTATTCCTCTTTTATATCCATACATAAATAGAGAAGCCTTAAATGTAGAATTACATACTTCTTTTATTTTCCCACTGTTTTCTTTAAATGTCCCTTCTACAAATGTATTAAAGTCTTTATATGTCTCAATTTCTAAATCTCTACCAATAGAAGTCGATACATAATCCTTAAAGTTTTCTATAGAGTTAGGAACTATAATGAGATTATTCATATAATAATCTAATTTAGCTCTTTTGGACTGTTTGCCAAGTATTATCCTAATTAAAGAGTCAGGAAATAGATACTCACTATTAATGCTATTATCAATAGCTTCTTGGGCCTCTTTAAGATTGTCATAAGCCCTCATTCTAGTATTAATTCCATGAAAGAATCTAGAAGGAATATACTTTGTATTTCCTTTCTCATCAGTAATAGTTGCTATTACTTCGCCTCTATAGGTAATATTAAATGCAGCTTTAGTTGTTAGTATTTGCTTAATCGAAGTTCCATAAATATCACCAATTGAGGGATACTCTCTAGTTATCTAGAGAAATATCCCATTGGTTTTAGTTATTTTAATTTTATCTGTTATATATTTAAATATATAATCTAACATAGTTTGATAATCACTGTCAACTAATTTACCTTTATTATCTAGTTTTCCCTTTATTTCAGCTAACCTACCATTAAGTTCGGTAGTTCCAATTTTATCTAAAAATATCCTACTAATAGTACTTTTCTTTATTAATTTCTTTTCATCAGAATAATTAATACTTCTAATAATTGCATTAGCATATACATCATTAAAGTTGGTCTTTAAAGGACGATTTAAGATATTCCTTATATCAGTAGTAATCTATACAATATCTTCAGCACTAAATTCTACTCCTTGTAAGTAAGCTAATATTTTATTTTTACCACTCTTAATATCTTTATTATTTGGATTATCTTCAAGGAAGTCTATAACTTGTAAGTACTTAGCTAAATTTACCATATCTTGATGATTTCTAACTACATAAATATAGTGATCCCCTTCTTTTATTTTAGTACTAGTAGTTGATTGTAAAGAAACATCAGGTAAAAAGGTATTACTACCCTATACATATAGTACCTACACATTCTACTTCCCACTATATGTGATACCGTTCTATTCAAATAATTCTTTAGAAGTAGCATTTGCAATATTACTAACAGGCTTACTTAATCTATTTACTCCTTGTGAAGATTTATTTTCATTTATTAATAATTGTACTATATTTCGTAAATCATTAGGATTAGTAATTTTATTAATTAGTTCATCAACACTGTAAATAGCTCCATCTAAATTATCTATATTATATTTAAAAGTGTATTTATCAGTTGATGCTGTAAGTGTTATTTTACATTCCATATTTATTTACAATTCTAAGTTAATGATATTAATCCTTTTTTCATCATATCTCTTAAACTAAGGATTAAAGTATTCTTAGTTTCTGCACTATCTAAATTTCCTAAACATTCTTGTAAAGTCTAAGTTGTACGTACATTATAAATATTAAGTACATTATATTTTTTAAGATTACTAATTCTAATAGATCTTTCTACGTCACTTTCTCCAGATATTTCAGGAAATATTTTTAGTTCATCTCCATTGTAGTAATATCCAGCTCTAATAGAATCACTTCCAGAGAAGTAAACTATTGGGTAACTAGAACTAACAGTAGAATTAGTAACTGGAGCTGCACTAATAAGTACATCAAGAGGACTAAATTGTAATTGATCAATATTAAATGTAGGATAGTCTATTTCTCCTAAGTATTGATCATATTGAGAAGTTATACTATTATCATCAGCATATTCTCTGATTATTTTTGTTAGTCTTTCATCACCATTCTTTCCTTGGTTTACTATTAAACTATACAACCTAAACCAATCGGCAATATCTTTATTTCCAACTTTCATAGAGGCAAGCTGTGCAAATCCCTTCTTATATTTATTATATAATATACTTTGAGACCCTACTTTATCAGACTAAGACATATTCATATCCAGCTTATAGAAAGGAATTCCATTAGGATCAACAGTAAGCATAAGTCCATTAACAAAAGCATTTTGAATTAAACTATCATTACTTATTTCAGTCTCTCCATTAAAGTATTTTCCAGCTTTTAGTTTAGGAATAAAAACAGTCTCAAAATAATGTTTAAATCTCATTTGTCCAAGTACTGTACTAAGATCTATCTCATTCTCTGTAAACTCTTCAAAATTACCTGCGCTATTAATTATTTGGGCTTTATACTATGGATTAGTAGGAAATCTATAAGAGCTACTAGCTAAGAAATTATAAACAAGAGGTTTATCAATTTCAGACTCTATTCTATTTAAATAAGTATCTTTAAATATTTTACCTCTACAATATACTGAATTAGTAACATTATCATAGAGTTTAGTTTTAGCACTAAGACTAGTAACAAAGTCAGCAATGAATAGTCCATCAAACATAGCTTTTATATGAGGTAACTATTCTATCATTTCAAAGATATTAATAGTAATTTTATTAGCTTCTTTTACATATCTAGCAAGATCTCTGTAACTATATGATTTTCCACTCTTTGTCTATACTTGTGCATTTCTTAACCATAACTTAGGATCAAACTTAGATCCATCATCTTGTAGAGTACTATCAATTGCTTCATTTATATTATCTATTTCGGTTTGATCAGTAATACCATAAGAATTTTTAAGCGTCTCACTAATACTCTAATTGAGTTTAGAATACTTAAAGGCGTCTCTAAGGTAGTTAAGTTTCTTATCAATTGAAGGTTTATCAGTAGGTATTCCTTGATTAATACTTAAATTATTACTTGCATTAGTAAATTCATTAGCTCCTATAAGTATGGAGCTAAACTCCTGTAAGTCTTCTAAATTATTATTATCTTTTAGAAGTGTATGAAGCTGGCTTGCAATAAAGTTTTTATAGCTATCTGACATCTTCCAATAAGCAGGAAATTGTACATTTTTATAGTCATCCCCCTATAAGGTTTTAATATTCTTTAATGCAAAATTCACTACTCCTTGCACTCCTGCGTTTCCGCAATAGATATTACTATTAGTAATACTATCAATAAAAGATACAATAGGAGAGGTCATAAAGCCAACGATATCTGAATAGTCAAATCCTAGATTAATAAGATATACATAACACTTAGCTAATTTATCTCCTGCATTAATTTTACTAAGAATAAGTAATTTAGCATTATCAGTAGCTGCACTAATAAACTAACTAGAAGCATTATCAGTAGTAATTTCAGGATCAAGAACTTTAACATTACCTACATTATTTGGAATATTAGCCCCCGGAGTTAAATTAAGATCAGCTACTTTAGGATTTCCGGACGCTGAAAATTTGGTGGTTTCACAAAATAATCGTA